TTTACCCATCAAAAATTGTGAGTGGTCTCGAAAACTAAACCAATTACTTTCATAAACTTTAAACCTATCAGTTGGTTTATCATCGGTAAATCTTTTGGAGTTCTTATAGTTACATCCACTAAAACACTTAATACCAAAATGATTGTTGGTTTTCTTGGTTAGGTCAGATTGACCACTCCTTGATTCCAATATACCCTGAGCCAGAGTAACAGATGCGGGAATACCAAACTTCTTGTGTTCGTAAATCGCAACTTTTTTGAACCTATCAATGTATTGTTCAGTTGGTGTTAACTTCTTTTCAACAACTTTTTTAGGTTTTAGATATGGAATAAATAAAAGGAGGGGAATAAAAAAAATAATTCTTTTCATATCGTGATAATTTGATTAACCACAAATATAAAAAGAATTATTTAATTTGGAAATTATTTCAGGAACTTTAACTTGTAAAGGGTGGAACTGATTAGTGTACAAACATTATCAATTTCATTCTGTAACCAACTATCTTTACAACAATCTCTTAATTCTGTTACCTTATCACAAAGTTTCTCAAAATAACCGATTGTATTTTCATTACCTTTGTACTCGTTGAAGGGGAAGTTCTTATAACCTTTTACAATACCATATTTTCCCTGGTATGCCTCAACTATTGTATCAACCAAAACATCAATTCCTTCGTAATATTTTTGTAATGCTTTGTGTTCTGCATATGATGTCGATTGTAGATGATATGTGTGAGCTTGTGTTTGTGAGTGCATTAATATTGAAATCATTTCAACAAAATCTTTATCACTATTCTTTTCTTCTTGTTCAACCATTAAACCTCTTTTCTTGGCCTCTTCCATTACAGTTTTTTTAATTTTATTTTCCATATTTTTTTATTTATAAATATATCAATAAAATAAAAAAAGGAGATATCTCTATCTCCTTTAGGACCGATTAAGGACTCCACCACCTTATTTTTCTAAACAAGGAAACTACTTGTGGCTACAACTATCAGTTTCTACTTTGTGACAAGTTTTCTCAGTTTTTTGACAACAAGTTTTCTTAGCAGGACAACAAGCAACCATAAAAGTCAAACATAGTCCGAATAACAATAATCTCATTTTTGATTTGGTTTAAACATTTTATTTTGTGACGAGAGCTTCAATCTTTGATTTAACAATCTCACTCATTCCATAAGTATCAAGTTTTGTTGTTACAATCGAATCAACAAGTTTAGTATAAGGAATGTGAATCATAAAGTCAACTCCGTTGAAGAATGTCAAATTAGTTTTTAGTTCTAATGCACCATTAATCATTTTCAAGAATAACTTGAATTGTATTCCATCAACAAAGTTCTCGTTCAATAATACACCAAACTTTTCGTTTTCAATTCTTACATTATAGTTTATTGTATTCATAATTGTGCTTTTAATTTTTCATAATCAAACTTACTAACAAAATCCATCGCATCATCCAACTCATCCCATCTTTTCTTTATCCACAATGAGTTCCAATATGCGTCATCCTTTGTTCGGTGAGCTAAGATATACCAAGATAAACCTGAACGAATGATTTCAATGTTGAAGTGGTTTTTTCTGCAACACCAACTCAATCCTCTATTACATCTATCTCCGTATTTTTGTGTGAATGTCGTTTTGTTAAATACCTTTTTTACCATTTTGATTTTGATTGAAGTTCCCTCTCAATATCTCTATCACGGATAGTATTTCTTTTATCAAATGTCTTTTTTCCTTGTGCTAACACAATTTCGACTTTGACAAATCCTCTATCATTGATATAGATTTTGGTTGGGACTATTGTTAAACCATTAATTAACTTTGACTTTAACCTTTTGAGTTCTACTTTCTTTAACAAGAGTTTTCGTTCCCTTTTGCTATCATCATTACCCAAAGATATAAAAATGTTTTTAACCCACAAATCATTATCCTTAAAAAAACAATAAGTGTCGGTTAAATTAACATTTCCCTGACGAATACCTTTAACTTCCATTCCTGTTAATATAATGCCGGCCTCGTAAGTTTCAAGGAAGTTATATTCAAATCTGGTTTTCTTGTTTTCAATCTTCATCTTCATCATCATATTCTACTTCCCAATTGGCTTCGTAGTATTTGTTTTGAATATACTTTTCCAATAGTTCAGCGGTTTCCAAATATTGATTTCTTAACTTGTGGAACTCTTCATCCTCTATTTCTTCAAAATCTGAGAAATGTTTGAAACAATAATGAAATCCTTCATCTCTCATTTTGGCGTGGAGATATGTCCAATTTTCAGCTTCGTGTGCTTTCATAATTTTATTGATTTACTAGTTCGTAATTTTCTGTATTCAACAATTTCAATACCTTTTTTTCACTGGTTGTATTCATAGCAGGTTTTGTTGCCATATCATAGATATTTTTGCAGAATATGATTTGGAACTTTAATGTGTTCTTAACATAATATCTTGTAACATTGATATACTCACCATTTGGATTAACAAAGATACCATTGTTTTTCCCTTTTAAGATTTGCCCCAATGTTTGATTGATTGTGTTGTTCATTTCTCCTTGTTTTTTTTGTTGAAACAAAGATAAGAAAAGAAATTGGAATAAAAAAATTATTTCAATGAAGAAAATATATGAGAAATTACATCCACAGTCCAACCATTACCAATCATCTTATACCTTTCAGTATTATTAACCACCGAGGTATATCCTTCAGGTATTGTTTGCAATCTCTCAAACTCATCAGCAGTCAATAATCTACATAAACTTTTATCCTCATTGAACAAATACTGATTGGTATGACAATTTTTGGTCGTCAAACAATTTGATTTGTCATTACATACCCAATTCACACCCTTATCAATTCTAGGTTTGTTTCCCCATTTATTATAAAAACATTTTGGTATTTCCCTGAACTTTGAATCACCCAACACATCATTCAATTTGATATTTCTATTTTCTGGTTGAGTTACATTAGGAATATTTGTCCAATATAATCTTTCTCTGTTTTGAGCTGATACCAAATTACTATTGATTGAAATAGGTTCAACTCCCATCTCTTTTGTTATGATGTCTTCCCATTCCTTTTTCATCTTAACATTTTCTAATAGAAAATATTTGGGTTTAACTTCATTCAATATTCTAACATATTCCCAAAACAATCCACTCTTTCCATCAAATCCTGTTCTATTACCAGCTGATGAAAAACTTTGACAGGGACTACCCCCAAACAAGAGTTGGATTGATGGTAAGTCACTACCTTTGATTTTGGTAATGTCACCAAGTTGAATTGTATTGGGGTAGTTGTGTTGGGTTACTTTAATTGCGTACTGGTCAATCTCCGAAGCATAATAGTTGTCATATTTTATTCCAACCTGATTTAATGCAATTTGACCACAAGATAATCCATCGAAAAGGCTCAGTATATTCATAATGGAAAATATAAGAAATAAACTTCATAAAAACAAAAAACCCCACCTTTTTTTGAGATGGGGATTTTTTCTTAAACTTAAAAAGTCATAGTACCTAAAAAATTTTTATCGTTATCATACAAATTAACACTTTGTAGATTACCTGCACTCCATGCTCCTTTTACCCCTCCCCATTTCCAAACACCATTATAATATGGAACATTTTTTTTAGATACCCAATTTGCTAAATATTGTAACTCAACCACAGGTCCGTTGTATTTGTCATCATTAGGCATTATAGTTGTTTCCATAACAACTTCATTCTTATCAGAAAAAAACCTAATGTTCCCATTTCTAGTATCATATTTCCAAGTTCCTTGGGGGCAATATCTATCCCAAGGGTCCGTTGGTTCTGGACATTCATTTTGTTTATTCATTGCCCATTTTTTAAAATCTTCTAAAGTTTTTCCACTTATTGATTGTTCGTTAATTACTCTTTTAATCAATCTAACTAAATCACTTTCAGTTAATCTTACTATCTTTTTCATATTTTTTTATTTGTTTTTCTATTTCAGAATATATCAGTTTAATCATTTTAAAATAAAATTCATCTGTTTTATTTTGGTCTGTCATATTGTTAATTATGTTATATAATATATTTGCATAATAATCTTTTTCAATAAATTCATACGTTATATCATCAATGGCTGAATCAATCCGCCAATATTTTTTTTCTTTCATTACAGAATGTACTTTTTTTGCCCACCACTTGAAGTCACCTTCTTTAACTATTTTATCTAAAATTAAGTCCAAAACTTTGTCTTCCAAATCTAATGTTTCACCTAATTGTAATGCCGTTTCAAATTGTTCATTGTCAATTAATATCTTGAATTTTTCAAGATATTCTTCGTTTTCATCTTGTTCTTTAATTATCCTTTTAACCAAATTAGTTAAATCACTTTCTGTTAATCTTACTATCTTTTTCATCGTTTTTTTTTCAATTTTATTTTATAAAAATAAATATCTCATATAAATAAAAAAACCCCAACAAATTTCTACATTTATCGGGGTTAAGATATATCGACCAACATAAGAAAGGGAAGTTGGGTTGTGAATATAAATATATTGATTTTTCAAAAAGTATCAAAAAATTTTATTAATTATAAAAAAAAGTTGTTTTTCAACATTATCAGGCAAGTTTTTTTTATTAAACCACCCACATTCATCGTGTTCGTGACCATCCATAGCATCATCCAAATCAATCTCGACCTTTCTTGAAATCTCATACATAAACAAATAATACTTCATTCTACCCCCACCAGTCAATGTTGCCAAATATTTCAAATCACCCAATATCACCAATCCTGTCTCCTCACTAAACTCTCTAATAGCACCATTTTCAACACTCTCACCTTTCTCCAAATGACCACCAGGTACAGACCATACACCAGGTAAACTACTCTTCTGACTTCGTTTACATAATAAACATTGATTTTTATATTTTAATAAGATACCAGCACAATTTCCCATAACGAATTATTATTATATTTATAAGTATGAAGTTAAGTATAAACGGAAACATTTTCAAGGTAAAAATCCAAACATCTCCCGAAGAAACTCAAGAAGGAATGATGTTCAAAAAATTTGATAAAACATTCAACGGAATGTTATTCGTAATGAAAAACCAAGAACATTGTTTTTGGATGAAAAATTGTATTATACCACTAGATATCATATTCATCGACAATGATGTTATCACCAAAATACATCATAATTGTCAACCAATGATTAATGAATCACATAAGAATTATTGTGGTGAAGGAAACTTTATTCTTGAAGTAAAAGGAGGAACTTGTAAAGGAATGGGAATTAAAAAGGGGGATGTTGTTACATTCCCCCTATAATATTAACCTTTCATTACTTTCTTAATTATATTCTTAAAGTAGTTTTCATTAACATCATCGCCTTTTTCAGCTCTGATTCTTTCTCTTAATATTTCAACGAACTCATCTTTAATCATTCCAATGAACTCAGTTGTTTTGTAAGGTCCGAATCCACCACCTAATGCTGATGCTTGGAAATTAGTGATACACTTATGTCCACCACTATTATTCTTAATTACATCATAAGCTGTTGTATATACTGAATCCAATACTGATTGTTCAAACTCACTAAGTTCAACATATGGTTTTGACATCGTTTTACTTACAATTTTTTGCCATTCTTGTAAACCTCTTTCATAATCAGGATATTTTTTAGACAAGAAGTTTTCAAATTTTCTTGGTATTTCATTATAACCTTCAAGTGCATCACCATAAAAAGATAACAAATCCTTTAATGTAAACCCAACACTCTCACCAGGAACAAATCTCTTACTAGTTTCAGCAACTCTTTTAAGTTTACCCGCAGTTATTTTAATTTCACTTAACTCAGGTTTTCTTCTTTCAATAATACCTCTATTAATTTCACCCAAGTCAATTCCTTTCAATCCTCTTTGTTCTTTGAATGGGTTACAAGATACTTGTAGTAAACCTACAGAACCCCAAGTTATTACTTGGAAATCAGCATCAGGATAAATATAGAAACTAGCATACCTATCATATGAACCTGGTTTAGTCATACTTCCACCACCATCTTTGATAATAATACCATCCTCAAACTTCTGTTTTGCATAAGTTTTCATTTGTTGGAGGTATTTCTCTCTATTCATTTGTAGTTCCTCAACACCTGACCAACCCTCTTCTTTCATAATTTGTCTTATCTTGTTGAAGATACTGATTAGAGATGGTTCACACTCCATTACCAATCTATCCAAGAATCCTTTTTTATTCTTAAATGCCAATAATAGTTTGTTTGTAACCAAACCCATTAACATCTTATTTCTTTCAACTGGTTGTCCCTTATCAATCTTAATAACATAATTGATAACATCATCCATAGTAATTCCCATAGCTCTAAAGTTAGCGGAATCCACAGTTGAAATTAATTTGATGTCAGCTGAAGGAAATATATCTCTTGGTGATAATACACCTGAAATTGTTTCCACATTTGACCTTGCTGACTTGAAACTTGTTGATGTATCTTTTTCTACACCAGATTGTGTATCGTGGTGGTCAGTATGAATAACAAACATTGGTTTTCCATGAGCAAAATCAACTAATACGGGCATAACATCACCACTTGCATCTGGTTTTTTTATAGCCCATTCGTCACCACCATATTGGATAATCTCAGCATCAACAACTTTGATACCATTATTTTCCAAGTATTTTTTCATTCCTAAAGCAGACGTTACACCATCCAGTCAAAGGTCCTGATGAAAGTAGACCTTCGCTTTTTTATAGCGAAGAGCAAGAGAATTGATATCTCTAATTCCACTTTCAATCAGGACCATTTTGGTTTTAATTGTATTCATTTATTTTTTTATTAATAAATATTGTGTTTTATTAATTAGTTCATCATAAGTTATTGAACATTTTTCTTGTTTAGAACAATTTTCACTTTCTGTAATAACTTCTAAGTTTTCTTTAGCACTAATAATTTGTGGTGGTATATTTTTTTTATATCCCTCACTAATACTAAACCTATGGTCTAAGTGATGTTTTCCCCTACCAATAGGTAAATTATTTGGGTTTATAATTTCTTTATAAGTTCTATAGTTTCTTGCTGTTAAAGCTCTTACAATCTTATCATATTGTTTCCACTTTTTTATTTCATCATCACTTAATTTAAGTTGAATTGATTCATAAAAACATTTTTCACATATAAACTTTTTGGTTTTACGAACAAAATTACAATATGTTTTTTCTGATATGTGATTGTTTTCACATTGTACTTTAATTTTACTATGTTTTCCATTTAATACTAAAACATCTAATAGTTGAAAATTATTTTCATTTGTGACTTTTCCCAAGTATGATTCATTGATAATAACTTGGTTCTTTTTGATTTTGACTTCATCTTTGATTGATGGATTTTTACTTCCCTTCCACTTCTCAGAAAACATTTTTTTCATTTTACCAAGTTTTTCTTCATCAAAAAAATCATCCCATTTTCTATTATCACCATATCTCCCATTACCCTCACCAGTCAATTGACAAGGACGACATATTTGTGTCTCAAAGGACATCTTAGGTTTTGTCAAATGACCAGCATTAATTGAGTGTAATTCGTTTGGTGTTTTACAATTTGGGTTATCACAAGTCCAAATAACCTTAAAGGCTGTTGTACCTTTAACATTTGTTAGATTAATATTCTCAAATAAATCATAATGAACAACTATTGATTTACTATAAATGGGTTTCCAAATTGATTTAATCATAAAACTATATTTTATTATAAATATCTTGTTTTATGAAAAAAACCATCCATATCGTTGTGAAAATAATATAATACCAAATAAAAAAAGGAACAAAAGTTCCTTTAATTATTTTTTCATTATATTTTTTTTTAACTTAAAAGTTCATCCAAGAATAAATCGATTGGGTCAATTCCACCAATCGAGATACTCGATGATGGTGGAGGTGGAGCTATGGCGCTTTTAGTTCCAGTATCTGATTCGATTGATTTATCTGATTTTAAAGAATTTTCATACTCAGCAATTTTACTTTCCAAATCAGGTACTTGTTTTGCTAATTCTTCAGGTCCACCAGTAAAATTACCCATACCTAAGTAGTCTAAAACATTAAGATAAAATTTAGTATTTTGCATCAATTTTCTCACAGCTGGTCTTCCCATTGTTTTAAAAACATCGGCACTTGTTTTAGCTTTAGTAAAAACACTTACCCATTCTTTTACAGTATTAACAAATCCTGTCCCCAACTTTGGAAAACTACCCACAGTTTTTTCTAAAACTTCAATTAGTTGTGCTCCCCATTTTGGAGATGTTTCAACCATTTTAGCAACCGGTCCGCCCATTTTGTTTGCCGCCGTAGCTAACTTAGTTGCGTTTTTTGATAAAATCGCACCCTTAACTAATTCAGCACTTCTTCCACCCATTTTGATAATATTCATAATAGGAGTCGCAATCAAATCACCAAAAACTGGTATTGCTCCAATGAATGATAAAAGAGCAAATAATTTATCCCCTTGTCTCCAATAACTAATCCCATTTATAAGATCGATTGGTGAACCTATGATGGGTATCATTCCAGCCCAATCACCAATAGTGTTCCACCATGTTCCTTCGTTTATTGGGAATTTAATATTTGGATTCAACATTTTGAACATTTCTATAACAATCAATTTATCCTCCTTGGAAAGTTTATTCCACTTTTCATTAACTAGTTCTGATTGTTGTTCTATGTAAATTTTTTCCAAATTTTTTCTAATCTCCTTTTCGAGTAAAATTTGCATATAATAGTTTTTACAATAAATATTACCCCAAACAAAAAAAGGAGCTTATTCAGCTCCCTCTTCAAATTCTATTTTCATTTGTTTCTTTTTATCCACAAACGCTTGAACCCTATCAGTTCCAATCTTTGTATAATTTGGACTTAATTCTATTCCAATCCATCGTCTGTCCAATACTTCAGCCGCAACCATTGTTGTTGCACTACCACAGAATGGATCCAACACAATATCATTTTTGTAGGTCAAAATCTTTATTGCTTTTGTTGGTATGTCCATACTAAAGGTCGCTTTCGTTAATGTCTTGGTATCAGCAAAGTAGCTCCATTGACCATAAACCAATTCCATAAACTCTTTTTTATCTTCATCAAGGTATGTCATTTTGGTTTTACCATCTTCTTGGACAACTGGTGTTCCTATCCATTGTGGTTGTCCTTTAGTTTGTTTTTTATGGAACTTCTTATATGCTAATATTACACATTCTTTTGGGTTGTAGATATAAGGGCTAGAACTATTCATCCAAGAACCCCAAGCTGTAGTTTTACTTCTATGTGGTGATTGTTCTTCCAAATCAACCACACCAAAAAACTTAAATCCAACTTTTTTCATCAACATCCAAAACTCAGCAACCATAAAAACTCTTCCACCTCTATCCTGAACATTTATTTCATAAGGAATGTTTAAACTAATTCTTCCATCCTCTTTTAAAACTCTGAAAGCTTGAGTTAACCATTTCTCAGTCCATTCCCAATATTGTTCCATTGATAAACCATCATTGTAATCATCATATGCAATATTAACATTATATGGTGGACTGGTAATAACTTGGTCAATACTATTTTCAGGGAAGGTGGACATAACCTCAACACAATCCCCATTTACAATTTTTCCTATTGGTAACATTTTTTATTTTAATGATATGAAATTATTTGCTAATTATCAAATTAGGGTTAAGACAAGATTCTAAAACTTCCAAACATAATTGTTCAGGTATTTTACTTCTTTCATAACTTCCTTTTCTACCTTGAGTTCCTGTCTTACTTCCTCTTGGTGCGGGTTGGTGATGGCATTCTTTGTTTCCATTTTTACAAAGTGGTCTTGGAATCCAAGTTTTGCTATTTGTCCATATGTCAGTTGGTTTGGCTCTTTCATCACCATATTTACAATACCATATTGTATGTCTAGTAAACTCTTGCATCCAAGGCATCTTTCTTAACATTCCCCTAGGATTCTCAATAAAGAATACCATATTTGGATTTATCATTAACCACTCTTTAATTAGAGATATAAAGTGTTGGTTAACTCCATCACATTTGATTGCGTATTCGCTTTTGGGTTCAGTTCCATTTCTATGATGGGATATTGCTGCGATTGTATATGTTGTACAATCTGGTGATGCCCATATTACATCAGGTATAAATGGTACATCACTTAATGTTAATTTTCCTATATCTTTGGATAAGTTGATACCTTCATATTGTTCCCAATCAACAGAGAATACTTCCATTCCAAGTGATTCTGCGGTTTTTCCAATACTACGACTACCAGCGAATAATTCTAATACTTTCATTCTTCCAATGGTTTAATGATAACTTCACTTTCCGTAACAATAACAACCCTTGCACCACAGGATAATAAAGGTTTTGCTTCACATCCTTCACCACCATATATAACTTTGCTTGGACCTAATATCTCAACTTCATTACAATAGGTGTTCTTCTTACCTTGTTTTACGGTTATAACAGGTAAGTTTGTTCCTTTTGTTTTATTGGAACGGATGTGATGTTGATTGACGTGGATATAGGTTTTCATTTGTGTATTTTATAAAGTGGTTAAGTAACATCCTAATATGATTAGTATACTGAATGGTATTGTTAGTATTGCTATCAGTATTGTGTCCCCATTTGTTATATAAGGTTCATAAAATTGTCCTCCTTCACCTTTGTCAAGCCACTTTTTAATTTTCTCAACCATTATTCAATAATTGTTCTAATTTTTTTTATAAAATTCATTAATAATACCATAAATTTCTGAACTATTGGGTATCAAAACTATTAGGGTTTACAAATATCCAACAATTGTTCTATATATTGAATATTTGTTTTAAATTTAATTTCACATTCAACTTCTTCAACTTCAGTTTTATTTTCATCTTTATAAATTGGTATAATATTAACCTCATCAATTCTACTGTTTAATAAACTTTCCAGTTTTTTTCTTTCTAAATTTTTCATAATGTATTGTTTTTAATTAATATTAACTATTTGTCTTCCCCAATTAAGTTTTTGTTCAGCACAATCTTTCTTGAAACTCTTTAAAACTTTCTCTTTTTATGATTTTATTTTTAATATGTAAAAAAATTTGTACGTCTATCACCACATTTAACGCAAATCTTATATTCAATATCTTGATATGTTGAACTTATAACGGTTTTACCAGCTATTAATTGAATAACTAGATTGCGAAAAGTTACAGTTTCATATCTGATTTTATCAGAATCACAAACACTACAATTATTAGTAAGTTTTTTTAAATTTTCTTCCATAATTTAATTGTTTTCTGTGGTTATTAAATCGTGAAGCCCTTCCTTATTGAAACGATGGAAGAGCTCTTGTGCCATATCTTGGGGTGGTATGTTGTTTTCCATTATTTGATAATTGTTCTAATTTTTTTTCTTTTGAACCAATCAACATATGATGTAGCCTCTTCAAGAGTTATAAATTGATAATTAGTGTTTATCCACGGCATAAAGAAAAATATTTTCTTTTCTATTTCATATCTTGTTACAAAGTATACTTCAGGTATAAAATCTATTTTAGCCTCATAATTCTTCGTTATTTGAGGTGTTTCAACTTTTACAATTCTGTATTCCATATTATATTGTTGTTTTAGTTGAAGTTAAACAATATGTATAGTTACTTTCTGATGTACAATTGCAAATACCAAAACCGCAACTTAAAGCATCAGAATATGTTGTTGTATTTGATTTAATTGTCCCTTCATATTTTTTTTGCATTAGTTCCATAACACTCCCAATCGTAGAACCACAAATACCATTACCACCATTTTCAGGTTTGCATCCACAATTTATGTTTAGGTAATTAGTTTCTTTGTATTCGTATTTGTCTTTGATGAACATTGAGTCAGGATTATAAGTCATCTCATATAATCTTATTAAAGAAAATATGGAACTTTCAATTTCTTTGATGTCTGTTGAATTATCAAAAACATCTTTAATTAACAATCTTAAATTGTCTAGTGTCATATTAATTAGATAATGGTAATTTTATGGTTGGGTGTGATTGATAATTTTCTAACTTGAATGTTACACTTGGGTCTAATGTATTCAATACTTCATCCAATTCCAATAGATGCCAATTCTCATTACCTGAATTAATCTTCAATGTGGGTAATTGATATGGTTCTCTAGTTAATTGTTCTTTGAGTCCATCAATATGGTCTGAATAGATGTGTGTGTCACCCAAATTACCAATTAATTCTTCAGGTATCATATTAGTCATTTTACCCAATATCGTCAATAACAAAGCATAAGATGTGATATTATATGGAAGCCCCAATCCTGTATCAATCGATCTTTGATTCCACATAAGAGAGATTGTTCTGGTTGGAATATTGTTAATAGTTAATAATTCTTGAACAGTATCAGTTATTTTCACACCTTCATATCCTTTTGGATTTTCTAATTTAACCAATAACTTAATTCTTTCTTCATCACTCAACTCTCTTGTCCAAACTTGAAATCCATAATGACAAGGTGGGAGAACCATATTTGGTAAATCCGCTGGATTCCAAGCTGATACCATCAATCTTCGGGAATCAGGATTTGTTTTAAGGTCGTGGATTAGGTTGGCGATTTGGTCTATATGTTGTTTTATACCATTACTATCAACATCTGAGTATAAATGACCCGTACCACTTTCATACTTATAAACCTTCCATCTTCGCCATTGTCTTCCATATATTTTTCCCAATTCACCCCACTTCTTAGCAAACTCATCATCTGTTTTGATTTTGTTGATGAATTCTTCTTGTGTTAAATTTCGACCATTAAATTTTCCACTATCTGAAACGACTTCAGATAGTTCTTTTGGTAACATTATATACTTCTTATAAGCGTCTCCTGTCCATATGTTACAATCATTATCAACCAAATATTTTATATTGGTATCACCCCTTAAAAACCAAATCAATTCAGTCACAATTCCCTTGAAATACATTTTCTTGGTTGTTAGGACTGGAAATCCATCTGACATTTTATGTCTTATCTGGCGACCGAATACTGATATTGTTCCAGTACCTGTTCTATCACTTTTCTTAACCCCATTTGTCATTATATCCAATAGGAGTTCTTTATAATCCAAATCTAATTTATTCATATATATTATTTTTCTTCAGGGTTTAATAGTCCTTTACCATATTGTTCCATTCTGTTGTAGTATCTTGTTTTAACTCTGTCAGAGATTGGAATGGCTCTACCTTCTTCATCAATTCTTACAAACTTGATATTGGTTGATACTACCACATCTTGATGTCCAGTATAAACATTATGTTTTCTAACCTCCATATATAAAGTTACGGAACTAGTTCCAAACTCTTTAACTGTGGCATAGAACTTAATAATATTTCCAACCTTAACGGAGTTCTTAAATAAAAGTTCATCAATTTTGATTGTCACCATTCTTGGTGTATCACATATCTGTGCCGCATAAGCACCAGCACTTTGGTCGATTAACCCCAATATTGTTCCACCGAATATATTATCGTGGACACCATTATCTGAGGTCTTACAAATATAAGTCGTTACTAATTCCATTAATTTTTTTAATTGAGGATAGATAAAAAATGGGGGATTGTCAACTATTTTTTTACAACCTTGAATAATGCTTTTTCAATGTTGTATCCGTTGTTAATAAAATGTTTCAAACTATTAACATTACAATGAGCATAAACTTGTTTTTCGGTGTCTTTTAATTTAATACCTCTATAATTCCAAAGCATTTTATATATTCCTTTGTTTCTATGTTCTTCTTTGACAAAGGCATGACAGAGATAAATAACATAAGGATGTTCGATATATGAAACAATACCAACAAGTTCTTCTTTGTAGAAACAACCATAATATGTTGCAGTTTCATCCAATAAATCTGGTTTTATTTCAACGAATTCTTTTTCAACTTCTTTATAACTAACTTTTCTTATTTCCATAATTTACACTTCAATGATATACCAGTTTCCATCAACATTTTCAACTAAACAAGTTGTATTTTCACAAAAATCACCTGAGTTCATATAATCAACATCTATTTTGGGTTGGTGAATGTGTCCACAAACCGCAACATCATATCCTTTTTGTTTGGCCAACTTTGTTGCATTTGTTTCAAACTTCTCAATGAAATTATTCAACCCCTTAACATTTCTTTTAATAATGTTTGCTAATGAATGATAAGGTAAATTAAGTTTCTTCCTGATGAAATTATAAAATGTATTAAGTTTAATAACAAAATCATATGACCATCCCCCAATTAACGCGACCCATTTCATTTTAATCACGATAAAATCCAATACATCTCCGTGGAAACAATAATATAATCTACCATCAACACCCTTGAAACCATACTCTCTTACAAAATCAATCTTACCCATTTGAAAAGGGACAAACTGATTCATAAAATCATCGTGATTTCCGTGTAGATAGATGATTTTTGTTCCGTGTTCGGCCTTTTTCATTAACTTTCTAATTATTTTTGAGTCACCCTTTTTCCATTTAGTTCCCCTCTTTAATGCCCATCCATCAATAATATCACCATTTAATATTATTGTCTCAGCATCATTATAATCCAAGAACTCAATAATCTTGTCAGTGTTTGATTGAATTGCACCTAAATGTAAATCACTCATAATAATTGTTTTCCACTTGTCCATATATCTTTTTATTGATAAATAGGAATTGGGGCTTACATTACCACGAATACTATATTAAGTTAATTTTAATTCTTCAGGTCTTAATACACAATCCAAAATATATTTTCCAACATCAGGGTCAACACAATTTCTAATTATCTGGTCTTTTCTGTGGGATAACTTAAACTCCCTCAAATCAAAATAACCTTTCTCAGAACTTCCCCTCTCATTATGGGTCAATCCATCTTTAATTTCAATTTCAGGGATATCAATGTTTGTCCAAAACAAATGTCTCCCCAACTTTATTGTTGGTTTGACAAATGGTTCATAATATGGTTTAACATTTTCGACAACAAACTTGATGTTCGTATTCTTGGTAAAGTTTTGTAAGAAAATAATTTCAGCCCATAACTTCATATCAGGCATTACGGAGTCATAACTTCCTCCTTTGCTTGCCATCATTCTAACTTTACTATGACTTTGACAGGGGGGACTTGACCAAATAAAATCAAAGTTTCTCCAGTTCTTGGCGAGGTATTCGTGGGCATCACCAACCACAATTGTGTCATTAGGAAAAAAATGTTGATAGACATTTGCGATTTCTTCATTGTATTCCACCGCTGTCACATCAACATTTTCCCAATATTTCCTATTCCCACCTATACCAGCATATAGATTTAATACTCTCACTAATTTTATAACTTTATTGAAATATAAGTTCCTTTATACCATCCAAACATCTGGTCACTAAACTCTGTAACCATATTAAAATCATCCATATTGATTTCCATTTCAACGAAATCCATTTCATTTGGAAATCTAACAAATCTTTTTACCATCATTATTCGAATATTTGTACTTTTGCGTAAATCTGTTTAAGTTCACTCCAATTACCTTTATAAGTTGTTGCTTTTACAGGTCTATTATCAATCCAGTGATAAACCTGACCATCTTTACATCTTGGTTTATCCATAATCAATCCGTGAAACTTAAACCCCTTCAATCTTAACCAATCTTCTGTAATATGTCTATCTTTACTCTCTCTGGCAGTAAAGAATGTTATAATGTTTCCATCATCATACCACTTGTTAAGAATCAATCTACTTTCCTCGTAATGTAAGGCAAATGGATATAGATGGGAGTCTTCATTTCTTATATCCTCACAAATTGTCCCATCTATATCAATCAAATAAACTTTATTCATTTACGGTTTTTTTTCTTCTTTTTTTATTATTCCAAAATTGTAATATGTTTAACTCCTCTTCATTCTTTTTCTTTGATTTTACATTGTAAACAGCATTGATTAAATCATATGCTTGTTCTCTGTTATGAATTTGAACTTTGTGATAATACAAATAATTTTCTTGAAGTTTATTTATAAATCTATTCAAATCAAACTTGGGTACATTCATTAATAAATTTAATAACGCAAAATAAAAATGTTGAGATGTAATATTACAAACTTTAGTCACCTTTTTAATATCATCGGCATATCGTTGAGCTCTTTCCAAATTTGGGTCATCAGAAGCAACTGTCCATAGACCTTGTTCAAATTTGTCTTTCATCGATTGATGAGTATTATGTTTTATATTCGATTTTCCACCATGTCTATCGACACCAGACAAATCATTTTGACACATTGCTGTACAAAAATAGAATGTGAATTCTTTATTTTTTTCAATAAAGTTTTTCAACTTAATATATTCAGGTAATCCATCTTCAACATAAGAATGTAAATAATCAGGATTTTTCCAATTCGTAAAAGTTCTATTCATAACTTTAACTGTCTGAGGGGGAATTTTTTTACGAATTATAAAATAAATCCCTTTTTTATTGTTGGGGTTATTTTCATTATACTTCATCAAAGCCTTTACACGATGTTGTCCTTCACCAATTTCTAATTTTTTATCCACAATAATTGGGACAATTATACCGTATTCTTCAATTGTTTTACATATTTCATCTACTTTTTTTTGGATAATCTTACGATTCGACTTTCCAAATGAAAATGTATCTAAATCTGTTGTATAATTAAGAACCCCTTCATCGTAAACCTTAGATTTTCCTCTGTGGTCAATTGTATGTAAAAGTTCCTCACCTGTAATTGATAAATTTCTTTGTATTTGTTGTTCATTAAACAATTTCAAAAAATTATCATTTGTTAAATTGTTGAGAATGGACATAATTTGATTCTCTGAAAGTTCTAATTCTGCTGTTGCAGTTAAATCGTGATTCATAGTTTGGAGTTTAAATTGTAATATAAAATGATTTTAAATAGTTTCACAAGTGGATTAATTACAAATGTATGAAAAATATTTTTACAACCAAAACATTTCTAAAAATTTTTATTCTTTTTTTAATAAACTTTATTCATAGTTCTTCCAAAGAGTTTCAGTTTTGGTTTTAGGTTTATGGTTACCATCAACAGTTTTTACATCAAAATGAACTTTAATAAATCCATTATCAGTCAATCTATCATATAATTCACAATCATATCCACTAATCAATATCTTAGCTTTGGAATCAATAACAGAATCGAGAAACTTAATATGTCCATCTCTATCCATATCTTCCTTATATCTCGCATTTGTTCTGGTTGATTGTTCATAAGGGGGGTCAGCATAAATGAAACAATTTGGATATTCCTTATATTTTTCAATCAACTTTATTCCATTAGTGTTTAACATAATTACTTTTGACAATCTATCGTGTAATTCAGGTAATCTATCAATTGCAGACAAAAAATCTGAAGTTGATTTACTCATCTTCCTTCTTACTATGTTGCTGATTGTAATTCCACCCACACCATTATGTGATGTTCTGTTTACATAAAAAAAGTAAAATGCTCTATCCAAAGTGGTTAAGTCACCTTTCAACTTATCTTTGAATTCCTTCCTTAAATCTTCGGAGAAATGAGTTAAATCACATTTGAACTTGAACTCATCGAATAAATCTTTATCCGACAAAACTTTATAAAGGGAATAAACATTTTGTTCTATATCATTGTAAATCTCAATTTCAGTTTCAGGTTTTTTCAATCCTATTGAGAAGGAACCACCGAATGGTTCTAAATAAATGTTAAAGTCATTTTGGTTGGGGAAGTGTTCTATAATATTGTTAAACATTGTTCCTTTTCCCCCGAAATATTTTATTGGTGTATTCATTTATTCTCTAATTGATTGATGTGGTGTTGAAGATACCATAAAGCTTTCTTTAGGTCTTCTAATTCTTTTGATTGGTCTTTCTTACCTGCCCTACTGATATACTTTACAGTATTACCCAAGGCAAATCCTAATGACCAGGCATCTATCACCTTTATCGCTTCATAAACATTATCAGCGCCTCCATAATGAGAAGGGTGATTAACACTTTCTTTCTTTTCCCAAGTTTTGATTACGGTCTCCATTTTTGATTTTCTATTTTATTTTCATTCATATTTTTTCCCATCCTTTCATAATCCTGAATAAGTTGTTCAACGATTTTATCTAAAACATCGTTTCCTTCTTCTTTTTGAGATAGGTAATGTGATAGGTGGACATCTTTCGTTTCTTTCCACCCCTTTGTGTTGGTTAGAGTTACTCTTAGTTTTAGTGATTCCATATTAGTATTTTGATTTTGACAATAAAAAAAGGTTCTAACTTTTGGTCAGAACCTTTCTCATTTGGTTTTTAATTTCTTATAGTCCCAATAATAGATTTGCTTGTTCTGTCCAAGTCCAATTGAATGTTGATTTGTTTGCACCAATTGTTCTAGTTGCAACATTAGTAGCAAAAGCACTCGTACCATTTCTAAACACGGTACTCAATGTTACATTTACTGGAAGTATAACTTGTAAGTTTGAGAAAGTCAAAACTCCTGATGTTAAATTATCTGTTGAACAAGTAGAATTTGTTGGGTTTGATATTGATAAGTCACCTCTACCCGCAATAGCTGGGTCAACGAAATCACGGAAGAATATGTTTTCGAATGTTCCTCTTGGACAAGCTCTAAAGTCACCCAATTCAGCTTCAGGACTTCCAATTACAGAACCATTTCTTATAGTGTGAGATGCCATCAAAGTACCTTCAGGTCCATCAATTTCTAAAGCATGGTCAGTTGCACTACCACAAATTACAATAAAATTATTTAATGTTCCAGCCCAAGCTTGGTCTGTGTCAATTGCATCGTCACCTGAAAACCATACAATAAGGTTTGTTACATTTACAGTTCCACCAAAGAACTCAATACCATCATCTTGATTACCAACGATTTCAATATTCTCAATTGTTGTTCCATTACCAACACCACCAAGTGTTAAACCATTGATTTCGTTACCATTACCAATGTTTGCGCCTCCGTGTCGAATAGATATATATTTCATAACACCAGAGTTATCACTAACATCATTTCCACCATATAAACCATTAGGGTCAGTAGTAGGAATACCTTCGATTTGGATTTCATTAGCTGAAGCTGAGATTGGTGCTTTTCCTAATATAATAACACCACCCCATAATCCTTGTGTTGCGGGGTCAAGGTTTGGACTAATGAAAAGTCCAGCACCTACTTGTTCAGGTGTAATTTCATCTGCAACAGATGTGAAGATAATAGGTTTAGTTGGTGTACCAACAGCATTGATTTTACCACCTCTTGCAACTAATAAAGCTGTTGCGTTTGCTCCTGTACCTGCTTGACCTTTGATAACTGTACCTGGTTCTATTGTTAGTGTAACACCATCCAATACCGTGATTCTTCCACCCAACTCATAAACATTGTCTGCTGTCCAAGTTGTGTTAGAACTAATGTTTGATGATATTACAACATTAGTTGTTGCTCCTTGACAAGTTCCATCAACACAAACTTGACCATTTGGACATACTGTATCAGCACAAGAATCTTTTTGTTTACAAGATTGTAAACTTGCTAATACAACGAAAAGTAAAATAAAAAGTTTTTTCATAAAATTGTTTTATTGGTTTATTAACTTTTAATAATTAATTTAACACAACCAAATAATCCAATTTCCAATATTACCTTATTGCTAAGTTTTTTGACTGAAAAATATACGACAATACCTTTCTTTTCATCAATGGTAACAAAGTTTCCTCGAATGGAACTTCTTTATCACAATGAATATAAAATGTTGGTAACTCATTTTCAGTTGATATAAGGTGAGTATAAAAGTTGGGGTCTTCAATTTGTTTGAAGGTTGTCTTATTTTCACCTTTGTGTTTTCTAATATTGTACTCCCAAATGTCTATCAAATTACTAGATTTGGTATAGAAATAACCTTTCTTGGAAGTCAAATTATCTTCGTTTAATATAGATACAACCTCAATTGCATCATAAACTATTGTCCAAACAGATTTAATGATGTCAAAGTAATCTTGTAGTTTGGCATCACTATATTTTAATATCTTTATAAGTTCAGTTTCTTCGTGTATGGTTAAGATTGGTCTGTCCTTAGTTTTCAGGTCAGCAAGTGTTATCTCATCGTCAACATTGAGTAATGACTTATCTGTATATAATATTTGATTCTTTGATAATAGATTTCGAATGTTTGCTAAATGGAGGGTAATTTCCGTGAACATTGGATAAACTTTCATTTCTTCCAATTGTTTGTTCAGTTTTTGGAAATAACCTAAGAGGACATATTCTTTTAATTCAGCGTCAATGACACCTTCGAATATCCAATCTGTACTCATAACAAACTTTAATTTATTCTTCTTCATACTCAAAATATAATTAAAGTTTTATCTAAAATAAACTAGTTCATTCTCATTATGACAAAAGTATATTTCTTACCATCAGGAGTTGTTACAGTTTGTTCATCATATCTTCCATCATAAGAAGCCATAACACCCAAACCATCACTATCTACAATATCAGTTGCAACCCCTTTTATATCAACATACTCTTTCAAATCCCTACCCAATTCTTTTAACCAATCTACTGGGTCTGTTCGTCTAACAATGGATTCAACTTTTTCGTCAATCATTTCTTCACTTGGTTCAGTATCAGGTTCAATACCATCAAGTTCCTCTTGAGCTTTCTCAATATTATCTTCTATTTCTTCAATTTCACTTTCCAAATCAGCTATTTCATCTTCGTCCTCAGTTCCTTCTAATTCTTCTTGTTTTTGAGATTTTAATTCTTCCATTTCGTTGATGTAGTTCTCAAGTTGTTCTTGTCTTTCCTCTTGTTCAGTTGTTAATTCATAATCATCTTCATCGAAATATATATCAGGATTTTCACGAACATCATCATAATACCAATCTCTCATTTCATCTCTGATTTGGTCTTTATCTAAATTATCTTCAATCAAATATTGATTAATTCCATCAATACCAATATCCTCGATTAATTGTTCTTGATTCTCGATTGCGGCCTCATAAACATCATCCCAATAACCAACAGTGTATTCTTGACCCCTTAAACCAATAACCTCAAAATTGTTCAAGTCACCATAAGAACGATAAGATTGTGGTATAAGATAATATACATCAGCTATACCCTCTTGTAATTCCTCAATTTCATTCTGTAAGTCAGTAATCCTATCATATATTTCTTCCCTTTCTTCAGAATCCATTTCCAATCCTTGACCTTCTTCAACTAGTCTTTCAATTTCTTCGTTTTTAGCTTTAATTTCATTTTTAGTATTTTCATCCATTTCATTTAAGTCACCCTCACCTACCAAATAATCGAACAAAGCATTTGCCGCCAATCCTTCATCATCAATCTTTGGATTATCCAAGTCCCACTCTCCATCTTGTCTCCTCTCATCAGCATCAGCCAATTTAGCCAACTCCTCTCTTCTAATTCTCATTTTTTCGATTGGGGTATTATAATCAGTTACATATCCTTTAACCACCGTGTTACCCAAACTACTAATTTGTGTACTACTGATATTCAATCGTCCAGTAATTACAGCAACATTACCCAAATCTTTAATCGGAGTTCCACTTAAATTAACATCTCCAACAACATATAATGGTTTCCCACCAAACTTTTTAATACCAGTAACCTTTGAGTTATATGAAGCTAACTTCAATAGTTCCTCATATTGTTTAGCAGTAATCTCATAATAGTCACCTTCATTTTGTTCTTTAAGGATTTTAATTAGGTTTTTTGCCTGACTTTCGGCTATAATAATTTTTTTCATATTGTCAAATAAGGTTTTATTTACATAATATAAATACTTAAGATATTTATTAATGAAGTTGACTTCATAACAAAAATTAAAACAAAAGGATTATGGCTGGATGCGGATGTAAAAACAAACCACAAGGTCAACCTGCCCCTTCAACACCACCACCTGCTAACAACCAAACAACTAGTCAGAGACAGGTGACTAACAACAACATTCAAGAATCAATCAAAAAGGTTGTTGAGAAGTACTACAACAAAAGATAACTTCACTGAAGGGAAGGTACGAACTTTGAAGGGGACAATCAATGTCCCTTTTTTTATTTTACTATTTAAGATAATAATTTTTTTGTTTATACATTTGATAAAAAAATTATGAAGTATATTAATAGATTATCAAAAGAAGGTTTTGTAAACCTATTCGCTGACTTTATTGTCAAAAATGTAAACCCAAACTTTACCTCAAGATTTCAAGTTGTTGATTTTAAATCATTCTTGGTTGTTTATGGTGCAACAAACTCAGATGAAGTTTTAGATTTAAATAAGTTAAGAGATTTATTTGTTGAAAAGAATCCTGATTTATTAACCTATCTTAATCTTAAACATATCAATATAATTGATTTAATAGATTATAGAGAACCGCTTTCCCCAAACGAATATTACTTTGAATATCATAAAAGTGATAGACCTATTTTCCACCAACAGGTAATCAATGAAGTTAATAGAGATAGTAAAAATGATTACAACAAAGAGTTCCTAAATAATATTAACTTTACAGACAAATTGGAACTAGAGTTCTATTCCCCATTCATCCCTGAGAACCTTAAAATATTCAACACAACGAACTTTCTTTCTGTTTCCTCATCATTCCCTTATGGATATAGTTTAAACCTTGGTAGAAGAGAATTGTATTATGGTGAACATATTTGCAATCAATTATTTAACTTACTTGAAACAGATAAAATTATATTTAAGTATTCTTCAGTTATTAATAGTGAAGACGATTTTAACATTGAGGTAACTTGTGATTCAATTTATACACCAGAGAAAATTAAGTCATTAATATTAGATGTATTTGATTTCAACTTGAATAAGTTTGCAAATGACTATATAAAAGATTATGATGTTGAAAGAGATATTGATAATCAATTAGGTGAGAAACCTTGGTTGGTTAAAGATAGAATGAAAGATTTGGTTATATTCTAAATGATAATGTCCCCTAATATTGGGGACATTTTTTATTGTAAGAACTTTTTGATAATTTCCAATCCTTCTTCTAATTCGTTGAAATCCTCTTCAGGTGCAAATAACATTGGTATGGGTTCGTCACTCTCGGATTCATCTACCAACATAAATGCTGGAACAAAATCTTTTCCTGTTAATTCGACAAACATATCAAACTCGTCACTATATTCATCGATATCTCTATCATAGAACTCAATGCCATTTTGAACTAACAAATCTTTGAAGTCCGTACAGTGGGGACATCCCTTCATTGTGTATAATATGACTAATTTATTATCCATTAATAATATTATTTATAACACCTTTTAATTCATTCTCTGACATCATACCTGGTTTTGAAAATACTTCACCACCATTATTAAATGCTTTTGTTGTTGGTACAGCACGAATACCTAGTTCAACAGCATATTCACCATTTTCTTCAACATTCATCGTATACATTGGTATATTTGTACTTTCCGCAACTTTTTCGAATGTTGGTTTATACATTCGACACGGGCCACAAAAGGTTGCCCAAAAGTCAACAATCACTGGTTCTCCAGCTTCTATTTTCGATTTCAATTCACTACTTGTAATTTCCATTATTTATTAAGTTTTATTAAGTTATGTAAGGTAAACTCCGCAACATTCAATCTATCAGTTGTGGTTAGAATAAATATATCTTCAGCCTTTTTTATGTAAATAAGAATACCATTTGAGTCGTACTCCACCAATCTATCAAGTTCCACAATTTTACCCTCCACAACTTGTTTATTAACAAAAATCAAATGAGATTTACTTAAAAACTTATCCAAGTTTTCTTTAGAAATATTTTCATTTTTTATATATAATGAAGATGGGATTTGTTTAAATCTTTCTTTGAATATGTCGTTAATTCTTGTTCTACTTGTCATAATATGTCTAAGGTTGGGTGATAAATGTTTTTTACAGGATTATTGGTAAATGTTACTATTTTTCTTGGAGGTAACTTACTAGTTGTTCCATTATACAATTGAGCTTTGAGGTTATCCTCAACAAATATTAAATGCGACATAAATGTTTTTCCCCCATATTTAATTTCAACTTCAGGTAATTTGAATATATCATTCTCCAAAGTATAAAACATTCTGGTATCAAGTTCAATCAAAACTTTTGTCCAAGTTTCATCCAATTTTTCATTATGTCTCCCTAATGATTGAACACGATTGAATCTAATTTTGTTAAAATTGTCTTCGATTTTATATTCAATTGTTGCTCTATTTCTCGAATTATTATCACCTTTCCTTAATGAAATAATAATTGATGCTGGTTTATCAACATACGACCTAACACAATTGGATTGATTAAAACTTTCCATATTGTATTCTTTGGTCTCATTCAATAATACAGGATAATAATCATCAATTGGTTCTTCGATATATTGTTTGAACTTTTCATCAAATATTCTTCTATATTGGGCAGAACTAAGTGAACCAATTTTTTCAGACCAAATGTAATGTTCTTCACTAAAACTATCATAATCTTTGGCTCTCCACATTACAGGTTCAAAGTTTTTTAACCTATTTTTATATCTAATGTGGTCTGTAAATGAATGAAAGTTGATTTCACCCCTAACAACTAACTTAAAAATCTCAAAACAATATCTAACTTCGGTTTTAGTGTAATCGTTTATATTAAGTTGTTGGTTGTTTAAATAATTTTCCCAATCCATAAAGAAAGTTGTACTTTCAATTGTTTCTTTAATGAAATGGTCTGGTTGGGATAATATAAAATCTTTACCAAAAAATTCTAGTGCAAACTTCAAAGATTCCGTTCCATCTGTTGATGTTACATTGTGTAATACCCTTTTTACTTTATCACCAAACAATCCGTAGAAACCCATAAAGGCATCAACAAACTTGAATTTGTGTTTTTTAAATATTTTTTTTGTAATCTGTGGAAATGTTCTGTTAAAGTACATCCAATTATTAGGAACTTTTACACCAATTCCATCTAAATATCGTTTATAAATGACATTGTCGTATCCATTGATATTCATATCAGTACCCGAAATATTTGATAGAAATATTCCTACAGCATCATTAACTTCTTTTCCTGATTGTTCAATTCTCTCAAAATCATTCAACCTCATACCTCTTATATGATTTATCCATAGTTGGATGAATGCCTGAATTGGTTTATTAGACCAATTGTTTTTTGTCAATAATTTTTTTGATTTTCGTTTAAGATGATAGTTTTTGATATGACCATTATAAAGACAATTCTGTTTAAAGTTATATGTTAAAAAATGACATATTGTATCTTTCTTAAAATATTTTTTACCAGCTTGTCTACCTTTAAAATAAACAAAAAATTTCATAGATACCTTGTCTTCAGTTTTTTCAACATAAAGTGAGGTTCTTTTGAAAATAATATGGGAACATAAGTTATTATAATTTTTAACATAGGATTCCTCGTCCAAAAATGTTTTGTCATAATCAAACTCTTTTCGTAAAACTGAAGGTGTAAAAAAACCAGACAACTCAGGTGAATCAGTTTTGTGACCACCCAATAAATCTTGTTCATCTATTTCACAATAATCTTTGTAGAGTAAAGTGTGATAACTTGATATGCTGAATTCGTATAACTTTTCCATAATGAAATTATAAAAAAAAGAGGAGAGATAATCAATCTCTCCCCTCACATTTTCAATCACTACACCATAGTTTCAGCCAATGTCCAAAGTTTGGTATTCATTTGGTTTGCAGCCATAATATTTTTCAAACCTTTCAAGGATGTTTTTCTACCAGAGTTTGATTTGTAATCAACACCACCTCTGATGAACTTCTCTTGGATTACATTGAAAGTTGTCCAAAGGTCATCTTTGCTATCTTCAATTCTTTGTGGTGTGATAAGTTGCTCAAGGTTTAGTGTTGCAGGAACTGAACCCATTCCCCACTTGATGATTGATGCGTTTTTAGCAAACTCAATCTTCTCACCTTCAGTCAACATTCTATCCATCATTTTATCAACTGAGTTTTGGATTAGAGGTAATTTCTTTGCAAAGCTCTCAGTCAATCTTTTTACTTCGTCAGAGTCAAAACCCATATGTCTTACAGTGAATTGTTCAGCGGTTGAAGTTGGGACAACCAAACCATTGGAACATACTAACCTGAAGAGACCGGCACCAACCGTAAGAGCTGTAGTACCATTGTGAGAGTTTCTAACGATGGCCTCAACTAATGTGTCACCAACAGCAGGTAATTCACCATTACGGAATCTTAGTTCGTGTACACCATATGCACCTTTACCATTTTGTTTTACAGATGCAAGTTGCCATCCTTCGTTGGTGAAGTTTTCCATCAATTCGATTGTTGGAACGAATGAATACTTGTTTGACATTTTGGGGTCAGCAGAAGTAGAGAAGATTGCAGGAGCGATTGATTTGATGTCTTGGATTGTCATATCTTTAAGTTTTTAGTGGTGAGTGATTGATAAGTCAAAGATACAACGAGGTTTTCTAATTTCCAAATCTAATTCAAAGAAATTAATCCATATTTTGTTTTTTGAAAGACACCATTGGTTAATAACACCTTCATATCAGGTTTTCCCTTCTTAATGTCCACAACGATTTCAATCAATTGTTTTTGAGTCAAAACAATATCCTCACCATTGTCAAGGTTCTTATAACATTGTTCCTCCACCTTTTTATAAAAAACTTCTTTGAGTTCGTCACCAATCAAATCAATCAATTCGTTGGGGTTACTCTCAAAGAAGTTTATAAAGTTCTTAATGTATATTTCAACATCAATATTCATAGATATAATTTTTTTACATTACATAATAGAAACCATCACCTTGGTCCATCATTTTCTCTTTCAATGTTTCAGGTATTTTAATACTTGGATTCGAACCTTTTAAGTTAACAAAAGATAAGTTTTCCAAACCTGTAATGGACTCAGGTAAAGATACTAATTGTTTGTTATCAGGTAAAGAAAGAAAACTTAATTGTTGTAAGTTTCCAATACTATCAGGTAATGATTTACATATGTTTTGTAAAACCAAAGCATCCAAACTTTTGAATCTACCCAAAGATTCAGGTACATCTAAACCTATTGGTGTTTGAGATGTATTGTTAATCATCAAATGTTCAATATCATCTGGTAAATTGTCGAATAATTCTTCGAAACCATATAATGCAACATATTTTCCTGCTGAACTATTTGGATAAGAAATTTCAACTTTCTTCCCACCCTTTGTAGCCAAACCTTTTGCAAACTCACTTTTGAAGAAATCTTTCAACTCAGGTGCCTTCTCATTCAAAAACTTTACTAAATCAATCTGTCTATCGTGTCTGTCCATAAATTGACTTGAAGGGAAATGGAACTGATATCTTTCTTCAGGTAATCCTGTTCTTTTACCAACTTGGCCATTGTCATTCTGTGGGAATACAACATAAAGAGGACCATCCTTAATATATCTTTCAAACCAAGTCAAACCAGGTGCTGATGTACACCAGTCAGATTCACCCTCTCTATAATCCTTATAGCCTCCATAATAAATTGCAGCGTCTTTACTAGTTGGATTGTTACCTTCAACTTTAATCAATACCCAATCACTTCCTTCAAAAATAATATCACCACCAGCGTGTTTTAATCCTTCTCTAGTTTTCTTTGCTTGTTTTTTCTCAAGTTCTTTCTGTTTCTTTTCAGGTAACTTGAAGTTAGCAAATATATCTTTCAATTGAGCTGGTGTCAATTTATTGATGTCCCTTTGGTTTTCAGGTAAATATTGTTTTACTTTTTCGAAAAATTGAAGCTGTTCAGTCATCTTGAATAAATCTTCCAAATACAATTCTCTATAACTTTTGATTGCATTTTTGAACTCTTTAGATTGGGGGTCTAAAGCTTTCATTTCGTCAGTCATAGTAGGTACTGCGAAGTTTTTCAACATCCATTGTGTAAACTTACCAACTTTAACTTTATCCATATCATCAATCGATGCCCCATCTATATCAAAGTTTTCAGGTGCTTTGGTGTCAGGGTCAGCAAATATGATTCTTTTTAATATGTCAAAGGTCATCAAACCTTTAGCTTTTGGATTTTTTTCTAATGCTTTTTGTGATGGGGTAACCATCTTATCATAAAGAACTTTGAATCTTGAGTTTTCAACAATTAATTTCTTAAGTACGGAAGTAAATCTCATTTTTTTTGTTTTTCTTAATAAATATCTTTGATGTGATAAAAATAGTAGTCCCAATAACTATTATTGATTATTGGGACAAATATAATACTTTTAAATTAAAAAAGACTATGGAACAAGAAAAAGGATGTACAACATGTAAAAATAAAGGTTTTCAAACAAAACACTTAAATTTAGTATTAATTTCTGTTGCAGTTGCGGCTTGTACCTTTTATGGATTTGTAAGTTTAGTTAGAGATTTATTTAATTTTTTCTTTTAAATCTAACATTTAAGTTAATTATAAAATCACCGATTCCCTCAACTTTGAAACCTTTGTTTTTTACTCTCAATGGTTTACTACTATCAAAAGTTTCGGGTAGTTTAACTAACATTGCACCATCTGGATGGGGAATACTGATAGACTCCTCCAATATTTCTTTGTCGTTGAGATAACAATCGTAAATAAGATTATTCCCCTCTTTTTTGAAGTCTTGTTCTGGTTTAATCATTACCTTAATTACTAAGTTTCCATATACACCATTGGTGAAATCACCCTTACCCTGCATTCTGAAAAATTGACCATCACCAACACCATGTGGAATTTTTATTTTTATGGTTTCAGATTTACTACTATTTGAAGTACCATTACAAGTGTTGCATACTTTTTTAAAAAGAAACCCACTTCCCTTACAATGATTACAATTTTGATGAAAAACTTGGGTGAAGAAACCATTACCCATTTTCATAACAATTGTTCCTGTTCCATTACAAACATTACATTTTGTTTTTTCACCACCATTACCATCACAACCTTCACACTTTTCATTCCTTAAATATGTAAAAGTTTTTTCTGAAGACTTAAAGGAATCTAAAACACTAATTTCTAAATTAATTATTTTGTCAGGGACTGATGGGGGGCGATTTCTATTATTGAATGAATTGAAAAATTCTTCGAAGATATTGTTTCCACCGAATGGATTTTTTCTTTGGTTATCATAATTAGTTCTTTTATTTTCATCACCTAAGATATCATATGCTTCAGAAACTTTTTTAAATTTTTCTTCATTACCACCCTTGTCAGGATGATGTTCCATAGCTAATTTCCTATAACTTTTTTTAATTTCATCTGATGTTGCGTTCTCGTTAACTCCCAGTATCTCGTAGTAATTTTCCATTATTTATATTTAAGTTATGTATTTTATTTTTATTATATGAACTATTTAATCATTCTCTTCAAAAATAAAGAAAAAAGGAAAATAATCAACAAATTTAAAACTAAGAAAAAGGCCTTAGATTTTTTTAATGAACAATCTAAACTGAGCGATAGTGTGGTTTTTGAAAAAAGAACTGAAAACGGTTCAAAGTGTCAGTTCGAACTGCTATTGATGGAAAACAAGGAATTTGGTTTGGAAAAAATATACATTAAGGACGAACTAGGTCGAACAACTAAAGTTGAAACGGATTCGGAGGAGTATAATGTACTAAAGATAATTAAGTACAATCTTGAGGAGGAATTTTTGGACTATTCGACAAAGAAAAAAATAACTAGTAATATTTTTGAGAAAAAGTATTTGAGTTATAAAGGAATAAAAATGATTTCTAAATTAAACAACAAAATTATATTTCAGGGTAACGAAGAAATTAAATTATTTACCTTTAAGGATGAGGATGATGCCGACCGATTTATTGATTCGATGGAAAATAAAATGAGGTCTGAAAAAAGGGGTGATTGTATTTTTGTAAAAGATTTTTCTTTTCCACAAAAAAAATATCTTTATAATCTTTTAGTTGAGTATGGGTTTCCTAAATCTTATCTTCAGCGTTATTCAACAACTCATCCCTCAAAAAAATAAACTCTATACCTGAAATGTCAATTTTGAATTGATTTGTGTCTGAAAAGTTTTCTACTTGAGTTTTACTATAGTTAAAGTCATTTTCATTTAGAGAAAAGACTACAACGGATCTACTATCAGGAAATACTTTACTAACTTCATCTGAAACATATGCAAGTTTCTCAATTAACCCATTAACACCTTTTTTATCCGTTGCCATAATGTAATTTTTTTTGGTTTAAGAGGTATAATCTCTTCTTTTTTCATATTTTTTATCTTGTTGATAAAGTTTTCTTTTTCTTTATCAAGTTCTAGTTGGTCTCGCTTAATCTCCTTTTCCAACCATTTCAGTTTTTGATCCGAGTTGTTCTTCATCATCTTCTAATTCTACTTTTTTTGATGTTGGTTCACTTATATTGAAAAATAATCCCTTTAACTTTTCCAAATTTTGTTTTTCGAATATTTTTTTCAATTCATCTACTTTAGTTTCGAACAATTTATCCTTTTCTTCTCTTTCGATGTTGTACTTAATAATATTTCTAAGATTACTATGAGTTTTTTGAATATCACTTTCAGAGATTTCAGTGACTATTGAAAATAATCTTTCATTCTCAATTTGGGAAGTTTGTTCGATAATCTTATCTTCTTCAACAAACTTCTTGGGTATTTTCCAAGTGTTCGGAAAACTTATGTCGAAAGATAAATAGTTTTTTAACTTTCTTATTGATTGTAGATATGGTAATAATGATGAAAATTCTTGATATAAACTCATAAAGTTATTAAATAAGTAATGACATATGCTAATGAAACTCCAAAAAATATAAGTTCCCTATTTCCCAAAATCAATTTACTTGGTGGATTTGATAATAGGGCACTTATAAATTTATAAGATACTCTGAGTACGAAAAGTATTGAAAATACATTGAGGTATAAAAAAATAGTATCAATATTATACATTTTCCTCTTTTTTTCTTTCTTCTAATATTTCTGTTCTCAATTTTTGTAACAAATTTTTTAAATCTTGTGCTAATTTTCTTGCTCTTGTACCAGCACTATTATTGCCTTTGAAAAATTTGTTAGTGTCAACTGATAATTCTTCAGTCAGTGTTTTGATTTTTTCTATGGTCTCCATTTTATATAAATTTTATTACTACTAAATTAAATATTATTGGTCTGATGTAAATAAAAAACCAATTTTTTTATAAATTTAAACTTTTATCAAGTATTTTATAAAGTACATTTATCATATCTAAATCAGACTTTGTAAATGGTTTTCTAACATCGAATAAAGAGTCAAAAAAATCATTAACTGAGTTTTTAATCTTGTCCTCTTTTTGGTAATAAAAAATATCTTCGAAAAAGGTTTCAAAATAAACAAAATGTTCACCTTCAGATTTGAAGTGTAGCCCCTCTTTTTTGAAGTTTTCAATAGTTTTATTCCAACACCAAGAAAAATGTTTTTTGTTATCTTCTTTTGTTAAAATAATTTTAGTTTCGAATGAATCTGTTGTTTCACCTAAATAAGTTTCTCTAATTAAATCATATAAAGATTGACTAAAATCAGAAAACAACTCCATTTTTTCGGTTATAATGTTGTTCATTTTCAACCATATTTCAACTTCGTCTGGTGGAACAGGCTTGGATAAGTAATTAAAAAAATTCTCCATAAGAAATGTTTCTTACGGAGAATATAATATAGGTATATAAAATGTAATTACTGAGTTTTTTTGTTGTAACTTAATAATTGTTTCATTCTTTCGAATTCTTCATTAAGTACTTTAGTATTTTTTTCATCAATACTTTCAAGTTTTATACTGATACCTTTTCCATCTTGGTCACCTGATTTTTCATTGAAAACTGGTTGAGGTACTCTTTTGTATGATTGGTCTTTCAATTTTTTTAGTGTATTTTTCTTTCTCATTTTGTTGAACCTATCGTTAGTTTTAGATTCTAAAGCATTTCCACCTGGTGCATTACCTGTCATTGAGTCACCTTTGAACAATTTTTCCATCCATTCTTCATTATAATCGATAGCATCAGGAACTGGAAAATTTTGTCCTGCAATTTCATAGTTAAAATCTTCCAATTCATCTGTCATTTTAAATGCTTTCTTGTCCATTTTAGCTAATTCACCATTACCCTGAGGGAACATTTTAGGATTCATATCGAATTTACCCTTGGAACCATCTTTCAAATAATCTTTCATTTTTTTAGATACTGATTTTAAATAATCATCATTTTCTTTACCTGAACCTTTGTGTGCCTTCTCATATGTTGTTAGACCCCTAGGTTTGCCTATTGTCTTTAAACCTTTCACTTTTTGTTCATTAACTAAGTTTTCGATTAAATCAATAACTTCGTTTTCTGTTAATTTTATGATGTCACCTTCACTATCTTGGATGTGGTAAATAATTGACTCTTTAACAGGATATGTTTTACCATCAACTTCGAAAGTTTTTTTACCTTCCTCAACCGCCGCTTTACCTTTTCCCTTCCAACCTTGTTTAGCTCTTTTAGCAAAATATAATTCACTCATTTTTTCTCTATTTTTTTGAGGAACTTTTTTACCATCCACTTGGAATTTTTCGTTTTGTTTTTTTAATTTCTTAATCGCTGAATCAATTTCTTCAATACTCATATCAGAATATTCACCACTCTTTTCAACTTCTACATCACCTTTCCACTTTTCACTCATCTCACCTTTACTTTTTCTAAGTAGTTTGAAATCTTCGGCATCGATTTTACCGTTTTTATTCTTATCCAACTTTTTTTGTTTTCCATAAAGTTTTTCATTTATTTCTTCTTCCAACATTTCCATATGTGCTTTACATCTTTCAGGATTTTTTTTACCACCTTTACAATAGTCGAAAAGTATATCTTCATCTGAAATGTTATCCTCAGTGTCTTCAAAACTATCTAAATCCATTTCTTCTTCAACATAGTCAAATTGATTATCAGGATTCAAGTCGTATGTTTTTTCATCCATTTGTTTGTAACCACATTCCATACACTCACCTTCAGTAAGTCCACCACCACATTGTTCACATTGTTCACCTTCCGTTATTGGTTCAATGTCATCCTCAATGAATGGGTCTAAGTCATCATCATCACCATATAATTCATCTTCCAAATCAATATCTCTTGTATCCATTTGATATTTAAATTCATCAGGTGTTAGTGAGTCCATTTCCAAATCTTTCATAAATTCATATGGTCTTACTTTTCTACTAAATTCATACTTATCATAATCATGTCCATCTCTTTCCATTTCAATTTCAGGACTATCAAATCCTTCCTCCATTTCCATTTCTTTAATTTTATCCATCAACTTATTAGCTTTAGTTTCCAATGTTTCGTTGATTGATTTTTTGATTAAAGATTCTAAATATTTTTGTGTATTCTTCATTTTTGGTTTTTTAATATAAATATTATATGTTAGTCTTATGATAATCTTGAATCAAAAGTTTTCTCACAAAATCACTACTTAGACTATATTTTTCACTCAACTTATTAATAATTTTATTTATTTTGGATTCATTTGTAAGATTAAGGGCATTAATATCTCCCTGATTACAATAAGGGAATGTTTTACACTTTTTCTTTACTTGGACGAATTTTCCACCAGGAAACAATGTTTTACTTTTACCTCTCCAATCTTTTTTACTTGTTGATTTAGCCCAAGCTGCAGGTGTAACATAAGAACCAGCAGAAGATGCCCCAGTTGCTTCTTTTGTTTCAATTTTATGTATTTCTTGTTTTTTTATTTTTTTTGGAGCTTCATCAGAAAACATACTTAACTTAGGGGCTTTGAACTCACTTTCGTTTTGTTGTTTCTTTTTTTTACCCTGACAATGAGCTTTTTGACTAAACCCTTTTGGATTCGAACAATTAATCGAGTCTTTATATTTTTGACTCCATTTTTCTTTCATTTCACCACTCATAGCTGGAACAAATACCCCAGCACCACCAGTTCCTGTAGCTTCCTTGGTTTCAGTTTTATTAGTCTTACCTACCGAAAATATTTTACCTATTGGTAACTTCATTTTTTTTGTCTCGGTTTCATCTTCTTCGGATATTGAACTCATATATTCTGAATTTGATATAGAACCTGTTATCCCCAAATTAGGGTTGTTTAAAATTTTACTTGAGATTTTATCTTTCAAGGACTTAGTTAGATTTTCAGCATTCATAATTATAATCCGATTGGTCTTGTTGATGGTTTGAATGTTTCGTATTCTTGTTTTTCTGTTGGTCTTTCATTTGAAACTTTAGTTTTGATTCTATTACCTATAATGTCCGCCCACTTTGATTCAAATTTTGTAAAATATCTCTCCAACTTTTTTTGAGTCTCTAACAGTTCTGCATCCAATTTTATCATAGTTTCTATTTCAAAATATACACCATCATTAAGGTTGAAAATGAATGTTAGGTTTTCTTTTCTTAACAACCCTGACCAAATAACATTTTTTTCATATATGTGTAGTGGATTGAAATCTACCATATTTGACACCTCTTCAACAAATTCATCCATTGTTTCTTGGAAAGCTAACTTTTCATCTTCAGTTAATACTAACTCTTTTTTGTTTTTACCATGTAAAACTATAATACCGCCAGAAACTCTATATTCTGCAACTTCTTCGTCCCTTTTTTCTTTTTGTTCATCATCGGTTATATCCTTTTCAATAGATTTACCAACATCAATTTTTTTTGTAACATTTGATGATGTTAAATCAGTAACGGAGTCTTCTAATATCATTCCGTATCTTTTTTTAATCTCGAATGTTTCATTAATACTATTATTTGAAGACAACAAACTTCTTGAAGCCTTTAATAATTTTTTTATTTCATCATGTGAATTATTCATTTTCAATTTTTTTTCTAAATTTTTCAAAATCAAAGGCCGGACTTAAATCAGTAAATGAAGAATCAAAATTACTTCTTGTTACTACCCCTTGAAATTTCTGTATACCATTTATTTTAGTGTTATGTTCTATAATTTCTTTACTCATTCTCATATCTAAGATAATTTTTTTACATAACTTGGTCAGAGAATCGAGTTGTTCATCTGAATAAGGATCCCAAAAAAAATAATCTCGCCATTTCCTCTCAAACACTTTACCTTTATAAATATCACCAATCCAGTTAACATAGTGGTTCTCTAAAGGTTGTTTTTCTAACCAACCTAAGTTTTCCAAACAAATTATTATTGAATTTCGATTGATTTGAGTATCCGAGAAAAACTGACAATGTTCTATGTTGTCGAGTAAATTTAAAATTCTACCATCTTTTGTTACTATATAGTTTGGTATTTTTTTATATTTTCCATTATGTCTATAACGCAAAGAAGTCAAATAATTCTCGACATTTCTACTAGTATGTGTAAGAATTATTTGACTTTTTTTCTTCTGTTTACCAAGAGGTTTAAAGTCCCCATATTTGATTATATCAATCATATTCTATCTATGGATACATTTGGCTTGGTGTATGTCAATTTCGTTGGACGAGTTGGTGTTACTGGTATTTCCTCTTTTATTTCAAGTGGTTCGAGTCCGAAATCGGAAGGATTGAAATATGGTTGTACTTCTTGTTCAAGTTCTTGACTTTCGACTTTAGAATCTATTGTAGGTAATTCCTCTGTTGTTGTTACAACTTTTTCTTCAATTGTTGACTCCGCAACTTCTTTCTTTTTTCTTCCCCTTTTTACCTTTGGCTTTTCTTCTTCCTCTTTTTCAAGAATTGTATCTAAATCCATTAGGGAAGTGATTTCCAAATCTCTATCATTCTGAGGGTCGTTGGTAACTGGTTTCCCAGGTTCTTCATATTTTACAAAGAAGTGTAATGAGGTTAATGATATTACAGGGAGAAGTCCACCACCTAATATTGCCAACCATCTTTTATGTGAAATTATATCTGTTGGTTCTGTCCCGAATAATTCAAAAATTGGTGAGGTAAGTTCAACCCAAGATATAAACAATTCTCCTGTCGGGTCAATCTCTTTATATGAATAGAATATATTTCCCACCATTTGAACGAATGTAACTAAACCGAACATAAACCTCACACCACCTTTAATTTTTTGTGTCGCGGCAATTAGTGCGGTTATAGCTCCAATTTCAATTGCTATCGAAAGGTAAATTGCCCAACTAAATGGATTGGTAATGTCGTACCAAGCAACAACATGTGATATAGATATACCAGCCACCAAAAAGATGGGGACTAAAAACATTGAACGGATGGGATTATTTTTAATCCAAGTAAATAAGTTATTCATTATTGTTTTTCATTTCAATGTACATAATATAACCATCATTATCAATATACCCATAATCAATTATTTCCATATCAAATTCTTCGGCAATCCTTGGAAATCTTTCTTCAATTATTTTGTCAATAACTTCTGATTTTTCTAATCCTTTATATTGTTCTTTTTTAAATGCCGCATCCCAACAACTTTCAACCCATCCTTCCCAAAATATAATTGAATCTACTTTGTTTTGAATATAAACTTGGTCATCATATCCATCCCAATCATCCAATAACATATCATAATCAGGGGTTTCTGTATTATATTCAGGATTGTCTTTAACTTTTTTTAGAAAGTCATCAATCAGTTCCATTCTAGTTAGGTCAGACATAAGACAACCCCTATATTTGGGGGTGTCTCTGAACTGAAATCTATTTATTTCCTCTAATTGTCTTTCAGTGATTATTATTTTCATTTTTCAAGTTGCTGAAGTTCTTTGTCTATTTCAGCTTGTCTATTCACATCAAGGATTTTTCTGTCAGTTGCTTGAATCATTCTTTTTTCGGCTTTCAATCCTTCAATTTTGATTTGTTTTTGTAAATCTTCTTTCAAGATTACAATTTCAGTTTCTAAACTATCTATTTGATTTGAAATTCGTTTCTCACTTTGTTTTTTTGCCATATTTCCTGTACAAGTAGAAATTAGAACCAAAACTAATGCTATAATTAGTCCGTGTTTACCCAAAAAATCTGTTATTGTTTTCATACTTTCTTTTTTTATAAATATTAATTGTTTATTAATTACATCCACTCAAATAGGTCACCTGATAGGTTTCTCAATTTTCTCAATGACTTTTCTTTAATCTGACGAACTCTCTCTTTCGTTAGATTAAAATCACCACCGATGTCTTCCAATGTTCTTGGTGACCCTGATAGACCAAAATAGTCCTCAACGATTGCTCGTTCTCTTTCATCCAAACAAGTTAATAACCCTAATAGTTTTGTTCTTAAAATGTCCTTGGTATGAAATGCTTCATCAGGCATATCAGCGTCATCGTTTTTCAATACATCGAATAGATTATCTCCTTCTTCATTGATTTCCATATCCAAATCAACCATAGATGGAAGACTGGTAAATCTACTATCTAACTCACCACCTTTGGCGTCAATTTCTTTCTTGGCTCTGTGTAGGTCTTGAACCACATTCACAGGGAGACGAATGGTTCTTGCGTTGTCATTTAAACTTTGTAGGATTGATTGTTTTACCCACCACACGGCATAGGATATAAATCTCAAATCTTTGTTCCAATCAAAGTTCTTGATGGCCTTCATTAAACCTAAATTACCTTCAGCAATAAGGTCAGCCAAATCCAATCCCTGATTTTGATATTGTTTTGCAACTGTGATAACAAAACGAAGATTACCCTCTAATAGTTCTTTATGGACTTTATCCACATCACTTGATGTTAATGAACCTGATTTCATAAGAACGGCAAGTTCTTTTTCTCTGTCAGGAGTCATAACTTTTTTCTTTCTAATGTCTTTGAGATATTGTTGAATCTCTTCTTGATTGATTGGAATACCTGAATTTTTTTCTTTCATACTATTTTGAATATTGTTTTAACAAATCTTTTTCTTCTTCATTTAGTGAGTTGAACCCACTCATATTAATCTTATCCAAGAGGTCATCCAAGGTAGGAACAATTTTTTGTTTGACTCTATTTTCTTCGATAATTTCTTTCTCAAAGATTTTAGTTAGGTCACCCAAAATAGCTTCCCTCATTTCTTCTTGTTCTTCCTCTGAATATTCTTCATTCGTTGCACAAATATCCGTACCAAACAATAGTTTCTCGTGTTCTTTTTCGAACCAATATGACATTTTGTCAGTTTTGATAGGTACAAGTATATGCGTAATTGATAAATCACTCAAAATTGAGTCGAAGAAATTTTTTATACTTTCGAAAGAAAGTCTAGTTTCGAAAGTAAACAAAGCAGTTTGAGGACCGAAGAAGTACTTGACACCACTTTTACTTGCGATTGTACTAATCTCCTTACCAATAGATTTAACAAATAATTCTTGTTCGTTGTGTTCGATGAAAACAGAAAGTAAGTATTTCATATTGTTATGTCGTTTTTGTTGAGTACAAATATAAAACTAAATTCCAATTAAAACAAAAAATGGTGAGTTTTTTTCTCACCATTTTATTTTTACTGACTGACACTACTAATATTATTCTCTTTTGTAATCTTTATAATGTTGTCAGCCCAATTACTAACCAGTGGATTGTGGGTTATAACGAATATCTTTTCGAAATAGTTTTTAATTTTGGTAAAAAACTCCCCAACCATTTCCAAGTTTTCATTTGATATTTTTCCAAATACCTCATCCATAACTATAATATTTGGTTTTGGTAGTGAACATATCTTTGTCAATACTGCTCTCAACGCCAATGATGCTATGGTTCTTTCATAACCTGACCCAGATGACATTAATTTCTCAACTTGGGTGTTGTTATCAATCATGACAAATTCAACCTCATTCTTGTCATTTATATTGATTTCCAATCTAAAGTGAGAACTATCTTCCAACAACCTTTGTAACTCAGAATTCAACATTGGAATCATTGTTTTCATTATTGTTTTAGATATACCATTCTTTCCAAAGATTTCCAAATAAACTTTATAGATTCTTTCTTTCTCAGCTTCAACTTTGATTTTTTCAATCATTTGGATATTTTGTTCAATCTTATCTTTTAAACTTTGAATTTGATAGTTGTTAGAATCTAGTATTCTTTGAACTGATGATTTTTCTCTGTCAAGTTCATCCAATCTCAGGTTGGCTTTGATAAGTTGGGTTTCAATCTTGTTGTTTGTGGATATTTTATCCTGTAACAAGTTAAACTTTTCCAACTTATCTTCCAATCCTTTGATTTTCATCAAATAACCCTCAATTGTAAGTTCATATTTTTCTTTGATAAGTTTGTTTTTCTCATACTCATCGAACTCTTTTTTCAATAGAACATACTTAGCTTCTTTGATTATTATATTATTCATTTCCCCCTCATATTCGGTCTTTTGACTAATATAACCTTCAAGTTCCGCTATTTTACTTTGAGTTATTGAGGCCATCATTAATTCAATACCACAATGTTCACACTTAATTCCACCATCAACTGAAGATTTTAAACTTTCAATCGATTTGATATTTTGTTCAACTTGAACAATCTTTTTGTAGTAATGTTTGTGTTCATCTTTCAACCAGTCGTGTTCTTGTTCCGAGTAAAACTCTGTTGGTTCAACTACCTTGAGTTCATTTAATTGTTTTTCAATACTTAGTTTTTGGGTTTTAATTCCGATGATTTCACTTTCAATACGCTCAGGAACAATATTCGAGATTTCAATATCAATATCCGTATGTTTGGATTTCAATAATGTATCTCTATATTCTTGTCCTTTGATTATTCTGTTCTGAACATCAATCAAATTGTTTTGTTGGGTAATGTTTTCGGTTTGTAATTGTTCAATTCTTTCTTTGTATCCATCATTATCTGATTTCAACTTTTCGCTTGAATATACATTGGATAACATTGACTTGGAAAACTCTGAATAGATTTCTTTTCCAGTATCTTCCTTCTTTTTAATAAAGTCCAATCCCATAAATCTGGACAATACCTGTCCTCTTGCTGTGGGTTTAGAATCAATTAACTCTTCAAGGTTTGTTGCCGTGGTTAAGATTGTCATCAAGAAATCTTCCTTCGTCCCGATGGAGGTTTTAATGAAACTTTCCGTTTCTCTCCTTTGTTCTCCTGTAAAGTTCTGTAATGTTCCATCTGATAACTTCTTAAAGAAATCTAATTCAGTTTTTACATTCCAATCCCCATCTTTTTTCTTCTTTCTTTCAATATTTCTAACAATAACATATTCATCACCATCAATGATAATTTCACCTTTGATATGAACTTTATCTTTATTAGAAAATCTATTGAAAACTTCTTCAGCTTTTGATGTTTTGGTTGTTTCATTGAAGAATAAAAATAACAATAAATCCACAGTTAAAACTGTCTTTCCACCGAAATTAGGAGGATTTGATTCCACCACCGAGATACCATTACATTTGTCAAAATCAATCTTTTGATTTTCACCATATGATAAGAAATTGGAGAACTCAATGTTTTTAATATACCATCTTTTAAATGGTGATATTTCACTTTCATTTAATAATAATCTACTATCAACAGCTTTATCCAAATTAAGAATGTCATCTGTAAGATTTGTTAGATTTTTGTTTTCCAAGAATGATTTTACCAACTCATATTGATAGTTCTTATCCAAGATATTAAATGAGACATCAACTGTTTGTGTTGTAACTTCCGTGGATTTTGTTTTGGTTATTACATTAACATTGGTTGAGTTATATTTCTTTTGGAAATAATGTCTAACACTTTTGATTTTTTCTTGTGTAAAGTTCTCAGGATAATCTTCCCATACAACTTGAATATATGGGTTATCAAATTTGTTAAAATCAATATCTTTAATCATAAAATTGTAATTGTAATCAGGGGGTGGATTGAATAAATCCATAGGGTTTGTTACTGGTTTTCTTCTGTTGGTTGTTCTAATTCACTTGGGTCTACAATTGAAAAGTTTAATTCTTGTCCACCTAATGAAACTTTCATTTCGTTTTCTAATTGTTCGTTTTCTGTAAGTTTCGCTTGATATTCTTTTAACTTTTGTTCCAACAATTCAGTATATTGTTTTTGGAATTGTTTTTTCTCAGCGGCAATTTTTTCGTTTCTTTTTGCAACTTTCTTTCTGTGTTCTTTTTCTTTCTTTCCCATTTTAATTATTAGTTATTTTTTTATATGTTTTAAATCCACCATAAGTTCCTAAATCCATTAAAACATCTTCAATGTTTTGATTTAAATTGTAAAACTCATTGTAATTAACTGTTGTAATTTCAGTTCTTCCATCAGGTTTTTCACTCACTGAAACAATCTTATCAGGATTGACGAAAACTGAACCTTTTTCTAATTTAAACTCGATTAGTTTCATTATTTATAATTTTTATTATTTAGATGGTCTATTTTCCTCAAAGTATTCAACGATTGCATTGATTGCCCATACAGCACCTGATGATAAAATACCATCAAAAAACCAAGAACCCCACATAGGAACTCCAAATAACATATGAACTGGTGAGAATATTACCAATGATAAAAACCATCCTCCGTGGAAACTAAAACACATAGGACAAGATAAAATACCATCAATAAAATGAAAAAAGAATTGGAATGGTTGATACGGATTATTTCCAAGATTTTTGAAGAAATCTCTTAGCCCTTGGAATATACTTCCATAAACCATAATGTTCATCAATCCATAGGATAAGATAAACCAAGTAATTAATTGTACTGAAATCATAATTTGAAATAATTGTTTTCTTTTATTGCACAAAGTCCCTCATTCAACATTTCACATATCTGTTTCAGTTCTTCAACCTTGAAGTCATCCAAACAAAACCATTCTCTTTCAATATTATGTTTTTTGAACCTGAAATGTAATGCTTTTTCGAGTTGTGTGGGGTACTTTGTCTCAAATTCAAGTATAGTAATTAAATTTGGTGAGTTCAACTCTTTAACCCTATCTTTTACATTTCTTTTTGTGTAACCAATCTTAACTTGGTCTGAGTTGTCTTTTATAAAGTAAACAAATCCCACTACTTTTTTATATTAAAATAGTGGGACTAATTAAAAATTAAAGATTTTGTGAAAGATTAGAACCTTTCATATAAACAGCACCAGTATTTGATACTAGTTTCTCTAGTTGTTCAATCTTGTTATTAAGTTCAGTTATTGTCTTATCTTTATCCCCCATCTCTCTTCTCAACTTCATTAAAGTTTCTTGTAACATTCCCATCTTATCATTTGGTTTTTCAACTTCTTTGATAACCTCAACAATTTTTTCGACTTCTACTTGAACTTCAACTATTTTTTCAATCTCAATTGGTATTTCAACAATCCTTTCGATTATTTGGGGTATTGTCTCACCTGATATGAATATTGGAACTTCCTTTATTACTTCGACAACCTTTTCTACAACAACTTCTTTTGTTATCTCAACTATCTTCTCGATTGGGATTTCTTTTTCAACATACACGGTTTTAATAACTTCCTTTTCAACCTCTTTAACGACCTCGATTGGAATCTCTTTAATCGTTTCTTTCTCCACATATTTAATAATCTCAACCGGAATTTCTTTCTCAACATATTCAATAATTTTTTCTGAGTTATCACCCATTAAACCATATCTCTCAATATCATACCCCCTCTTAAAACATTTTTGAAAGAACTTATCAACATCTTCAATATCATTTAACTTACAATAATCAGTTAAATCCTTTTGGTTTTGTTTGTTAAGCGTTAAGTAATTTTTCTTTTCCATCAATAATATCTTCAAATGAGTTCATCTCAAACTTAAGGAATGGTCGAGGATTATTCAAGTCAACAAATGAATAATCATCTTTAATAACATCATATATTCCAAATCCGTGTTTCCGTAAAGATTCCCCAAAGTTTTGTTGGATTGTTGAGCCTACTTGGATTATTGGTGTTTTATCCAAATAAATCGTTTGTCTGGCATGTATATCACCACATAGAACAATATCACATCCTTCAAACTTACTGACCTCATATCCTGTCTCAAACTTATATCCAATATCTGTGTATAAACCAACAATAGGTCCGTGAAATAACCCAATCTTTAATCTGTCTGACTTCTCTATAACTGGTGGAATGTTATGTTCAAATAATGAATAAACAACCCAATCTATATTCTCGTCTTGATACACACCTCTATCCTTGTAATAAACAATATTGTCATTGTCCATTGATTGAATGATGGGGGTTAATGTATCCAACCTTGATAAGTTATTCTCTAACATATCGTGATTTCCAACAATGATAATTGTTTTGGCTATCTTTGAACACTCATCCAATACCCACCTTACCATTTCAATAAGTTCAGGACTGACTTGGTTTTTACTATGGACTAGGTCACCACTAAATACGACTCTATCAGGCTTTATTTCCTTGAATTGATTAAACATATCCGTTAGGATTGTTTTATATAGGTCGTGGTCTTTTATTAATCTCAAATGTAAATCTGAAAAATGAACCAATTTTTTAATCATAATTTTTAATTCGTTTTAATAAATGTTCGTCAGATTGGTAATTAACGGACATAACATCATCACCAACAAAGGCATCAACTTTTCCCAACTCATATGCTCTTATTAACATTGGGTCTTTGAATTCCCTTGTTTCACCTTTCAACTCGTCAGAGAAACCAATCATATAAGTTTCCAATAATATCTTGTTATCTATCATTTATCAAATAATTCGAAGTCGGGATTAACGTGTCCACAATCATCACAACGATAAGTTGGGAATGGTACTAAGGTATCTTCAAAACTACCTATTAACATTTTAGAAACTTTTTTGATTAGAACTACTTCTTTAAAGTATTTTGACCCACACTCCTCACAGGTAATAGTTGGTTGTTCTTTAAGGTCAATTTTTGGTAGGTTTTGTTCTGTATTAATTAGGTTATCCATATTATTCTACAATTATATTAAAATCTTCATTATCAATTTTATCCCATTCGGTATCTTGGTTATTAAGTTCTTCCATCAAACTTTCATAAACATTACCATCCATAGGTTTCATATCCCAACCATTTTCCAAAATATAAGCTTGGATTTGGTCTTCATCCATACCATCCAATTCAGGATAATCTGTAATGTTAATAACCAATGGTTTTTTTCTAAGGTAAGTTGTAAAAGATTCATAAACTGAAACTTCAACTGATTCTAATTTCTGGTTTTCCATTTTTAATTATTGTTTTTGTAAATTAATTTATATGTTTCAGGTTCAATACCTACTATTTCTCTATCAGAGACAAACTTAACACCATTATAAATAATGGTATATTTTTTTTTCAACTTTTTCATTACTAGTTTAAATTCATCAAAATAATCTTTTTCCGTTTCCGTTTTTGAGTCTTCTAATAGTTCCATTTTTTTTATTTTTGATTATAGGATAAGGATATGAAATTTGTTTTTTAAAATCAACTTATACAAGTTTAAGATAAAAAAATATACACACTATAATATAAATCTAATTAAAATGTTATATCTTTAAAAGAAAAAACTATGGCGTTATCCAAAGAAGATGGGTTCAAAATACGAGAAGAATATTCCACAATCAAAGAAAAAATGGTGTGTGATAAACACAATTTAGTTCAGTTGGGTGGTTCTAAAACAAAGATAGATGGTTTTAGTAACGAAAAAAATGTAAGTATAAAAAATGCAAGTGGTGTTAGTACACAAGTTCATCTAACTACTCAGAAAAGTTTCATAGAAAGTTTTGATATGAATTCTAATTGTGTTGAATTTATAAAGTTGTTTTGTGGTAATGAAACTATGAATAACTATGGTCGTGATAGATATCAGATTAATCAAATAGATTCAAAATTAGTAGATTCTTTCAAAGTTTTTTTAGATGAAAACAAGGAAAGAATTATTGATTTGATAGTTAGAAATGGTCATAATATCACACATATCATTTTTAATGATATTAAGAAAAACAACGAGTACGAATTAACTTATCAAGAAATAATAAACAGAATTTCCAAGTGTGAATGGATTTTTATGAATGGTGGTATTCATCTTAAAGATGAAAATAAAAAAACTTATTTTCACTTTCAAAGAGAGGGTAAAAGGAGTAAAACAAATAGATACAATGTTTTATGGCATATACATAAGAATCTATTTGTTTAGTCTTGATTCCGCTATTTCATAGTATTTTTTATCAAGTTCAATTCCTATATAATGTCTATCTAAAGTCTTAGCTACCTTAGTTGTTGTGCCCGAACCTAAAAATGGGTCTACTACCAAATCATTAACTTCTGTGGTCAAAAGAATACAATTTTCGACCAACTTTTCAGGAAAAGGGGCGGGATGTTCACTCCCCTTATCAGGATTTATCGTCCAAATTTCAGAATGAAATTGTTTATCTAAATTTTCCTTGTATGTTTTAGGTTTTCCTTTTGTCAACCAATAAATGTGTTCAGTACAAGGTAACAAAACATCTTTTCGAATATTTGGACTTGATAGTCTATTCCAAATTATCAATTGATATAATGAAAGATTTGACTTACTGATAAAATCAGTTGGTAAATGAACTTTGTTATTGTGTCGTCTAGGTTTATGGTTAAAAAATATAGACCCTGTAGGTTTAATTATTCGCATCATCTCATTCAAGATTGTGACCATCCAATCATTATAGTCACTTTCTGAAAGATTATCGTCATACTCAGAATAATCTATGTTAAATTTTTTCCATACTTGATTACCAGGTTTAATTTTTCCTCCAACAAGACCTTTTTTGTTGTATGGTGGGGAAGTTACAATAACATCAACTGAATCAGATTCGATTGATTTCATCATTTCTAAACAATCACCAAGTATTAATTTTTGCATATGTTTTAAAATATTTTAAGATTCATCACCTGAGTTATAACCGACATAGGAATTCTAAATTCTTCAAATGTACCATTGTCTTTTAACAATACTATTATAGCCCCAAATAGTCCAATTTTTTCATATTTACTTCCTTTCAACATCTTAAATAATAATCTTAAATATAGTGGAAGTTGAATGTAATAGTGTCCCAAAGCATTATTTGGTAATTTATTGAAGGGGTACTTCATTGGTTTGGTAAATTGATTAGATTCAAAGTTTTTTGGTTTGTTAGTTTTATAATCACCACAGAAAATACCTATTTGGTTTTTTTCTTTATTTTCAATTAACCACATTTGGTCGGGTTGTCCAACATATTGTAATTCGTTATCACCTAATACCATTTCAGTATCTAGTAAAACCGCACCTCTTTCTTTCATTAATTCCAAATAATTACCACCAGCACTAACCATTCTATCACTCTTCAATATTTGTTCAAAATCACAATCAAATATGGGTTGTCTAACTTCTTTTTCGATATCAAACATTTCCAATGATTTTTGTTCCAACAAATAGTGAGTTCTACTCCCCAAGTTAGTAGAATATGTACCAGCATCAGCCCATTCTTTTAATAATTTTTGTTGTTCTTCAACATCACCTTTGGCCTTTTTTAATGCAATTTCTTCAGCTGGAAACTCATCGTAATATTTTTTAATAATCTTTGATACGGAATACCAATCATCTTTCAGTTTTCCATTGATATCCAACATTGTATATTTATGAGCTTCTTCCTCAAATGTAAGTTGTAGTTCTTTTTGTCTATTCCCCACTATTTCCAATATCTCATCTCTTACTTTATATAAATCTGTCATCTTATTGTTATGTAATATTCATTTATGTTTCCCCTCAAATCAGCAATGTCCTTATCAAGTGGTAATTTTACAATCTTTATTCTTCCATATAATTCACCACCATTTAACTCGTGGTACAAACTTACAGCATTATCATAAGCATCACCATCCAATGCAATTGTTATATTTCCTTTAGCTTTGTCATATAAAGTATTAAATAATAACGAACTCATATGTTTCCCTAACATCGGAATACTATTTGGTATAAAGATAGAATCAAATGCTCCCTCAACCAAGGTAATATCTTTTTCCCAATCAATCAAACTCTCAAAAAAAATAATTTCATCTTTGGCTGATTCAGGGTTCTTATATTTGGCCTTAGTATGTAAATCCCAACTTCTCGCAATATAATAATTTAATTCGTCTTTTTTATCATAAGATGGAATTATAATTCTACCTGCGTGACTACCATTATCACAAAATCCAATACCATATCTTTCAATAATTTCATCAGTAATGCCTCTATTAGTTAAATAATTGTAGGCTTGTCTTCTTACAGGATAGATACTTGAAACTTCGTTGAACTTTTTAAAATGTTCAGGTAATTTAAGTTTTTGAGTTTTTTTATAATTGGTTGGTTTGTTTTCCTCAGGGGCTAATATGGAATATGTTTTATAATGTGATTTTTTACCATATTTTTTTATCAACTTTCCAAGTGACCCGTGCATATTGTCCGTATCACCACAACTCCAACAATGAAATAGATGTTTGAAATAATTAATCTCCAAATTACCCTTATTTTTACCTTCATCACAATTAGGACAATTGTATGAAACTTGACATTTGGACTCATAATGTTGTTTTTCCTTTCCAAATATGTCATTGAGTAAATCTACTATTATTTCATTATCGTCAGCCATAATATTCACAAAGTTTTACTACCTAATATATTTATAAAAAACAATTTTGTCAAATGCCAACAACGATAACAATAAATGGAGTTTCAGGTGCAACACCTTTTGACATTTATTTATGTGATGATCCCCTAACAACTTGTGTGTATGTAAATACCATAACTGGTGGGACTTATTCTTTTGATGTACCTCTAATTATGGATGGTCAACTATCATATAACCTTAAAGTTGTTGACGATAATAATTGTGAAATAATCTCCAATTTAGTAGTATAATAAATGAGTTCAGGTTATACCATTGTCAATACAGCGTCTACGATATATTCAGGTTTTACTTTTACAAATTACTTGGGTAATCAACACACAATATTCTTACCACCTAATGTAACTTATTATATTGCTGGTTCAGGAGTAACATCACCATCAGTAGATTTGGTTTTAACAAATTTGGGCGCTTTAGATGGATATTTGAATTGGCAAGGATGTTGTGATGGAACTGACATAAGTGTAGCTGTTGTTACTGGGTCAACTTTATCACCATCGGGTGTGTTCACTAATATGGGTTACATTGGAAGAGCTAATGGAGTTGATTATCTGTATGGTTGTTATAAAACTCAAAGTATTACTGATTCTGCAATATACACAGAGTATACAGTATTTGCTTCAGGTTCTACATATGTGGATTGTAATGATTGTATAGCTAATAACCAGTGTGACATAGAGGAATGTTGTATTTTACTTCATGTTGAAAACTTTGAGCTAAATTATTATAGAAGTTTATTTACTGAATCAATAATAAACGGAAGACAATATTACATATTTGATAATTTTCAAGGAGAAACAATAATACTTTTTTGGGATTTATTTTTGCAACAATGGTTTTTAAATAATTTGACAACACCTGAAACATTTGATTTGGGAGGTTACGGATTCACAACAGGTTATTGTCCAACTAATGCAACTTTACTTATTGATGATACAATTTTAACAAATGGATTTTCAGCATATGTCACGACAACTTCATTTGTTTGTTCAGGATGTCCACCAACTTATTGTATAACAAATACAGGTTTAGGTTATGATGACAACTTTGTATCAGCAGGTACTTATAATGGTGACACATATTGGTCAGGAATTACAAATGGTGATTTCATATATTACACAACGGGAGGTACTTGGTGTTTATCAACTACATTGGGTGGTTTCTGTCTTTTGGAAGGACCTTATCCGTGTAACTCAAATTGTCCTGATTTGTGTGATGATTATGTTTTCAGTGGTAATTGTCCCACACCAACTCCAACACCAACAGTAAATTGTTCTGTTTTAGATTTTTCTGCAATATTTGATTGTGAAGTCACACCAACTCCAAGTGTAACCCCAACAATTTCAGTAACACCAACAATAACTCCAACACCAACTCCAAGTGATCCTTGTGGTGGTAGAGCTGTAGATGTGACAATAACTGGGTACACACCAACACCAACTTCAACACAAACACCCACACCAACTCCAACGCCTGCTGTAACATATGCTTGTAGTATATCAGGTAATGTTGTGTTCAATACAGTTCAAGGTGATATAATCTGTCCTATGAGTAAACAATTTCAAGATTGTTACAATGGACAAATGTATTATACAACTTTACCTATTCCTTTACCATCTGGTGGAACTTTGACTAAGTTTGCAATTTATAAAGCAGACATAAATGGAGTATCAAAATGTGTATCCTTTGTTGGTATCAACTTGAGTGTAATAGGGGTTGACATAATTGATGTTACTGACGGACCTTTAGGTTTCTCAAATTTGAATGAATGTTATTTGTGTACTCCAAATGTAACCGTAACACCTACAATATCATCCACTCCAAGTATTACACCAACAATTACACCTACACCAACACCATCCGTTGCAATTGGTTATTATGTATATCAAAAATGTGGAACTAATCAGTATATAATTCAAACTTTACCTGGCCCAACTTCGACAGAGGGTCAAGTGTTCAAAGACCCTGAGGCTTTTGAATTCAATGAATGTTGGCAATTCCTATACTATTCTGTGACTTATCCTGATTTACCACCTAGTTCAATATATAGTAACTTCTCAGGTAATTATTTCCCAGAATATGGTTTCAACTTCTATGATAGTTGTGATGATTGTTTTGGGGTGTTCAGTACACTCACAGGAATATAAGTAGGAGGATATTTAAGAGTATATGACCTCACTTCAATTCACTCAAATAGCTGGTTTAAATTATCCATACACAATTTATATATGTGATATATTTGGTAGTCAATGTATTTTAGTTGCGTACATTGATACTTATGTCCCATTAAATAATACATTCGTTCTCCCACCACAATTTAATACAGCACCAGCAATTGGTGTTAAAGTAATAACAGCGGATGGGTGTGAAAAATTTAAGGTTATATATTGTAGTGATGATATAAAAGACTTTATGGATTTGGATGATTTCTTTTTTATGGATGGTGTTGGATATTTCTTTATGTCTTAAGTATTTATAAATAAAAAAGAATGGCATTTCTTACCGATAGAACTTTAGCAACTGGTGTAACATTTAATGATTTGATTCACATTGTTATAACAGGAGATACATCACAAAATCCTGCAGGTTCTTCTTATAAAGCAACAATTCAACAAGTTACTAATTTAGTACAATCAGTATACATTACTGGTGGTACTTATAATTCCTCAACTGGTGTAATAACATTTACTAATAGTTCTGGTGGTACTTTTTCAGTTTCAGGATTTGTTACAGGATTTACAGACACAAGTGTTACCGCTTTTACTTACAATAATAATACATTTACTTTATCTGAAAGTGATGGAAGTTCATTTTCTGTAAATGTTAATACTATGACTGGTTTAACAATTAATGGAAATTTATCAGTCACGGGAACAACTAATAGTGGAACAATATCAGCAACGACATATCAAAATTTACCAACGGACATAAGGGTTACTGGTGGTACATTTTCGGCGGGAACATTAACACTTGTAAATAATACTGGTGGTACTTTTAATGTTATAGGTGTAGGTACTTCCACCGAATCAACAACTGGTATATCAACTTCAGCTATTACATTAGTTACAGGTTATAGTTATAATGGAATAAGTTACTCAGGTAATGTTGATGTCACTTTATTTTCACCCTCAGGTATTCAAGGATATAAATTAACAATCAAAGACGAAGGTGGTTATGCAGGTTCTTATAGAATTCGTGTTACACCAGTCTCAGGTACAATAGATGGAAACTCTTACATTGATATGAACATAAACTATATGTCACTTACATTTGTGGCAAGAAATAATAATTGGTGGATAATATAATATGGCATACATTTTTAATAATTCAGTAAAATATTCTGATGGTCCTAACTTGGACGCATTCGGTAGATTAAGGACTGCCGCAGTTCAAAATCTTTTGGATATTAAACATACATTTGATAAAAATCCACTTCAGGTTAGTGAAGTAACTGCAGGTACTGCAACATCAGTATTTAGTCAACAATATGCGAGGGTCAGAATGTCAACATCGGCTAACAACGATTTAGTTATTCGTAAAACTAAAACACATCCAATTTACCAACCAGGTAAAAGTCAGTTGTTTGAGGGAAGTTTTAGTAATTTTCAAATTGAAACTAATATAATCAAAAGAATTGGTTGTTTTCAATCAACTACTGGTTCACCATATAATTCAGTGTTTGATGGTTACTTTTTGGAAAGTAATGGTGTTACTAGTGCAATAACATTTAATATATTCTTAAGTGGTTCTTGTACTTTTAGTGCTGACTCAACAACTTGGAACTCAACCGAATTCGACCCAAATAATTTTGATTGGGCTGAAACAAATCTAATGACTGTAGATTATCAATGGTTAGGTGTAGGTAGAGTGAGATTTGGTATGGTTTTATCAGGTCAAACATTCTATTTTTTAGATTATACCGCAGCAAACAATATACCAACTGTTTATATGTCATCACCAAATCAACCAATAAGATATGAAATTAGACAAGTTGGTGCTGGTTCAGGTTATTTTGATATGATTTGTTCTCAAACTTCAACTGAAGGTGCTCTAAATGGTTTATATTCAACAGTTTCAATTCCTTACACCGCAACAACCACGATGGCTACCTCAGGTACAAAATATCCATATATTGGATATAGATTAAAACAAAATTACATTGGTGTAACATCTCAGTTTGACACAATCAGTATCTTAAACACTTCAAACGATAATTACTTGTTGACTATGGAATTCAATCCAACATTATCTTCAACGCCAAGTTGGACTGATATACCTAACTCACCTTTTCAATATTCTTTAAGTGATGGAACTCCAACAATAACAACACCAGGACACGTAATGACATCATTAATTGGTCAGGCTGGTACATCTGCTTTAACGACCACTAAATTAGATGACAATCAAATAAGAGTTGGTTCAAATGTTAATGGTACTTTAGATGAAATGTGGTTATGTATAACACCATTAGGTGTAAATGCTACTTTTATTGGGGCTGCGGATGTTTTATATTATTTATAATGTCAAATAATCCTCTATAATTTTTTTAAAAAAATAAAAATAGTGACAACATATTTATCATAAGGATAAGTATAAAATTTTATGTCAAATTGTATAAGTTTAATTTCTTGTGATGGTTTATGTCCTGATATACATAATATTAAGGATCCTAGTCGTAGTAATTTATTACCATATTTAAATACATTAGTTCAGATTAATGGAAATGTTGATTGTACTTATGTAGTTAAAGAACCTTTACTAGTTGGATTCCAAATGGATAGTATTGAGTTTCTTTGTGACTTATCCCAACCAAATGGTCTTAATGCTTATGGAAGTGTATCATATAGTGTAAATTCAGTAACTTACAATGGAAATGAATTTATCAATACACCTAACTTTCCAAGTTATACAATAGACCCAAATAGTTTCGATTGTTTGGATTGTGACACAGATTCACTTTTATGCGTTGGTAATACAACAAATAGTAATAATTCCAACGCCCATAGTCAAAATTTAACGAATATCCTTCTAAGTTTAGGTTTGAATATTCAAGTGTTCCCATATAGTGATAATGGAAGTTTTGTTTTTAGAATTTATGAAAACGATAGTTTCACTATCGAAATAGAAAGAACCTCTATACCAAATCCAGGTGTCTATCAATTCTTCTATGTAAATGGGACTCTTAGTCTCAATTTCAATGGTATCAATATAACAACTAATTTAATAAATGATGATACTAACACTTGTGCAACAAGAAGAACTGGTTATGAGGTAACCACATTTTCCGCAGTATCCACTTGTGGTGTTGTAAATAACTATGGTGATTATGTTACTGTTAATGAGTGTGATGTAATTACCATTTTTCCTATGGGTGTAACTTGTAGTGTTGTTAATACCTTTGGTAGAACTGGTTCAACAAGGAGTGCAACTTTGGTTGTTACTGGCGGAACACCTCCATATAATTTTCTATGGGAGAATGGAAACACAACTGGAACTATCATAAACTTACCCTCAGGTACATATAATGCTGTGGTTACTGATGCTTTTGGTGATTTCGTTGTAAATACATCTTGTTTTTTACCACCAGTGGATTGTACACAAATAACTATCAACACGAATATAAGTTATACTTGTCAAGTTAATTCATCTTATTCTCAAACTGGTTTTGCTTTCTTATCTTTAATCCCAAGTGGTGGTTTCGGACCTTATACCTTCTCAGGTTCAATTAATAATGTTGTAACTACTATAACAGATGGAATGTTGTTAAATAATGGTGATTTGTTAAATATTGTTGTTTTTGATACAAACGGATGTTCTTCAGATGTAGAGTTTTTGGGTATTGTATGTCCACCCGGTCCTACACCAACACCACCACCATTTGACCCATTACCTTGTTTGTCATCAATTTTATGTCCGAATTCAAATTTATTCACATTGGATATTTCGGCTTCAACTATTGATTTAAATTTTGGTATCACACCACCATCTTATGTGTATGAGTTTAATTTTATTTTATCATCATCAAATTATACCGGTGATGTTGTTGGTAGTTACAAAATTTTTAATGTTGATTTACCAAATTCTTTTTTAAGAACAATAACATCAAATTCATCTTTCCCAAATAATATTAACAATACAATGTATTGGGATGGGGCTTTAGGAACACCTGAAGTATCATTGAATGATTATGTTGAATTTGGGTTTACTGAATTAACACCTATAAATCCGACTAACTCTGATTCACCTTGGAATGTAACTTATTACCCATATAGTGAACTGAATCCAGGTTATACTCCAACTTACTCGTGGGTACCAGGTTCAACATCTATACAATTAGCTGTCGCACTATTTGATGATGATTATTGCGTACATAAAGGAACAACAACAATTACCATACCTACAGATGGTAATACAAATACAGTAACAATATCTTTTTAATCTATGGCATATTTTGATATAAATATTTTTGGTACTGGTCATCTACAACATGACTTAGATTTGTTTACATTCAATCTACATATATTACAAGTAGAATCGGATGTTACACCCACAAATTTTGATATGTTCATAAGATTTTATGCTTTCCCATTCAATTTCAAAAATGGAACGATTTTATCAGCTTTTTATAGAGACCCCACATTACCAAATCCAGCGCCATCATTAAGTAGTAGATTTTCGGTAAACAAACCACAAGTAATACATCTTACAGGTATGACACCTAATAATCCAATAGATTTATATGATTGTAATCCAAATCAGTATCTGATAGGTAGTTGTTCACCGGCACAATTAAGTTTAAACACTCCGTTAGCTTCACCTTGTCCAAATCCTGAAGATATTAGATTGTTTTCTGGTACATTTTGTATTCCTTTTGACCAAAGTGGATTTGACCAATCATGGACTAATATTACAAACTCAGGTACTGGTAATAGAAATTTAGTCCCAAATGTAGGTCGTTATTTTAACTTGCCAATAAGTGTTGATATTATAGCTGATGGATGTATTTATCGTAACAAGGGTAAACTTACCGCAAATATATACCAAGATTACACATACAATTATCAAAGTAGTGATGACCCCAATCATCCATATGGTAATGTAGATTGTTTAAGTAACCCCAAGTTTTATCCTATTGGTTATAGAGATAAATTAAGAGTTACTTAATTCCAAATATTTTGTTGTTTCATATAACCTAAAACACAACAATAAGCATCACTCATATCAAAATTTTCTTTTTTGAGTGTGTTGTTTTTAGTATAACTCCAATTGATTTGTGGTTCTCTTTTTGCAACTTGTTCCCATATAATTTCTTTTTTGTCACAATTTTTAGGGAAACCACCAAATAAAACGAATTTACCTTTATCGTTTTCTTTAACCAACCATGGGAAGGCTGACTTCCTAGAGTTGTAGGTTGATATATATTCAGGTACTATACCCAAAACATCATAAATTTCTTTCGAAATAAGAGTATTATACCTCATCAAGGTTTGAATTGTATATACATTATTACTATTAAGAAGTGGTTCTTCTATAACTACTTTTTGTATATTCAGACCATCATATTGTTCCAATTTGGTTTTAAAGACATCACTTTTTAAAAAAAGTTCTTTCATTTTAGCGATGTCTTTTTCCTTTATAACTGGTGAAATGTGAGTTAATTCTAATAGTTGTTTTGTTTCAATATCGAACAATGCCCATCCAATGGTTTTAGTTGAAACATCCAATCCCAAAATCTTTGGCGATTCTTTAAAATTTTTGTCCATAAATAAATTAAAAATCAAATTTTACTAAAAGTTGCTGAATCCCTTGTCTAAGTACAGGTGATTGTAACTTTGATATAATCATAAGATTTTTATCAGAATCGTAAAGACCTACTTCAGTCATAAATGGTGTAACACTTGGTGACCATGTTGGGTTCGAAGAGGATAAAAACTCAACTTGACTTAAATTTATTTTGTATCTCATTTCATAGATTGTTGCTTGAATATCAGTCTCTAAGTTTCCATAGAAGTAATATTCATCACCAAAATTTAATTGACTACCAGTAAAACCTTGTGGTGTAAGTGTAATATAATCATTCAAATCGTAGTATGGTGCATTGTCATATAAATCTTGTGTAATAACAAAGGTGGTACCTGTGATTCCAGACGATGTTAATAATCCATTTACTGTCGTACTCGTTAAAGAGCTTGTAAAATCAATTATTTTCCATTCTGATGGAGTGGGTCTTTCATCCCCAACAACTTTTTGACAAATTATCTCAAATGTATCCGCATAAAAACCACTCGCTGAACTACAAACATCAGAACATATTGTTGATGCTGTAACGATACTTGGGCAATTACCTGATACAATACCTGAACTTGTAGTTCCTGATACATCATATATTGATTGTGTTATATCTCCATTGATAGCCAAAACACATCCACTAAAGGTTGTACCAGTTTGGTAATCTGAAATTACAAAGTCACAATCAATTGTTTTTATTATTGATTGTGTTGAAGTGGTTTCCGCCGTATAACTTTCACAAGTTAATGATATACAATCAGACCATAATGAAGTTGTTAAACCAGTAATTGATGCTGTCTCTGACGACCAACTACCCAAAGGTAATTCTGACGATGTAAGTCCAGTTAAAACCGCAACTCTTGTATTAGCTGAATAAATTTCCCAATTCGGGCTTCCATAGATTAATCTATAATCAACTCCCGTAAATAAATCCAAATACAATTCAGTTGCCCCACTCAGAACTTTGGCATACATAGTTGTACTACATGCTTGATTTTGTTCACAAATTTCAACACATATTTGTGGGTTTGAACTACATTCAGTATATCCACTTGAAACACCACTTATCGTAAAGTCTCCGATAGGACTCGACCCACTGAAATTTATTATTGTATCACCAGATGTAGTATTATCTCTGAAAATCCAATCTGAGCCATCCCAAAAAATATTAGTTATTGTTGTAGTGTACAATAAATTTCTGAATATCGGTAACCCATTGGACATTTGAGGTGTACTGACGAATGGATATGAATAAAAAACATTTGGACTTGTTTCTACCCAAAAAGTAAAACCAGAATACCAACAAGGTGTAACATTTGTTTGATCAGACGATAAACAAGTTAAATCCCCTCCAAATCTAACCCCGACATTTTGTGAACTATCTTGATTACAACTGATATTAGGACCTGTAGCTTTCAAATAATAATTACAATGTAGTGAGTTAGTAAATGCCAAAGAATTTGTTAATCTATATGTTACATACAAATATTCAGTAGAGGCACTTAAAATACCATCAACACTTGTTGATGAGTCACCACAAGTGTTTGGAACTATTAAATTCAGTTTTGGTGCTGGCAATGTCCAGTTTCTATTGGATTTATATGACATTGCAGCTACTATTTCTTCATCATCGATGATAATAATTTTCGAATCAGGGAAAACTTTTCCTACTCTACTTGGTAATATTGGGTTTGCGTGAGTGTCCCACAAATTATAATATCTCAAACCAGGGTTGTTCATATCCTGATTTTTGGATGATTTCATGTATTGTACTCTGAATAAACTCAATCCATCAAAACCTGGAGGATCCACATAAAATGTTTCACCAAAACAACAATCAGGGTTTTTATGCCACATTAATGTTGGGATGTGAAGTTTGAAGTTTCTTGCTTGTCCTGTTGTATCATCAAATTGGTCATCAAATGGTTGTAGTGCAAACTTTTCACCATAGAACAAATCTATTGTTTGATTAGTGTAGTGAATTATTGCAATCGTTTTTTGTTCCTCAGGTCTTACAATTATAGGTTCACCAAATGAGTTATTAAAATAAACAACACTTGTCGTTGTTTGTCCACTTGATGACGCATAACCAAAGTATTCTTTCGAACCCAAAAATCCTATTGAACCAAACTTCGTATAATCTTTGTAAAGACCTGAATCTAATCCAGCTGGATCTTCTGACCAAGGAATATTCATATTCCAAATTTTAACATCAAATTGGTCAGTATAACAAACAGATTCGAAATTTATAACATTATCATTCCAATGTGGAGATGGTGTGATAGTATCATATAACGATATCATATTTGGTGGGTAAACTAATACTCTTGCGTAACAATCGTTCCCCAAATAACTATAATCAGGAGTATTTCTATCCAAAGTTATAGTATTTAGACACATATCAACAATTCTATAAGTCAATATAGGATAACAACTTTGTAGTTTTACAACACAATTAGCTTTAGTGTTCGTAGAACAAGCGTTTGAAGGTGTTGGTGTTGGACAAAATGTCGCTGATGGTGTTGGGGTGGGTGTAGGTGACAAACAAGGGTCTGTTGGTGAAGGTGTTGGTGTTGCAAATGGTGTTGCTGTTACCGATGGGGTAACTGATATTGTAGGTGTTGGAGTTGGGGTAACAACATTAACACATTGACATGTATTTGAACCCTCACCATCATAAAATATTGTTACAATGTCACCGATTGCAAATCCCCTCACAACATCCGTATCACAAGAATCAAATGTTAGTGTCATTTGATTAGTACCAATTAAGGTATTCATTTGGACTGTGTAATTTGAATTAATTACATAATCACTATTGGTTAACGCACTCCAATAAAATGTAGTACCAGTACCACCAGTGAAAAAACCTCTTGGACTTGCTGTATTAAAGATAGGACTCGATGTTGAATCCATAAATGGTATTCCATATGTATTTCCAGTATTACCATCAACATAGAGTGGATATTTTATATTCTCTTTGTTACTTTGTGGTGCACCTGAGGAATTTTGTGCATTGAAACTTGGTTCTAAAATAAATGTATTAAATTGACTATATGTATTAGTTGGTAATGTGTTATATGACACTTCACTATCACCTACTTGGAAATACGCAATATTGAATGTCCCTTGTGATAACTTCAATCTTGCAGTATCTGTCAACCTAGTATTAATTAACCCCGATGTATTTTTTATTATATATCCCATTTGTTTATAAATATATTATGTAGGATTTTATGTTACCACAGCTTTACAACAATCACAACCACTTATTCTCAAATTCGAGATTGTAAAACTATCTGTGCTTGTTCCTATGTAACAATTTATGTCTATATTTTTTAATATTGATGTTGTTGTTGATAAAATAAAATCATCACCAAGTTTGTATATAACATTATTCCATACCTCTGTCAGTGAAGAAATATATTTTGTTTCTCCTTGACAACCCGGTGTCGGATTAAATGTTTCTCCTGTAGTCGTAGACGAATAGGACATACCACTTAGAACAGAATTTATTTCTAATTGTGATGTAGTTGTTGCAGTACATGCAGTTAATGAAGGTGAATTACTCGTTGTGTTCAAATGTCTGACATCAAAAGTGAGGCTAACACCTGATGGTAGTTCGGGATTCACTACAATTGTCGATGTATAATCGAAAACATTTAACGATGGTGAACTTATCGATTGACTATTAGTTGTTTGAATTGATACTGAATATGTTGTAAAGCCTGATGGTTTTTCTAAAAATATTGTTTTTGATATTGTTGTACCTGACACATCTTTTGTAACTACACTATACAAACCAGAACATAAGTCAAAAAACAACGGAGAATTTTTATAACTTATCCCACCATTGATTGAATATGAATATGGAGGATTTCCACCAAAGGAATAAACCGAAAGTGTTCCATCACATCCACAAATTGTTTGATTAATTGTTACAATACTATCTAAGGCCATTTTTAATTTTTTTTATGGTGTACATGAAATACAACTTATATCGTAATAGATTTTTAAATTAGCTGTTATTTGTAAATCAATTAGTGAAATTGGTGGATCACATATTGTATTAATAATAATTTGATTATTGAGTGGGTCTAAATCAACAGTTTGGATACCATCGTACTGAAGTAAGGTATTACTTAAAGCTGTGTAGTACTCATCGTCTGTTGGGAAATCATTTAAGGTAGTGCCAGTATAAAAAGTACTAGTTTTCACGGTTGAGCCTCCTGATACAACTACCTCATAAATAGCTTCATTTAAAATACAACCCGTATCACCTGAGGTTAAGTCAAAAAATCCTTCAATCAACATTTGTTGTGGACCTCTTTTACCTATTTCACCAGTGAATGAAGATACATCCTCACATAAACTTAATATTTCATATGAACTTACCAAATTATATCCAAACATTCTTACACTTCGTGTTCTAACACAACCATTGTCGTCAGTTACTGATAATGTGTAAGAAGCTGCCGACAATCCAGTAATCGTGAGTCCAGTTTGACCACTTGGAACATTTGAACTCCAAGTCCAAGAAAATGGTGGTTCACCATTAGTTATAAACGCATTAATCTCACCATTTAAACCGATTGTTGGTGATATAACATTTAAATTGAAGTCAACACTATTCGAGATTGATATATTAAATGGTTCGATTTGTTGACAAAAATTTGAATCGGATACAGACGCTGTGTAATTTCCTGAAGCTAAATTATAAAAAGTGTAAGACAAACTACTACTAGTATCTGATTGAATTCCGATGTCATAAAGATATGGAGGTGTGCCGCCTGAAGTGATGGTTAAAGTAACTGAACCATCCTCATTATTACAAGTTGTACCAGTAGTAGATGTACTAAGAGTAAATAAATTTGTGTTACTAATGGTAATTGTTTGGGTGTATACACAAGGACCACCATTTGTTATTTGAAGTGTGTAGACACCTGAACTTAAATTGTTGAAAGCTGTAGAACTACCAAAACTAGAACTTGTTTGAGTGTTACCTAAATTATCAGTAATAGTTGCAGTGTAAAAACCAGAACCTCCAGCTAATTGTAACGACAATCCACCTGAGTTGTCATTACAAGTAGAATTTGTTGTGTTTAATGATACAACATAGAAACTATTTGGGGTTTGAATAGTTGTTGAACTTGTGGTTGTACATAACCCAGCATCTGTAACATTTACCGAAAAAATACCACTTGTAAGTCCTGTAAAAGTATAATATTGGGAAAATGTTATCACCGTTTCCCCATTACTTCCTTGATAATAATAAGGTGCTGTTCCACCACTAATGTAAACTATCACTTCACCATCACCTGAAAAACAAGAGGGGGGTGTACCCAAAATATTTGTAACATTTAATGGGGGAATACTTTCGATGGTTGCTGTTTTAGATACAATACAACCACTAGCATCTTGTATTGTTAATGAGTATTCACCTTGTGTTAAACCAGTCAAAAAACTACCACTTGTTAGTGATGGTACCCATCCGTAATTATATGGTGGATTACCTGTCAGACCTGTAACATAGATAGCACCAGTATTCACAGCACAATCAGCGTCATTTATAGTATAAAATCCGAAATCCAAAGTTGTAGAACTTTTTACAATACAAGATTCAGTTTTTCCAACACAACCACCCCCATCAGTTCCAACAACATAATAAGTTCCTGGTTCTAAACCATAGAATGTTGTCAATTGTTGACCATTAGAAATGGTTTGAACTGCAACATCTGAATTTATGTTATATAAATAAAATTGTTGTGCAAAATAGTTGTATATTTCATCAAAAAAAACTGTCAAATAACCATTTGGGGAATTACATACTGTGTGTCCAACTTCGGCTATGTTTATACAACTACCTGAGGAAATATAAATCGAGAAGGGTGAAGTTTGGGTAGGACAACTATCAAAAAGATAAAATGTGTAAGTACCCGCACTCAATCCACTGAAGGTATAAGTTGTAGCAGTTCCTATAATTGTTGTTGAACTGAATGGGTCAATCATCTGAAGGGAAACACCAGGAGAGGTTGATTGGATACTTAATTCGAATGCCCCTAAATTAGAATTTGTACAATCTCCAGTGATTGATGTGACAGCAAAATTTAATTCACAAGACATTAACTACATAATATTGAAAAGTTTATCCCAACATTCAATTTAAAATCGAATTGTTGTTCTTCTTCAGGACATAATAAACTATAAACCACTAATCTGCCCTTATTTGTAAAATAATAATCATAACCCAAATTAACTAAATCCTCTAGGGCAAATGTTAAAGCATTTTTCCAAGCTGATAGACTTGGTGCACTTGTTATTAAATTATTATATCCGAAACCATTAAAAAATGAATAACTAATAACTTGTACTGAATTAATTCGTACATCAACGAACCATTCAGTCGTTAAACTATTCAAATCACAATTATTCATATTATAACCATTACCATTCAAGTAAGTATTCAAAACATTACCCAACACAGCAAAAAAGTCAGGGAGTTGTGGGTTAATTTCACTTGGATATACTGAACATTGGACAGCATCAATCGGACAATCATATGAGAATATAGATGACGATGTACTACATGAACGACAAGTTGGTGGTAATCTTTTAGCCGCGGCATCATTACCTGTTTGTTGATTTGGATTACTTATTACCGGAGGATTTCCTACACCAGTTCCACCCTGATTTGGTACTGGTATCTCGAAAGGTACAACTTGACATCCCTCTTGTCTTCTCCAAACAAATTTTTGTCTGTGAAATATAGAATTTTCCAATTTAGTACCTGTATTCCATATAGTTGTGGTTGGTATCATTTGTTCAACCATTCTTATCCAATAATCACCTATACCTTGTACATACTCCAACATTGTTTCATAACTGAAATTATTGTTAGGTATATTAATAGTTTCTTTAGATTGTAAGTATTTCCAGAAAATAGACTCAAGTGTTGGATAACCACCAGTTTTACCATTAGACGCAAATAATCTATTTCTAACATTAATCGTATTATTCCAAAATGTTTGTGCAAATTCGAAAAATGTTTTCCTTTGGGGTTGTGGATTTATTTCAGTCCAATCCACACCACCTCTATTTGGGTAGTTTGTGTATGGATTAGGATCACAATATGTTGGTGGTACATAATTTAACCCTTGATTAGGTATTGGGTAGTTAAATTCATTTGACATATACCAAACATCATAAGCAATACCTTGAGCTGGATTCATAAACAAATCCATATTTTTAACATTCAAAACCAACTTATCATCTTCAACATTGTATCTAGCGTTGAATGTTGACTCGTTATTAGACCTCAATCCAACTTCTGAATCATGCCAACTTTTGTTATTATCGACAATAGAAGATAAATTATATCCCAACGACATAAATGGGAACTTTCTAAATCTATTCAAATAAACTTGTCCGTAATTGAATGGTATCAGTGTGGTTTGAAAATTTGGATTGTTTCCTGTAAAAGTGGAATTAACTAAGTCTACTTCTTCAGGTGCTCGATGTTGAGGTGTTTGTTCGAACCACCCACTACCTATTTGGAAGAAGTAATCTTCACTTTCAGGTGGAGTTGTTGGATAACCAAACTCATCCATAGGAATTTCACCAGTTGTCAAATTAACACTTACTGAGGTTGATGAAGTGGTAAAACCAGTATAATCGTATCCCAAAATTCTAAATACATTTGTTGGGTCTAAAGATGGTAATATTTGTGTATAAGTACCTCCAGAAATTTGGGCATATTGTTGATTGAAGTCATCCAAATTGATTTTTTGGTCAGCTAAGTATACAAATTCATTAAATTCAACTAAAGCTTCAGGAGCACCAATTAATCTCAATAAAATTTCTATCGATTTCCTTGTACCTTTGGACTTAAATAAATAAGCAGAATTTAATACCAAATTTCTATAAAATTGATAGTTAAGTTGGTCAGGTGTAGTTTGTGTTGGTAAACCAGTGTATTGAGAAAGATTTTGATTTGTTTGTCCGAAAACTGAATCCAAAAAGGCCGTGTTAGAAATAGGTGATATGTTTGTTGTCCACCCTAAAGTTTGTGCTAAATTTTTTAAAAGTTGTGAAGGTATGTCAGCACCAACATTATAATTTACTGAAGTCATATTTGCTAAGGCATCTATGAACTTCTTTGTTTCATCAAAACTTCTACCATAAATTTGTAGAATCTTCTCCATTTTTTGGTCAGGAGTGTCAAATTCTTTAAAAGCTGGTGTTGTATAAAATCTTGATATTAGATTAGTTTGATACAAATCGAAGAACTCACTAATCTCATTTAACTCTGTAAGATAAGTCGTAAATTTTCCAGTCTGTATGTCAATGTTCCAAAAACCATTTAAAGGCCAAGTTAATAATGAAGTGTTTATTAGATAAGTTCCATCATCACTTAGAGTTGGGGTTACAAATTGTGCCGTATAAATTGGTGTAATATTACGATTCAAAAGGAAGTTTTCTACTTCATCTAAATTTTCGTTGAAAACTTTGTTTACCTCAGAATCATTAGGTCTAATTACTATATTACCATAATAAACACTAAGTCCTGAGAATGGATTACCTTGTGAACTGAGTGTCAATACACCTGAAGAAGAATCTGTTGTAGGTGTTATATTTGTAATTGAAAACCCTGAACTACCCAAATATAAAGAATATTTAGTGTAACCAGTGGTCATATTCCTCAAATCACTTACTTTTACTTCCCTTAAACTAAGATTCCTCGTTGCATTAATAGTAAAATCGATTTCGAATGGATTTCTTAATCTTGAAACAATTAAATCGAATGTGGTTTCATCCGTAACCTCGTTGTAAAATATATTCTCCACTGTCGCACCAGTAGTATAATCCAAACCCTGAAATGTTGACTCCAATGCGGCTGGGAAGTAAGAAATTATAGTAGTAATCGAGGCTGACATCCTCTTTACCATGGAACCATATAATGTAAAGTTTGTTACTAATGTGAGGTCAAAGTTGGGGTATACCTTAAAATTATTTTCTATTATTGCTTTGGATTGACCAATATTTTCAACACCCAATCCATTTAAATTGATTGGTTCAGAAAAAGTACCCGTAATAAAATTTCTATTGACCTTTTCACTTGTTGAAGTAGAAAATCCAAAGTTAGCATTAGTCAAACCCCCACCTGTAACTAGTTGTAATCCAACTAAATTATCTGAGAAGGTTTGTGCACCAGTGACTGGTTGCGGTGGTACTGTAAAATTATTAGCCATTATTGTGATGTTATTCTAGAAAAACTTTTGTTAGTATCAATATTGTCACCTCTATCTTGTCTAACCTCATAAAGAGTTTCGTTGAATTGGTCTTTAATTTCGTAAAGATTATATTGTTTATAAATGTTATTATTGTTATCATACATAGTGTAGATACCATCTTCCATAGATTTCGTTTGATTACCAAATAGTGCAATAGCTAATGTTCCAAAGTCGTGTTCAGCTATTTCGATATCTAAAGTAATAGGATTGAAATAGGTATTAGTAATAATAATGTCTTGATTCGGTTGTCCGATGTATGGAATTGCATTTGGTTTATTTGATGGTGCTGAAGATGGAGATAGAGTACAAAATACTAAATTTGTATTTGTATCTGTGTATCTATATCTTACAGCTTTCTGTGATGTATTCGTTAAATTTTGGACAACTGGTTCACAGAAAAATGAAGAAGTAACTATTCTAAAAAAATTGGCTATTTTAGAACCATCTGAATTCAAATACTCAATCCTATATCCAACTAAACCTTGTTCAAAAAATTTATTTCTATATAACGAAGGTACTTGATTTAAATCTATTACTAAACCTCTAACATTCGGTAATGTTGATAGAACGGCACAATCCAAAATTTTTGTTCTAATTTGAACAGGTCTTAACATTAGAGTGTAAATTCCAACTCTATTAAATTGGTCACTTGGTAATGTCAAATTATATAATCCACCTAAGACCTCAATTCCTGAATTACCACCAGTGTTTGCGTTATTGAAATAAGGTTTGAGAATTGTTCTTGCATCCAACTTTGTTAGAACGAAATTTTGTGTTTCGTCTCTTGATGGTGTATAATTTAAGATAATCTCAACATCTTCTGGTGAAACATCTGCCGGTCTAATTGTACCATAACTACCTGTTGCCATTTTTTATACTTTTCTTTTGTTTATAAATATTGAACTTATATATTTACAATATTAAAAAATTTATATCCATACTTTTCCAAATCCCCAACATTGTCAACTTCACCCAATCTAATTAGTCTTTCTAACCCAGATAACTTACCCCTCTCAACAAAAACATTTGATTGTACTTCAGGTTCTGAAATTACATTCATTAATACCTCATCTTTTGTTATTGCCGAACAAACAATAGTATCATTAGTAAATCCAGATTGTTCAACTAAAAAAATAGTTGTACCATCTATATAATCATAGTATAATATATCATTTATTGTATATGAGGTAAAAAGACCTGAACTATCGGGGCCGTGAAAAGTTCCAATTACACCTGAACTTCCTGTAATTGGGAAACCTAAAATGAAACCTCCACCATATAAATTATTTCTATTACCATAGACTCTTAAATCATTCAGAGAGGATTTAGTGTATCCAGTTACTAAAAAAGGTACTGATGTGAAATCATCATACGATTCTAACGCAAAATCACAACTGGAGTCTCCCGAAAATAGATAATCATAACTCAATGGTGTACCAGACCAACTACCACCTTGTGGTACAAAATATGCTGTACCATTTGGGTTAGGAATAGTTACACCACTAATTGGTAATGTTATTGTTTTTTTTACTATATTTAAACCCCAAGGACTATTACCCGACATAGTAATTGTATAGTTAGCACTACTTGATGGATAATCATGGAAATAATTATTCCCCAAGTTAGAAGGAACTGATTCTGTTGGTGTGTTATCTCCCCAATCTATTGTGTAAGTTGAAAACTCCAAGAATTTTTTGGCCGATAGTGCAGAAGTATTTGTTAAAAAGACTCTATAGGCATTAGATGGGTTTCCAGAAAAAATAAAATTAGTGATTGTGTCTTGTTGGAAAATCATTCCATCAAATAATGAATAATATCCTATATCTACAGTATTTTGAGTTAACATAATCGGTATTGTCAAACCTGTTAACAATGATGAACCATTTGTACCACCCGATAAGATATCAGGTAAAGGGGGATAGAAAAAAGTATACCCACTATAGTTAGATGGTGGTGTATTTGAAATTGAAACGATTGAGCAACAAGGGTCAGCACTGATAGGTGTTGGAACTGAGCCCAAAATGAACCTTCCTAATTTCAAATCGTTTTTAAGATTTTCAGGAGAAATCCTTATATGATATGTTTGTTCTTGCATTATGGATTTACGTATTCATACCATTTTATGGGTTTATTTGTAATCCCAACTCTATCGATATTATCGTAAGGAAATTCAAAAACTTTGTATGTTTTATTATCGTAGTCCAATTTGACTTGATAAAAAAAGTATCGACTTCCATCGAAGGTGAATCGATTACTCGGTAATGATGCTTGTGGTGTTGTCATCATCTTAACGAAGACACCAAGTTTAGCATCAAAGAACTTTGCTGACATATAAAATGTATCTAAATTCAAATATTCTCTATCCAATAACCAATAAAAAAAGAAACCTTCTTTATCACCAATAAAATCCAAATTGAAAATTGGTTTTTTTATTTGGACATTAGGTGTTTGGTTAGAAGTGGATGCCGACATTGTTTCACCTTGCTGAACTGGAATTATTACCGTAAAATAATTTTTTTGTGTTTTTACATCGTTAGTGTCGTAAAAATCGAGTTTAAAAAAGGAGTTTGTAAATGAATTTGTAAAATAATATACCTCAGCACTTGTGAAACCCTCAGTTAAATATGAACTTTGCCAATCATTTACATTCGTTGTTGTAGATATTGGTTGTAACGAATTTTGATTCCAAAAATAGAATTCATATCTTATTTTCGTTTGTTCATTAGGACTATACTCAGCATGACTAAACCTAGTAACTTCAAAGTCCTTAGGTAGACCAATAACTTCCCCTAAAATAAAATCTTCATAGATTTCAATACTATCAGTCCTATTTAAGAAATCCCATTTGATTTCTATAGGTAAGTTAATAGTTTTGTTTGTTGTAGGTAATGTAAAATAAAATTGGTTACTCACAATTATCTATTATTGGTTGAGGGGTTGATTTATCTTCTTTATAATTAGTTCCTTCAGGAATTATTCTAAAATAATAATTACCAAATGGATAATGACAACCATTAATGAAAGGATGGTTGACCCCCAAATTTGTTGAGTCAACAAAACCATAAGGATAAACATCTCTCCATCTGAATGTGTTTGTCGATGTCGAATAATATCCATAATCAGGTACACCTACCAAGTTTCTTGCAGTTTCTTCTTCAATATAATCAGAAAAAACTCTAGTTTTTATACCATAGTGTGGTTGGTAATAATACCCCAAAGGATTGATTATGTCTGTTTGTATATTAAAGACATCAGGGTTATAGGTTATTTTATGATATAGTTTTGATATTACTCTTTCTTCTTGTGTAAAATTATTCCATTCACATAAGTCCCCATTAATATAATCACCCTCCTTTAGAGTATCATTATAATAAAAATTATAATTAATACCATCAGAAAATTTACTATATGTATTCAATGTAATACCAGTAACATTGGATAATGGGGTAGTCCACCAAGTTTGAGGTTCTTGATTTACCAATGGTAAATTAAACCCATATCCCTCTTTAAGCGGATAATTTGGTCTCAATGTCCAACCGAAATAACCTCTCCATACTACTGAGAAAAACAATTCACTGATAGGTCTTTTTTGGTTATCAATTAAGTTTTCTAAAGAAAAAGTCTTGTTGAAAGACAATGTGTATGATGGAGAGCCATCTTTTATAGACACTCGTGCTTGTTTAGTAGGAGTAAAACCACTACTTTCATATTTCTTTTTAGAACCGAAAACATTTTGTTCAAAACCTGTTTTTACAAGAACAACATCCTCAGGATTAGAAATTACCTTGTGTACTCTAACATAGTATTGTGATGTAGTATCTGCCGTATTACCAGGTAAAATTACTTTTTTAAATCTTCCTCTTCTATAGTTTGAAAAAGTATTACCTGTAAATCCCACATCAACAATATTAAAAACAGTATCTTGGTAAGAGGAGAAATTAGTTCCCAAAGTATAAACTTGAAATATATTTTGAATAGTTCTACCGGTATAACTAAAATTTAATGACACATAATCACCAACATTCAATCCATGGGCAAATGGACACAAAAATTGTATTAAATTTCTCCCATTGAAGGTATTACCTCTAATTATTGTGAATGGTATTCCATCAGACACATTCCATGTATGTGAAAATCCTGATAGGTCTGTAACAAATAGTCTTCTTTCGTAATCATTATAAATGGGGTATGTCAAATAAACTCCCCAATTGTAAGAAGTGGCACTTTTACTAACAAAAGTTAAATGTGATAAAGGGGGTAATGTATTACCTGAAGCTTGGGTATACCCACTAACATTATTATCTGTTCTAATAAAATCGAACTCAAAGAACTGAGGAAACCCAGACCAAGGTACTAGGGCTGGATTACCAACTAAACATTGTTGAGCGGCAGATTCCACCTCATTTACATAATATAAATTATTTTCAAATGGTGTATAATTAGTAAAACCAGTATAAGAGTTTAGAAAAATTATAGACATTTTTGATGTAGGTCTGAACTTGTCTGATTTAGCTCTTTCATCTTGAAAAAGTTGTTCGAGTCCCACATCAATATTTCTGTCATATTCTGTAAGTTCTTTCATTGTTTGTTTTAGAGGAACTCCAAAAGACAATGTAGTATCCGGTGCCGATTTGTATCTTAGTGAACCTAAAACAACTCTTATGTTATTAATATTACCCATTATTCTACTATATTATTAAAATCTAACCATTTTTTTGAAAATTTATCCCATGCTGTTTTACCTTTCTTAAGTCCAAAATAAAAGAAGAATGGTGCACCCACTTGGAAAACTCTAGCTTCATAATCGTTGGGTGGATTTTGAAGTCGGTATGTTGTCTCATATTCAGGTGTAGGTTGATTTCTATCAATAGAATAGATGAATCCTTTAAAATCACCATTTAGTGGATTCCCAAACCCAGATGGTCTGTAGTATCTGGAGTATTTAAATAATCTATCAAGTGATTGATAATTGTATTTAAAATAACTTAAATATGGATAATTCGGGTCATCGTTAACATATTGTTCAATAAATTGAGTAAACCAATCGTTTCGTTCAGAACCAAAAATACTTTCACCCAAACCTTCACTATTTTCTTGTATTTGCCATTGATAAAAAGGTACTTCTTGTGAAAAAGTCCCTATTGAATCGAAAGAACAATTGTTGTTCCCAAGTATTGGTAAATTTGGATTTAGAATGGTTCTACGAGGTGACACGAAATCTCTAGTCTGTGTCTCAGATGAAAAGAATATACCAAAAACAGGATCCCTAGCATTTGGATTATTGAAAAACAATGGGTCTTGGTCGTTAGGTCCACCCACTGGTGGATAATTTATAGCATTGAACTCGTAAACTCCTAACTCAGAATTAATCGAAATCATTTGAGCGTAATCCCCATCTACAAATAAATTATCACGATTATTATCAAAGAATAATCTAACATTAATTGCAGTTCTGTTTAAGAAACGATCCAATACCCTTTTATTTGTGATTCTATTGATGATAAAAACATTTAAGATTTCAGACACATCTTGGTAAGATGTTTCTTTTAATCTATTAACCATAAAACCATCGAACTGGTTTGAATAAACTAATTCTTGTAAATATTGACTTCTCGGTCCTAAATCAATCATAGTGGTTGGAAATTTCAAATTTCTGTTATTTCCTTTGTACGATGGTAAACTAATTCCAAAAATTGATGGGGCTGATGGTTTAGGGCTACCTCTAAATACACCAACCCTCACTGGTGAATTTGGTGCTGGTGGTGTCACATTTATATTTGTGAAGGGACTAGACCTATAATAGAAATTATTAGTATTTGGGTCTAAAATCATAGTGTCATAACAATAAACACTGAATGGTTGGTTGTTACTATCAAAAAATCTACTATTTTGTATAGAGAACGCAAAAAGAGAACCATTAATCCAATTATTTGTAAAAATGTGTGAAAATACATTCCTACATGCCGCAAAATTAATCTGAATTCTAGATGTCCACTCCCAAAGTAGTGTTAGGTCTTTATCTAAGGACTTGAATGGTGTGGTAATAAATACATAACATCCTCCTTGCATAATTAGTTGTCTATCACTAGAAACTCCATTGGTATAACAATTATTACCAGTTGGTCTAACAGCTATCTCAGTTGCACCATTTGGTACATAATAACAACTAAGTGGTACTAAAGATTGACAATCAAAAGTATTTAAAGCTTGTATGTTTAGATTATTCTCTTCAATTGATTGACTGATACTTGCAAATGATGGACTACCAACAGGTGAACCAGTGCCATTAAAGAAAGTTCCATCATCAGAAATTATATAAACACTCAAACTTATATTTGCCTGCCAAGCATAACTATTAGCCCCATTTCTGAATGTATTTGTTGAAGTTGGTAATCTGTCAGAACGCATTACAATTCTATCGTCTATTGCGTTGAATTGATACCCCATTCTTTGTGTATCATCATATGTTGGCGAATAGTACCAAGTTTTAAAACTTAATTCTTGTCTATTGGGACTAAATATACCAAGATTTCTTTCTTTATCCATCTCACCACTCATATATGAACCCCCATCTACTATTTCGTTTGGAAAATATCCAGTATTCTTATAAAATTGAACATTAACACCCAAACCACCAGGATTACACTGTGCACTAGCAGTAGGTGCGGCTACATTCTGTGATATTGGTGAACCACCAAGAGTGGATATCTCATTATTCTGAGAAGTGAACCATCTACAAGGGACAGCATCCCTTCTACTTAAAGTTACTTGGAACACATTCCTCAAATTTCTTTCATCATTTACATTCAAACCATTTTGTTTGATAGGTGCACCAATAACTTTCAAATATCCACTACCACCATAAACATTTGCTGTACCAGTATCCAAAGTGTCTCTTAACAAGTTAGCACCAGTAAAAAAGTTAGTTGGTGTTGTTTCATCTAAGGATGAATAGTAGGCTGGTAAATTAGAGGTAAAACCAGTATACCTAGCACTACCTGTTGTACTATCTCTAAATCTATATGATGGATAATATAAAAATTGATTTGTATTTGGGTCGACACCATTTGTACTATTTGCATAGTGTTTTACAGATTTATAACGACCTTGGATTGGGATATTCATTTTATAATTAGACCCTCTAACTATAACTGGTCCGTTTGGTCTACCTTGGTTATCTAATGGATACCCAAACAATCTACTCAAATCGTATTCAATTTCAATTCTATCGGAATAAGGGTCAACACCTCGAACCATAAAAACAATTACTTGTTCACTCCACTCTCTAAAGTTTCTCAATGTTATCGTATCTTGTGGCCATACACAGAAATTGGTGTTATAACAACAATCACTTGTATTAACTACATGAATCAAACTATGACCATTAATTACTCGACTATTCAAAGAATCACTAAGATTATTCGGTGGTAATACCGAAATATAGTCGTTAACGGTCATAGCTGTGATAACTTGAAAATATTCAATATCTATTGCAAATTTGTGTTCATTTATTACATTGTTTTGGGTAACTTGATAAAATGATTGTCCTTGTCCACCAGGAAATCCCGGGCCGAACCAGTTACCACTTCCATTTGGGTTCGCGTATGGTACTAAAATACCACTTGTGGTGTTTTTTGTTGTACCAGTAGATGATGTACTCCCAAATTGATTGACTATTGTATAACCTGTAACATTGACATCGGATGATAGTTCCGGATTTTGGAAACTTAGTATCGTACCTGGTCTCAATTCAGTAATTTTATCAGGTTTAACCATCAACATCATAACATTATCCAAATGATATCTTTCATTCGAATTACCGTATCCAAAAGGTCTTCCACTTATTTGTAATTGATAGGTGTAAGTCATATTTGCGGGCAAACCTTTTTGTTGTAATTCTACAGCTATTGTGTTACCTAAATTTAAATTTATAGTTGTTGATAAGGTGTAACCTTGTGGTACAGAACTTGCTGGAAATAAAGTAATAAATGGAGCGGCTTGTGTGGTGCCATTGATTACCAAATGAAAGTTTTTCTGTCCTGAAGTATAAGATGATGCGTTAACTGTTAATGTTATTGTGTATGTACCATTTTCAGGAACAACATATGTGTTACTACCACTATTCCAAGGATTTAAAACTAAAGATGATGTTGGTTGAGCTAATTGATTTTGAAAAGGAATTGGATTTAATATCGAATATGTGTTTGGGTCAGGATTGTTGAATGTAGTTCCGCCTGATACCAAAACACCCAATTTTTCAGTATTGTATTGATTATAAAAAGTTTCCCCATAATAACCATTCTCTGTTGGGGCAAAATTGACTTTGATTCTATTGTAACCTCCACCCGGATTTACAAACTGATTTAATTGGTCAAAATATTTAGCTTTGACATTAAAGAGGTTGATTCTTTCGTATAATGGTAATGAATTGGTAAAACCTTTACCTGTTGAGTTACCAGGTCCATCTGTAAAAACAGTTTCAAGTTGTGGTGAACCGTAGTTTAATCCGAGTGTGTTATTACCTGATAATAATTGTTGTATACCAAATAAACCTTGAGTGATCGGTCCATCCCAATAAGAAAATTGTGTCAATGGTGAAATGTATGCTGACAAACCAAGATTCACATCAAAAGCTAATTCAGCTGCAGTAGGTCCGGGACCTAAAGCGCGTTTACCTTCCTGACATTCACACAAATCACATTCAGGATATGTCAAGTTCGGTACTTCCATATTAGCTATTCTTCTCCAATCTGGAATTCCCAATTGTTGTAAAATATAAGCTACCAAGTGAGCCACAATTAAAAAAATATTTAATATTGGTCGTGCAATAAAAATTAAGATAATAAATAACAAATATAAGAGGTCAAATCTATAAACAGTATCGTTCGTTGGGAATCTGACATTATCACTTTCACAAGTATCATCCAAAATATTTTTAACTGAGATAATTCTGTCGGGTAAATATCCATTTCTATATTGATCGATTAATTGTGATACTGAATAAACTTTGTTGAAAATCATCGGGTAAAATTTGTCCTCACAATTAATTGCACTTTGAATCATTTCTTCACCTATTGTTGTACCAGTCAATCCATAATCGTTCCAATCAACACTGAAAGCATATGATTTAATAAAAGCTAAATAACTTTCGTAGTTTGGATTTGTTGGTTCGTAGTATGATCTAGGGTCAACGCCAACATTAGTCCAACCATATTCTCTAACATTCGGGACTAAAAAATATCCCCTTTTAACTGTTTCAGATAATTTTGGTGATTGATTCCATTTTATTTTGAATCTATATTTTGCTTTTGTGGGAATACCTTTTTTCGGATCATTAGATAATACTCTTTCTCCAAATTCATTAGTAATTACATAATCCAAATTCATAGGTACATCAACTAACCACGCACCATTTTCATCAATAACTTGTCCACCACTTTCTAAATCATATGTTTCAAGTATTGGTCTTCCAACTTCGTCTTCAAAAATAGTTTGTCTTATAGCTAATATTTCACCAGGTCCAGCAACTAAATTACACAATTCACCTTGTTTGGATTTCGGTTTACAATTTCTTCTTTGGTAATCTTTGTCATTAGTTGAGAAAATAGATCCCATAAAAATAGCGGTGGGAGTTATTGTAACATTAGCTTCGGTAGCTAAATCAAAGTCTGTTCTTGTAATACCTAAACTACAGACTTCAGGTTGACCCCACAATGGAACAACTTCTAATGTCCTATTGAATGATACTATTTGAGGAAGTTCATTCAGATTTGTTGATTTCCTAAATTTATTACCAGCCACTTGGTTTTCAGTTGCTATACCATTTCTGATTAAATCTTGGGGGGCTAAAGAGAATTCACCAATGTCCGATAAGTCCACATCAACATGTATAGTTTGGCTACCTAACGGAACACCAAAAATCATATAGTCACCACTATCGTTTGTAATTGTTGTATATCTATAATACTTGTCAAATACCTCAATGTAATTTGGGTCTAATAATACTTGTTCCTTATCGAAGAAACTACCTGTGGGAACATGACCACTATGTGATTGTGTTTTCGGTAATAAATTATATCTGAATCCATCGTCATTTGTTGTTGTTAATGACCTATATGGATATAAATCAGAAATGATTGGATTTAGTTGATCTTGGTCAGATAGAGGAATAAATACTGAAATTCTGGCATTTGGAATACCGAATCCATCATTAGCCGTAAGTCTACCAACAACAACACCATAATCAGAGCATTGTCTAGTATAAATTTGACTTTGAGTTATTTTCAAAGATAGAATCTCCAAAAATTCAAAATCTTGTTCCAATTGTACATTTATTGACTTATCTACACCAACTTGGGTTCTTATTCTATATGAGTTTGACATCAATTACTACTTTTAAGATAAATAGTTTATTTGCTATTTTCATTAAAAAATAAGTAATGTGATGTTTAAATAAACCTCTAAGAGAAATTAGTTGATTTGAAATTTTTGACTCTAACATTAATATCAGAATTAGGAAATCTAACTTGATAAGTTTGGGTTGGTTCAGCAAAAATAGTGTCATCGATTAACTCAATCTGTCTGGTTTGTGAATTTAGATATCTTTGTGAAGTTTGTGATGAAGAATATAATCCACCAACTTTATTGAAAAATCTAATTTCAGTAATTGATATAACCCCATTTTGTGATTGGATAATTCTTCTCAACTCTGACACATTTACATTTTGACCCATTTCTCTGTTGGCTGGACTAAAGAATGTTGTTATGTCATCAACTATTGTTGTGATAACTTGACCTTGATTTTGAGTATTATCCAAAACAACATCAACATCAATGGTAAGGTCAATTACATTTGCACTTTCAATTGAGATGTAGTCGTTCAACATTCTATAGTTCGACAAATAGTTTGCTAAATTACTTTTCAAAGTAGTTGAAGTTATTTCAGTAAGTGCCCCATTTGTGTCGTAAGTTAACAATTTAATTTTTATTTTATTGTTTTCTTCTGTTATACCTACTTTAGCTGGTGCTCCATATTGTGATGGCATTGTTCTAATAATTGATTCATAGTCATTAATTGTTACAGCTCTATTTTGAGCTGCAAAATTATATGAAACATAGTTTCTTACTTCCTCCAATGATGGTACATTTGTACCTCCAATTGCAGCAGTTACATTATTACAACTCAATGAATTGACTACGGTTGTATTAACTGAATCCGAAGGTCCGTTAACAAAGAAATCTATATTTCCAATATTTGTTATAACACCCACACCCAAGTTACTTCCTGTCCCACCACCTATTCTATACTGAACAAATAATGTACTATTGGCTTTGAGTGTACTACCAAGTGCAAAATTATTTGAGTACTTATATAAATCAAGTTTATAACCATTCCTTGCAAATTCTCTTAGTTGTTCATCAGCTGATTGGCTACCACCACCAAATGTCATTTTTAAAAAACCTTCAGGGGTAAACTCAGAAATAAACTTAGTATTAACTTGTCTATATATCCCAACTTTTATACTTGGGTTGTCAGAAACCTTTGTTGGGTCTTCAATGAAAACTCTATCTTGGGCTAAAGCTTGTACTTCATACCATCTATTGTCAGCACCTAAAAACTCTTGGTTGGATGGAACATTTGCGTATTGCGTACCATCCTTTAATAAAACACTTGTAATACCCAAAACATTTTTATCAGGTAAAAATAATTCAAAAAAAGGTTTTACATCTAAAGCTGTTATTGTTCTTTTGAATACTTTGGTAACACCATTGACGACGGTTTCTCTTTTCGTAATTGTATAATTTGAAAGAATGTTATTAGCGTCAAAATTTGGTATTGTCAATCTATTTGGAGTTCCATCACCACCTACGGCTGAAGCAAAATCAATATCATAAACTGTTTCGAACACTTGACCACCACCATTAACTTGTGAACCCCTTCTTAATATACCACAATATCTTAAATCGGGAGCATCCCCAAAAGCAGGCACAGTTATTGAAAAATCAACCAAGGCTACTGATGGTCTTTGACCTGGTATTTTGAGACCATAGGTTCTTGCTATATTATATATCGAACTTCTTTGTTGTGCAAATTGTAATACTGTTTCTTGAATACTTCTATCAATATTGAATTGTAAGTTGTCTGTTACAGCAGCATTCAAATCTAGTAAAGCAGAAAATATTGAGGCATCGTTGAAGTTATCAATAACATCAGGGTAGTAAGTTCTGGTGAAATTAATTAACTCCGTTCTAATCGAAGCAAAGTCTCTGGTTGTATATGATATTTTTTTGTTTGCCATATTATTATACGTTAATTATAACGAAATCACTTTGGTTAAAAGCGGAATCTGTTACGATATAATCTATTTTTATGTTTGCTGTGTGTTCCTTTTGTCCGATTCCTGGAACTCTAAAAGTTTTTTTATCATTTTGGTCTATATAAAAACCTTTATCCTCCAATCCCTCTGAGGCTGGTTTAATGGTTATGTTTGTGATTGTTAAATTTGGTATAAACTCAGAAACTGTCTCTCTAATTTCAGATTCAATATCTGAAAAAGTCGGACCATCCAAAGGTTCGAACAAATACTCGTAAAGACGAGTTCCAAAGTCAGGTAAATAATACCTAGTACCTTTTCTTGTTAATAATAGATGTACTAAATTACTCCTTATTTCTTGATCACTTGTTTGTGATAAGTCGAAATAAGTTCCCAAACTTGAGTCCAAAAAGGGAAAATTTATACCATATGTTTTACCATCAGCCATAATAATAAATATATATCCTACATTTTTTCTATAAATACCATAAAACAAAAAATCACGACATAAAGTCGTGATTCTTATTTTTTAAGATGAACATCCAAAACATTCAAATGGTGAATCAGTTGGTTTGTTTGTTATAGGTTCAACATGTGGTAATGTTGGTGTTACTTTTGGTTTATCCATCTTTGATATATCCATAGCTAAGTGTTTTGCTCCTGTTGAGATTGCTTTTGTTCTCACATAATAACAAAGAGTTTTTAAACCTTTTTGCCAAGCGTGGAAGTGAGATGAAGTAATCTTCGATAAAGTAGGATTACCCATATAAATATTCATTGATTGTGATTGGTCAATAAAAGGTCCTCTATCTGCTGCCATATCAATCAACTCCCTTTGTGATATTTCCCAAATCGTTTTGTACTTCTTAATCAAGTGTTCAATTCTTTTAACTTTTTGATTGTACTTTTTGTCTTCAGGGTCTAAGTAGTTGTTGAAATTAATATTTTGAATCGAACCTTCATTGTATATAATTTCATTTTTCAAATCCTCACCCCAAATACCAAGTTTCTCAAAATCATTAATAAGATACTTGTTAACAATCATAATTTCACCACCAACTACTCGTCTATTGAAGATTGCTGAGTGAGCAGGTTCAGTCATTTCATATGAACCAGTAATCTTAGCAGAACTCGCTACGGGCATTTGTGCTGTAAACAATGAATTACAAATACCATATTGTTTAACATTTGACTTTAATATTTCCCAAGGCCATCTACCTGATAAATCAGATTCTGTTAATCCCCACATATCAAATTGGAATTGTCCTTGTGACATTGGTGAACCATCGAAGAAATCATATGGTTTATAATCACCATCAATTACCAACCTATTACTTTCGGTGATTGCGGCAAAATAAATTGTCTCAAAGATATCTTTGTTTAGTTGTTTTGCTTCGTCTGAAGTAAACTCATAATCCATAAGATAGAATACATCCGCTAAACCTTGAGTTCCAATTGCAATTGCTCTTTGTTCTTTACCACCCTTTTCACCTTTTGAAGTTGAATAGTTATTAATATCAACAACTTTATTAAGGGCTCTAACAACCTTTCTTGTTTCTTCATAAAGAAGTCTAAAATTAAACTCACCATCTTTTACAAAGTTTTTCAACACCATTGAAGATAGAGTACAGATAGCTGTAGTTTTCTCGTCAGTAAATTGGTAAATCTCGTTACAAAGATTTGATTGTTTGATAACCCCAATGTTCTGATGATTAGTTTTGTTGTTAGCATTATCTTTAGAACAAAGATAAGGTACACCAGTCTCAATTTGAGATTCAATTACCTTAGTCCAAACATCTGTTGCTTTTACTTTTTTACCCAAACCTAAATTTACCGCTTGTTCATAAACACTTTCGTACTCACTACCAAAACATTCTTGTAATGGTTTTAGACCAGCTTTTTTAATATCGTTAGGGCAGAATAAATACCAATCACCACCCTCTTTTACGGCTCTCATAAAATTATCAGGAATCCATAGAGCTGTGAACAAATCTCTTGCTCTTAATTCTTCCGCACCTGTATTCTTTTTAATGTCCAACAAGTCAAAGATATCTTTATGCCAAGGTTCAAGATAAATTGCGGCAGAACCTGGTCTTCTACCTTGTTGGTTAAAGAATCTTAGTGATTCATTTGCAATCTTAAGATATTTTAATAATCCACCAGCAAAACCACCTGATGTACTCAATCTACTCTCCTTACTTCTAATATTTGACATACAAAGACCAATACCTGCAGCGTCAGCAGAATAAGTAGAGATATCATTCATTGTTGCTAACAAACCTCCTCTTGAGTCATCATTGTTATAATGTAGTACACAAGATGCTAATTGAGGAATCTTTGTACCAGCATTAATCATAATTGGTGTTGCTGGAGAAATTAATTGATTTGATAATGACTTGTAGTATTCTACAGCTTCATCAAATGATTTTGTTACCCATAAAGCAACCCTCATATACATATGTTGGGGTCTTTCCACAGTTACACCTTCTGGTGTTTTTAACAAGTACATTTCAAATAATGAACGCCAAGCAAAGTAATCAAAGTTATAATCATTCTCGTGATTGATAACTTCATCGATATTCAAATCCCCATAGGAATCAATCATATCAATCAATTCTTTATTAACAATACCCATATCAGCTAATGACTTCATCGTCTCACTGAAACTTTCATTTGTTTCTTTGTGATATGAAGATATTGCAACAGAAGAAGCCAACCTCGAATAATCGTGGTGGCTACCTGTATATGATGCAGCAATCTCGTAAATCAACTTATCTAATTGTTTTGTTGAAATTACACCCTCTGTTGGTACGGAAGTAATAACCTTAATGAAAATCTGGTCTGAGTTTACATTTAAGTTCTTACTGGCTTTTTTAATTCTGTTTTGTATTTTTGTTGGATTAAAGGACACAACATCCCCATCCCTTTTTTGAATTCTTAATGACATAATAATAATTTTAGAAATCGTCTGTGAATGAAATTGTTTCGTTAAGTTTTGCTTTTTGATACTCAACCGTTCTTGATTCGAAGAAATTACCTTTTGTTTCTACTGCAATTTGTTCCATAAACTTGAATGGTTGTTCTACATTGAATTGTTTACTACATCCCAACTTAACCAATAAACCATCAACAACAAACTCCAAATATTGTTTCATAAGGTTAGAGTTCATACCGATTAATGATATAGGTAGTGATTCAGTGATAAATTCTTTTTCAATTTCCAAAGCAGAAAGTAATATTTCTTTTATTCTTTTTTCACTTGGTTTATTCTCAACATGATTATTCAACAAGTGAATTGCGAAATCACAATGTAGGTTTTCATCTTTAAAAATCAAGGAGTTTGCATTACAAAGTCCTTGCATAATTCCTCTTGACTTCAACCAGAAAATAGAACAGAATGAACCTGAAAAGAATATACCTTCTACTGCAGCAAATGCAACCAATCTTTCTTGGAATGACGCTTTTTCAATCCAATCTAATGCCCACTTAGCTTTCTTTTGAACTGCGGGTAATCTATCGATTGCATTAAAACATTCATCCTTTTCATCAGGGTTGGATATATAAGTATCAATTAACAAAGAATACATTAATGAATGGATATTTTCCATCATCAATTGAAATCCGTAGAAAAATTTCGCTTCGGGGTATTGTACTTCTCTGTAAAAGTTTTCAGCTAAGTTCTCATTAACAATACCATCAGATGCAGCAAAGAATGATAATACATTTTTAACGAAGTATTGTTCGTTCTCTGATAAGTTTTGCCAATCTCTGATGTCACCACTCAAATCCACCTCTTCAGCTGTCCAAAACGCAGCCTGATGTTGTTTGTAGTATTCCCAAATGTCGTGGTATTGGATTGGGAAAATCACAAAACGATTGGGATTTTCTGTTAATATTTTTTCTGTCATAATTAATTTGTGTTTTCTCTTTGTTTTCTTTTTTCTAATAAATCTTTAATTCTTTGTCTATTGTTTTCTTCTTTTTGTTCTTCGTGTCCCAAGAATGTTACCGAAGATTCTGTATCGATATCCAACATTCCATTATCAAACTTACAATTTTCGAAGATAATACCATCATCACCAATCCTTGATTTTGTAATCGCAATTGTTGCTAATTTCATCTCTTTTTGTTGTAATGTTTTTGCCACTGATATAATCACATGACCCACCTGAGCTTTCTTAATAGAACCACCCATTTGGTCTGTTGTTACAACCTCAGCAGAAATAGAACTTCTATTACCTTGTGTTGCTGTCCATCCTACCAAGTTCAATTCGTGACACATTGCTTCAAATGCTCTCATAACTGAACCCTCAGATTTCCATTCATCACCCAAGTTTTTCTCAGGTACAACACAATCGATGTAATCTAATAAAATCATATCAATTTTACATCCATCAGCAATCTTTTTTCTTACAAGATTTTTGATTTGTGTCATTGTCATTGTATCAGAGGGAAGTTTTTCCAAGATAAGTTGATTTTCCATTTTTTGTTCAATCTCCTTAACTCTTGTCATTACTTCTTCCTTCTTATTAGACATATCATCTGGATGGATTTTAGTCCATAATGTAAAATGTTTTCTTTGAATAACCTTGGGATTATCTTCAAAAAATATTTGGAGAATATTATAACCCAAGTTAAATCCGTGATTTGCAATCTTGGTCAAGAATGTTGATTTACCCACACCTGTTGGTGCTAAAACAACACCAATCTCACCCTTAGCTAAACCACCTTTTAATAATCTATCGATACCACCAATACCCATAGGAATTGGGTGTCTAAAATCTTCGTTTAGTACATCATCCAAGTTTGAGAATACACTCAGCATTCCGTTTTCATTGATACCCACTTGTAGGGCATCTCTAATCATTTCCTCAAGGGTATCGTAGTTTTCGAACTCACCCCCATCAATTACTTTTTGTGCTTTAGTGATAGCTTTTTGTAACTCTTGTTGTTTACAGAACTTTAACGCTTTCTCTTGAACGAAATCCCCACCAGAGATAGGTGCATCCTTAATTTTCTTAAGTGTGTCAATTACTACTTTAGCAATTTGTTCTTGTTGAAACTCAGATTTTGTGATTTGTTCCAATGTGTCAAAAGTGGGCACTGAGTCCCACTTTTGATTATACTCTTTAATCATCTGTATGATGAGTTTGAAGTATTTGTTTTCGAAATAATTAGGTTCTATTACATCAATTATTGACCTTGAAAAGGTACTATCTACCACAATTTGATTAAGTAGTTGTATCTGAAATGAGCTCCCTAAATAATCAAAATTTTTGTTAGATGACATAGTTTAAATTTGTTGTATGAATAAATATTACACTCTTGTATTAAGTCCAAGATAATCAAAAGAAAGGTCTCTTGCTGAAAATAAACTAGTTAATTCTGATAAAATTCCTTTGATTGTTTGTCTGATGTCAACTGTGTATCTAATCTTTGGAGGGTAGATTTTAGCGTCAAATCTTCTATGACAAAGTAACTTGTCCCCTTGTTTTAAATAAATGTTAAAGTACTCAGGGCCATCTACATAGGAGGTATTAAGGATGTCAGGTTTGTTTGTGATATCATATTGATTCTCCAACAAATAACTCACAGCTTTCATCTTAAGTTGATAATTCAAGTTATGGATTAAATCATCCATATACTCTTTGAAATCAACTGAATTTCTTGCATCAGGATTGTAATCTCTAACATTGAAGTATCTTTGAACTATGATGTTGTCGTTAACCATCATTAAGAACTCCAATTTGGTAATGTCTTGCTCTCTCATTGTTTTTACTTTTTTGTTTTAAAATTGTGTTTTTCTTTTCTTGTTAGTTTTAAAAAGGGTTTTAAGAAGTTCACCCAAGCATCATCTCCTTTTGGTAAGAACTTGAAGAATCCATCTTCCATCATCATTTTAATTAGATTTCGATGTCCTCTTCCATCGGGGTCAAGTGTTTCCTTATAATATAATTCAACCACCTCTCTCCCCTCATCATCTATCAATGGGTCTGACAAATCTACAATCTTTTGGTTGATTTGAAAAAATTCTTCCCCATAAATTCCTGTCTTTGTCTTACCTGTTAAAAGATTTTTGAGTGTGTTATTCTCTTTATCTTCTTTGAGGAGATTTTCAGCCTTGGATAAAATATCGTTAATTGTTACATCTTGTTCAAGTAGTTCGGGAAATAATTTAAATAAAGTTTTATCCCCCAAATAATATATTCCATCAATATTGTCAGATTTATCTCCAGCTAATATTTTATATGTTAAAATATTGTTGTGAGGAATCTCATGTTCTTTAAGTTTAATTTTATCACCAAAACTATACAATTGCTTGGCTGATGGTGAATAAATGGAAACATTCTGTGATATAAGTTGGGTTAAATCTTTATCCGATGAAAAAATGGTAATCTTTTCGTCAGTCGCTATTTGACAATAATAAGCAATTAAGTCATCAGCTTCGTTATTTTCTATGTTCACTTGACGAATAAACATCTCCTCCAAGTATTGTTTTACCCTCTCTTTTTGATAGGTAAATGATTGAACCTTAAACTCGTTAGATTCTTGGATTCTGTTTTCTTTATATTGGGGGTAAATGATTTTTCTCTTACTTGAATTTCCTTCGCCATCCCAAAACACTACCGCCTTGTCAAAGTTATATTCTTCAATGAATCTTCTAATAGTGTTTAGGAAATGCCATATACCCCCAATATGATTACCATTATGATAATAATCTTTCACACCATGGAAACCTATCTTCATGAGGTTGTTTCCATCGACCAATAATGTTCTTGTCATTTAAAATAAACTTAATTGTGTGAACGATTTTTTTACTTCTGTTTGTGAGATATACTCACCCAAAAACTCTGTAAAGATAGCTTCCATTACTGGTACACAAATGGAATTACCAGCTAAAGCTACGTGGTTCTTAGTTGTTAAACTTGTTGATAATAATTTATCAATATCTTCTTCTCTAACACCCATAAATCTGTAAGCCTCTCTTCCTGTGATAGTTCTTATTCTTCCATCAACCATAATCTGTGGTGAACCAGTTGTTGTTAAACAAGGGGAACAACCATCAATCGAATAAACTCGTCTTGCTTGGTCGTAGTTAACATCGTTTCTCCTTGCCACAAGTTTGCACACACTATCTTTTTTGGGATGGTTAGGTGTAATGTCACAAGTGATAAATAAGTCCTCTGTAATCTCATTTTCGATGAATGGTCTCATAGGAACTCTATCTTTCTTATGTTTCTCAACACCACTCATAATTGTTTCAACTTCATTATTTGTCAAACCAAATACGGACATCATAAACACCCTCTCTCTATTCTGTGGACAACCAAAGTCGGCGCCATTCAATACCTTCCAAGAACAACCATAACCCAATTCATTTAAGAATGAAATATGAGCTTTGAAGTTCTCAATGTGATTATGTGATACCAAGTTTTTAACATTCTCCATCAAAAGATACTTCGGTTGGTTCTTTGTCAAAATCCTTTCAACTTCATATAACAAACCACTTCTTGTACCTTTTTGAATACCCTTTTGTACCCCTGATATTGATATATCTTGACAAGGGAAAGAATAGGTCATCAGGTCACATTGGGGGAAACTATCTTCGTTTACCTTTGATATGTCCCCCAAGTTACCCAATGTTGTCTCGTGTAATGAATCATAAGCTATGTTCGCAACTTTAAGGATGTCACAATTTGCAACATCTTCATAGTTAGCACCGATGTATTTCAGTGCCAACTCTTGTGTACCATAACCCGAAAATAGTGATATTACTTTTAGTTTATTCATGTTCTCTTTCTTCTTTCAAATCAAAATCTCCCTCCAAACCTAATAAATCTTTCCAATAATCTGCGTATTCTTTCTTATATTTTTCAATAGAAGCTTTTTCTTCAGTTGTATCTTTACCTGATAAGAATCCGTGGGGAGTTACAATTATCTTACCATCATCATATCCCAAACCATTAATATGGTTCTTCAATACAGATACTTTAGTTCTTGATGCAAACTTAACACTTCTTTTATCTTTAGTTGCCGTAATCTTAGTTGTACCAGCTCCTTTTTGATTACCAAACAAAAATACCAAAGAAGAGTTCAACCATATTGCTTCACCACCTTTAGCTTTAATTTTTGGTTGTCCAAAAGGATTGTCAGGTAATTCAACCCATGGTTGGTTCACGATAATCAAAGTATTTTCAAACTTTGAATCTGCTTTTCTAGAACCTGAGATTCTTTGATTAATACCCATACCAATTTTATCAGCAAGAACTGATGCGTTATGTTGTTTTCCACCTTTACCTTCAAAAGTCATTTTACAAGGAATTGACCCAACTGAGTCCCACATAAAACATAAACTATATTCAAGGTCACCTTTTTCTTGTGCATCAAGTAAGTCGTTGATATAATCTGTGATTTGTTCAATATATTCGAAGTTATTGTTGAAGATATAAAAACCATCCCAGTCAACTTCACCAGTTTCTTCGTCCACAACTTCTTCACATTGTAGTCCCATCAATTTAGCGTGTTCAAAACTCCATTTTTGTTCTGTAATAATAAACACAGGTAGAATACCCTTTCTCTGAGCATCTACTGCAGTTTTTACTAAAGCAGTTGTTTTACCAGTATCAGAGTGACCTAAAAACATATTTAGGTGACCTACAGCAGGACCTGGTAATCCAACAGCATCCAAGAACTCAGTACCCAAGTCAAAGTATCTTTGTTGTTTGTACTTTGCTGAGGTAGAGAACTTCTTTTTAATACTACTGAAATCCGTTTTCTTAATTGCCATTGTTTAAATTGTATTTTACGAATTCTTTTAATGTTTCCAGTTTGTCTTTAGCATTAGCCATTTTCTCAACATACTTGTCCATTTCTTCCAAGTGTTGTGGATGTTCACCAATAGCAACAGGATTATTAAAATAAATCCAGAGAGTAGCCTCAGCCTCAGATATCTCACTTTCATATTTATAAGTGAGAGCATCAATCATCTTTTTTTGAATTTTCATTTTTTTTGATTAAAAATGAACCCCACTTTGTTAATGGGGTTCGGGTTAAAAAATATTTTTAGAACGGAAGGTCACCACTTGGTTCGAAATCATCAGAATCGTCCAAATAAGTTGGTGTGGATTTACCACCTAATACAACTTCACCTGAATCTGAGTTACTATAAACATAACCACCCTTTTCACTATCCCATCTTGGTGTTTCACCTTTGGCAATAGCTTCCAAGTATTCTACTGGTTTTTTAGAGTAAACATCAGCCCAAGATAGTTCATCATTTAACCAACCTTCAGCCGTTTCTTTGTTTTCGTGGAGTGGAGCTGGGTCATCATACATAATAGTTTGAATAACTGTATATGTCGCACCCTTTGGGGTTTTTGCTTTGGTCATCTCTAAGATAATATCTCTACCTTTTTGAGAATCGGTTACATCACCTTTTGCTCTAAAGATAGGAATAAGTTTATCTAAGATACCTTCGTTTTTGTAGTTGTGTTTGAATCTCCAAAACTTAACTCCATCGTTTTCATTATCTCTGTCGATAAGTTTAACAATGTAAAATTTACGAGGTTTGTATTGTTTTGCAAGTTCTTTGTCGGCATCTCTACCAGTTGACATAAGTTCTTCATATACTTCTGTAAGTGGAGAACGCTCATTATCATTTTTACCTGGGTCATAGAACTTTTGCCATTTACCATCTACTTGGATTTCGTGAAACCACACCTCTTTGAAAGGTGAGCTTCCATCTGTAGTTGGAAGGATTCTTAATCTTTTTTGTCCTTGTTTTTCATTGTCCTTAAGAAGAGCTGCGAAGTATTTCTTCATTCTCTCATCTTGAGACATTTTGTTGGTATTGCTACCTGATTTTTGTGATTGTTCGTACTGAGCTAAAATAGCATCTAATGGGTTTGTCGCCATAATGTTTAAAAAGTTTTTTGTTAAGAAATATTATACACAATAGTAAGTGTCAGCCGTGGGTTTGTCAAATTAAGTTCTAATATATTTTTTTGAATTTACTCATATCATCTTCAGGTGTCATTTCATCTTCTCCGAAATTTCTAAAACTTCTTTTGATGTCACTTGGTGAATAACTTTCAACTTCGTCTGGAGTTAAAACATATTCATTTTTACCTGTCATTTCCATCTCTTCTTCTTTGTCTTCAAAGAATTGACTTAATTTTTGATTAAAAGGACCTGAATCTAAAGTTCTCAGTTCCAATTTTTCTTCAGGTGTTTTAGTTCTATATTTTTCAATTTTAGTTTCAATATTATTCAATTTTTCAATAATACCATCCATAGCAGAAAGTTTACTTTCTAAGTCGTTTAAATGGTTGAAAAGATTTTCAAAGTATTCATCTTGTTTTTCTTCCACAGATTTCTGACTTTTTACTAAATCAGTTACCTCAACTTTCTTAGAGTTTTCGTCTTCAACTTTTTCAACATCAGGGTCTGCTTCAGTATCCACCGGTGTTGCAGGAACATCACTTGTTGTTGGTGCTGTAGGAGGAGGTGGTAACATAGCACCAGTATCACCAGGTGGTGGAGGTGGTGTTGCCCCACCTACTGGTGGTACATCTCCTGCTGGGGGAGGTGGTGGTGGAACATCTTGTTCCATAATATAGTTATTTATTTCCTTGTATCTACTAAGTTCATTTAAAATCTTGTGGTCGATTCGCATTTTTCTATCCGTTTAATAGTTGTTTTATCCCAGTTTGTGTTTCCACTTGGATTCTTTTATTTGTTCTCATTGTATTGTCAACTCTTTCTATTAGACCATCTTTCATTCTAACAACATAACATTCACCAGTATCTAAATCACAAACTTGTTTAGTACCATCACCTAAATCTTTTTCAGTTGTTTTTGTATTTTTACCTAAGTAACTATCTAAAATTAATTTTACGCTCATAATAATTTTATTTATAAATATCACTATATTGCATTAAATGCTTGTATACCTTTACCAATAATTAAAAGTTGTGCGTCAAAAGTATCTGTTTGATTTTTAATACTTTCCCACTCTCTTTTACCTAAACTGATGTCAACATTAGAGTTGATGTATGTAAATTCAAAGACATTAGTAGGTGTTGTCCCTTTCAATTGATTAATTAATGGTGTCCACCTTTCAATGAAAAAATCAACCACTTTGTCCAAACTTGGGAATACAACTAAAAATAATGGATTTTGGTCACTTGAACAATAATATTCTTTTTTCGGAAAATATTTTGTGATTAATGGGTCACTCCATCGAGCGGATCGAGTTAAAACAATGTTACCAAAATTATAACCTCTTGCTTCCAAGGATTGATTATATATCGAACTGAAATAGAACCAAGAGAAAACACACAAACGAATATTTTCATTTGCTGTTTTTTGTTTTAAAGTTTCTTTCAAAAACTTAAGTGTAATTGTAATTTTATCAGGACTGACTTGTCTGAAATCTTCGTAAGGTGCGCCAACTTGAAGTTCACGATTTGATAATGTTGATAAAGGTTTAATACCCTCCGTGATATACTTGATTGCTTGTTCTTCAAGTCTTGCCCCTCTTTGAATCTCAGCCTTTTGTTGTTTTATTTCATTTCTTCTTTGGTCTATAATATTTCTAACAAAGTTGTACTTCAAATTTTGTAAGTAATCATCAATTTTAGATAAAGCAGCTGTCGCTTGTCTTACACCCACAATGTCAGTACTGAATTCTCCCTGACTTATTGAATGGTTAACTTCTGTAATATAATATGCACCATAAAACATAGGAACATATCTTAAATTGAAATACATCGTTGGTTGAATAAGTGCATTTCCCATCATTGATATACTACAAGTATAACTTCTATTTTTGTATAGGTTATAAAGAGAAACACTTTGAGTAGTACCTTGGCGACCACCAGATTGGTTGGCCATATCATTCAATATTTGTAAAGATTCGGCAGTTGACAATCCATTTTCTTGACCCACTGTGAAACTTTTAAAGATTGATTGGTTCTGAATTCCAATATCAACATTGAATCCAACAACTCTATTTGACTTATCAAAATCTTTCTTTCCTGTCTGTTCCTCAACCAAAGGATTATCAGTTCTCCTTAAGTCAAAAGCATCATTTCTATATCTCCAATCAATGTTATTTATTGCTAATTGTTCACTAGGTTTACCAGGGAAAAAACATACCAATTTGGAACGAGATTCAGTGTAATCAACATTTGTAAATGTACCAAACAAAGAATTTGCGAATTCTAAAGAACCCTCAGTTTTAGGTTTAGGGTTCTTAACAGCATCTTGAACACCATAAAAATTTACATACGATGGTAAATTCATATAGACAAATCTGTTATCGTGGAGAATAGTTTTAATTAATCCCTCCATTGTATTTTCGGGACTTATAAAATCTAACAATTCAGAAAGTTTAAATAAATCAATAAGAATAATATCTCCGATGTTTCTACTTGCTCGGTCTAAAATTAAAATGTCTTCGAATAAAGTTCTATTTTTAAAGTCACCACCTGCAATCCATTTGTCGTTGAATGCTTTAAACATATCATACAACTCTATTTTTGTTTTTGGGGCATCCCTTATTTCAGAGTCAAGTTTTTCTAAAGTGATGTTTGTTATCGATTCGAGCTCGTTAGTTAATTTACCATTAATGTTGTCCAATATTTTTCCTATAAAATCTTCAATTTTTAACAAATAGTTAGTCATTGATTCAAAAAATATACCCTTACTTATACCTGTAGATGGATTTGGTACCTGTGGGTAATTTTCTTGTTCAGTATTTTGCGCTTGTTGTATATTAACAATATATTGGTTTTGATTTGGGTTTGTTGCCAAACTTCCATATATAATCAATATTATTTCATCAATTATAATCTGATAATTAGTTTGGAAACTTTTAGTTCCTTCAAAAGACACCTCACCATTTGGTGTTTTATACACACCCCACTTACTAGGTCCTGACACATATATGTTGATTGTAAAATTATCTCTTAGTGTTGCAACGGAAACTAAATTACCGATAGGTCCGACTGGTGGTGCAGGTTTCGGAATCGGATTAGTTTGAAATTGATTTAGTTTTTGTGTAGCATAAATCTTTATCATAGGGGCAAACAACTCAACATTTCTTTGAGTGAATGCAATATTTAAATCAACAAAAAAGTCAGTGATGTATGAACCATTATCTTTATATTGAAGTTCAGGTATTTCAGAAAATCCAACATAGGTTAATAAAGCTTTCCACGCTAAAGTATTTCTAGGGTCACTCCTTGAGGCACTCAAAGTTATATTTCCACCTTGGGTTGGTAGGGTATTTGGGGTTTGTAATGTGTATCTGTCAAACTCAAAACCATCTATTATCTGTAAATTAGAGAATGAATAAAATAACTTTTTGTCATAAGAAGATGGATTTCCGAACTTAAAAATAATATCATAATTAAGAAATCCTTGTATGTAATTATTAAACTCTGTGAGTTGTTTTTCTTGCAATAATTCAACCATTTTATCACCAGTGTCACCAGTGGTCACGGTAAGTACCATCATTTTTCTCATCAAGTACTGAAAATTCCTATATGAAGCTTCCACATCACCTACCTGATTACTTACAGCTAATTTATTTGATGTTTCAAATAAACTAGAATCAGCATAATCATAAATTGATTTTGAGAATTTAAGAAATTCATTTTCAAAATTATCTAAAACTGATTTTTCAAAAACTGAAAATATTTCACTGATTTGAGTATATGAATTCCTAATACTAAAGTTTTCCTGATTATTAGTATTGTTATTTATGAAATTTAAATACTCGTAAGGTGATGGTTTAGAAACTTTGGCATTGTCATAGTAACCAAAATTGGGTGCACCCCAAAATAGTCGTACAGAACCATCGTACATAGCTTGATTGTTCAAAACTTCGATTTGTTTCTTTCCATTTTTGATACACTCGTTTTTAGTTTGATTAAACAAAGAACCATGAGATGGTAAGGGGTATTCGAAATTGCCATCATTAGTTCTCACAGTCATAGACCAAGGTATAATTCTACAATCTCGTTTTGAATTCGAACTATCAAAACCCTCAGGTAAATTAACTATTGCTGTATTGACATAATTGAATGTCAACCCAGATGTTATTGCGCTCTGTATATCTAAACTTGTATAACCATCTGCTCGTCTATTCGTAACAATAAAGGTTGAATTTGTTATATTGAACGAGTTGTTTAATTGGAATTGAGAATTATTAATTTGTGAAAGAATCGTTGTTCCCGCTGGTATTCCCAACCCACTAAGAATATCCCCAACTTGAAGTGAGCCTTGTATATTAATAATTGTGAGTGTTGTTCCTTGAACATCACATACACCATTGATTTGATAATCAGTCGCAATTATTGGATAACCTAAGTAAAAGACACTAAAGTCATTTATTAATTTGGGGTAGAATCCAACATTGATTAAAGTCGAGGTTTCTGGATTCGGACCTGAACCAAAGACCGAATTTTTTTGGAGAATAATATCAATTTGTGAATTATTGATGATTAAGTTATATTCCTTTTCGGAGTCATTAGTTACTGGATCATAATTGTTTAAGTATGAAAAACCACTCCAAGATGTTTCAATGATGTCTCTTCCATCATTAATAAATGTTTTATATCGATGCCATATTGAACCCATTTTCAAAATCCAAGCAAAAGGTAACTTGTGAACACCACCAAATTTTTTAAATGTTGCGAAAATATAACTCAAATCTTCAGGATTAGACGAGTCACCTAATGTTTTATAAGTTTCCCTTAAAGTTGAAAGTGGGAGACTATTCAAAAACAAATAAGCTGATGCAACAAATGGATAGGTTTCATTGTCCCTAAAATTTTGTATTCCCCTTTGAATTGAGTTTATAAAATATGGGGTATTCAATATTGAAGTTGTTTGTTTTGCACTAACTAATCCATCATTATAATTAGAATATTCAACTCGTCCTTCAGTAATAAAAGTTTGATTTGATTGTCTATTTTCGTAAAATGTTTTAAGTGGGGGTGTCAATCCTTGAGATAAAAAGTTGGTTGGTGTTTTGTTCAAGTACGAAAAATTAGAGAAAGGTCTGTTGAAATTTCTATTCTCACCATTTTTCTCAAAGTTTGTAATTGTTTTTTTCAAATCATTATAGAAAACAGATTTTCTCGTGTCGAAGGCCAAAATTGGATTAGTAAATTCAACACCATTGGATAGATACTGAGTTATCCATTGTTTATTAGTAAATGGATAGGTATCTGTGAAATCGAATACATTTGTCTCACTATTATCGGAAATGTATGTTTGTAATTTTTCAATACTTGTAATATCAGCTTTCGGTGTAGTTACAGAATTATTCAAAAAATTAGGTAAAAAGAATTCTATTTGTGCATTTTCCGTTTTATTTTTAATGTATGATGTGTTGAATATACCTCTTATGAAATTTTGCCAGCTTTCACCAAAACCACCATTCGAAAATTGTTTTAGATTTGTTAAATTTACAGCATAATTTTTTAATTTGTCGGATAGAAAAGGATTATCCTTACCTAAACTATTTTTGATGTTGGTAACTTCAGAATCTGCTATCACAGTTGTAATTTTATCCAAGGCAGATGTAAAATTATATGAACGAGATAGTTTAGAATAATTAGAAATCCAAAGTATTCTTTCATAAATTTCATAATAGAATTTTACTTCTTCTTTGTTGAAGTAAACATTGTTCTCGATTGGGAATTCAATGGCGTTAAAAGATAGTCTTAAAACATCTTTCAATTCGTTGTTTGTTGTAACACCGAAATTTGGTGCTGCTAATCTCTTTGTAAAACCTCTTATATACTCCTCAACAAATTCTACCTCAGGCCAAACATTAGGGTTATTCGCTTTAGTTCTACCAATTACATCGGAATCAGCAGGATATTTAATTTCGTACTTTTCTTTTCCATTTTGACCACCAGTTTGGACAATAAATTGTGGCCACGGATATACAGGTTGATTAAGTGTTTGACCTAATTGTGGTATATCTGGGGATGCTGAACTTATAGCTGGATCAAATATTACCGCTTTCTTATCTTTGTTGTCTCTAGCATCCCATGCTTTCGAATGAGTATCATCTAATAATCTCATAAAAGCTTCCCCATTTGCAAATATTACCCCGAGTACATTCCTTATCGTTGGTTTGAAACCTAAAGTACTAGTTTTGTTTTGAAGAAAAAAAGACAATTCTGTTGTTATTTCTTCTTCAATTTGATTGATTAAAGTGTTTAAATCCTTTTCCATTTGGTCGATACATTCATTGAATGAACCAGTACCTGAAAAATAAAAGAACGGATAATCATCGGTGTTTTTTGCAATATCTGAATTTATTAATTCCTTTCTAAGAGTTTGATAGTCAGGTACTGTTGGTTGAGCCACAGATTTTTTTAGTCTCCATGTCTCATCTAATCTAACATTACCCTCACCAGCCTGAGTACCGAAGTCAATTGGTGTATTAAAAACAAATGTTCCCCCTTTTTGGAAAGAATCAAATTGTATTCTGTTATTAATTTCAGATTTTACTGGTGGTTTATTACCAATAGTATATGTCTTGTTTTTACCAAAAGTTTCATTTTCACTAAGTAGATTGTTGTATCGATTGACAATTTCAAGTAACTTACTTTGTGCTTCTTTTTTATTGTTTGGATCAGTTCTATAACCCTCTTTTAATGTAAAAATTGGTATAAGCTCATTACCTCTTTGGATGATGAAAAAATTTTGTTGTCTATCACAATATGTGTTAAACCAAGAAGTTTCATAATTTTTTATTTCACCCCTATACTGATTTAAAACATCTAAATATGTATCAGCATCAGTAATTGGTTTCAAATTTTGTTTTGTAAACTCACCTAATTCATTTTTTAAGAACAACTTCAAGTTATTTTGTAGTTGTACTAAAGTTAGTTGTGGAAAATTGTCAGGTAATAATCCCTTAGAAATATAATCTGAATATACTTCCTTTATTTTTTGATAGCCTCTTGTTATTGTTTCAGGAGTTTTTGTATCTGTGGGTGAAAGCGTGTTATTAATTTTAGTGACATTAAATTTTGAAGTGTACATATGGGGTACTGCTTGGAGAGACCCAACAGCAACTTCTGATAATAATGAAAACTTATATGTGAAAAAATCTAATTGGATTTTAAAATTACCATTTGATGTGTCATATCTGGCATTAAATTTATGTAACATCAAGGGAAGTCTAATGGCCTTACCAAAATAACCTTTAATAGTTAAATAGAATAATGGATATGGTAAATTAAAGAATGGGGCATATGGTGAATTATCTCCAGATTCGAAGAGTGCTCTACCCTTAACATCCTCCATTTGAATAGTTACTTGTGGTTCCATCGAAGTATTCTGTCTAATACTAATAGAAGTGATACCCAATAAACCATTATCCACTGAACCTAGTCTTCCACTTGATAGGGTTTGTTGTCTTATAAAATAATCAGGTTCTTTCTTTTCATTTGTAAATCCAACTTTTTCTAATTTGGGTTGATTTACACCCCTACCTTGTAAGGTATCTTTTCCTGTCAGTTCATCAGTATAAGAATTATCCAAATAAGTTTTTTTACCAGGATTCAAAAAATTAATTGATGCAACTGTTATGTTTTGTACAGCATCATTGGATGCCACCCCTAAAGCTAATTTTGTTCTAGGTAATACTTTACACTCCAAGTTAGCATATATTACTAAATTTTCATGTTTAATTAATCTGTCTTGAGCTTTTCCATTGTTGTCAATTACTTTATTAGGGTCAACTAAAAAAATATTGTTATAATCAAACTCAACTAAAATGTTTTCTGAATTATCTACCATAATAAAAGAAATAGTTATTCAACTCGCTTTTGTAGTCTTGTAATGAAGTTATCAACGGATATGGAATTGTCAATATAGTACCATCAGGTATGTTCCATTCACCACCAACATAATTTGGATTGGCTAACATAATTAACCAACCAAAAACTGGTGTACCATAATATTGTTGTGATATTTTATCCATACGAGATTGTCCAATTTTATAGATATATCTTTTATCAGATGTCTTCGATGGTAAATTTATATATGGTACAACTGTTTGTTGTCCATCTATTTGAAACTCATTATATCTATTATATGTCTGTAATGCCATTTTTAATTAAATTTGTAGGTATTCAAGAATGATGTTTTCCCACTCTCGGTACTTTTCTGTTGATATAACTCCTTTATTTTTGTTTCTTGTGTTTGTACCTTAGCTTGGTCTTTGACAGTTGTATAATTAAACTTTCTTACCTTACCTTTTTTATATGTATCATCCTTAAGATTTTTAGTGTAGTCTTTGTATTTTTTACTTTTTTTCACTTTGTCGAATTTTTTTTCATCAACATTAATTTGTTTCGTTGATTTGTTTTCCCACTCGTTAACAATCTTTTCGAATTTGTTTTTGAAATTCACAGGTGATTTAACACCAGTAAGATTACCTTTGATTACACTTCTTATGAAATCATCTTTTTTTGTTTTATCAGTCAGAATTCTTCCCATAATCAAAAAGAAATTAGCATCGTCTCCATCAGTAATCTGACTAAATGTGTATTTTTTTGTTGGGTTTTCGTCTTGAAAGAAAGCAATTTCGTTATCAGTCAAAACCTTATTATACCCATCAAATACTTGTTTGAACTTAAGATAGTCGGTTTTTAATTCTTCATAAGTATCAGGTGTTGTTGCTTGACTGGCAACATCGGTTGTTGGTATAAGATTATAGACTCTTGGTGAGTTGGTATCCAAAAGTTTCCCATCAGTCTTTTTGATAATTAAATTAATTTTTCTAAATAATTGTACATAAGTTTGTTGAAGTTGAGTTAAATCTTGTAGATTTGTAGTGATACCTTGTTTATATCGAGGTTTCAATGACTCGGTATATTGTACCATATTCTTCTTAAGTACATCTATAAATGGATTTTTTCCGTTGGTTGAATCCTTAAAAAACTCAGCCATATATTTAACCAAAGGATTTTTATTGTTATTTATGTTATTAATATAAGTTGTAAATTCTTGGTCTATATCAGATTCATAGGTGGGTTTACCATAAATCTTTATTTCCTCACCATTTGTACTATTTATATCTTCGTCATTAAATAATTTTCCATTGGTATAATTTCTTTTGATATCCAAAATTTGGATAATTCCATAGTTGTATTCCTTGAATATACTCTCCAATTTATTTACAAGACCTTCAAAATATTTAGGTGACTCATCTAACAACTTGTCCATAATTGATTTGTAAACAATTTCACCTGTTTGTCCTACTTGTCCTGCTGGTGCTGGTATATTAGTAACTATCTCACCAATTGTATCACCACCATCATTTGTTGCTTGTGGTGTAGAATTCTGTAGTAATTTAGATGGTTGTTGAGCTATTAAATCATCGATTATAGATTTATCGATTGCAGTAGTATCCTCTGTAGGTGTAGCTCTTTCATCATATATTTCTGTATTGGCATAGTAATTAAATGATAAAGCGTTCTGAAGTTGTTCGATTGGTTTTGCTAAACCCATACCACCAATGATTTTGAAATTCATAGTTACCTTAACTATCATAGGTTGTACACCAATACCTTCAGGATTTAAATCTAAAAGATTATTTTCATATGAAAAACTTACCCCATCAGGAACTATTTTGGTATGGTAAAAATCTCCAATTCTTAAAACTAAAATTGGGGGTGTCCCGAATGAAGTGTTTAAGGCATCGTTGAATTTAGGTTTACCATCAGTACCAATCACCGGGATAGTTTCACCAGGTCTTACACATTGATTTAAAAAAGTAAGCCTAGAATTTAATCCCTCAGGTGTCATTGAGTGGAAGGATGGGTTAAAATATCTAATTTTTTCTCTAATTGAATCATATATCATAGGTGACTCATCCTTTATAACCTCAAAATAATCACACTCAGTCAAAAGATTTCTTAAAATTCTTTTTCCAATTCCATCTTTTAGTTTTTGAGTGTAGTCAACTGATGATGTTTCTCTAAGTGTTTTAGTACGCTGAATTTCAAATTTATCAGGAGTTTTGGGTTCGTCACCACTAACATTCTTATTATCAGGTTGTTGTTCTTGTTTTGTTTTACTCGGTGACACTATATCAACTACTTTAAGAATAACTCTCCTACAAGCCATAGCGTTTATAGAATAAATTTGAGCCTTACTATTACTTTGTGGTTCAATTTTTTTATTACAGTTGACAGGACTAAAAGCTAACCCATCTGTTGCGAGAGGGGATACAGTTAACACTTCACCTTTTGGGACTTCTTTGATTGATATTTTACTAAAATACTCTTTCAAACTAGCACCAGTAGTTGTTTTATAATTTTCCAAAAATTGTTTAACTGAAGCTATCCTTCTTTTAGATAGATCCAAATTATATGTTTCCCCACCTAACTCTGATGCCGAACCAACTAATTCTAAAGTAACTGTTGTCTCAGCATTATCTTTGAATACATTGTATAAGTCATTTATAAATCCTTCAGAAAATTTTGTATAATTAGATTGTACAACTGAATCGAAAAATTGTCCCACATTTTTTTGTTCATTACAATAAGTTGTGTTTGTTTTACAATAAGTTCCACTTGAGTTGAAGACATCGTTTGCGTCTCTAATATAATTATTTTTCGAACCAACATATGAATTATAAGTCGTATCATATTGTGGAGTAGTGTTAGGTTTCGGTATGTCATTATCGAAATAAAATCCAAATTCAGAGTATTTTCCTTTGAAGTCCGCTGCTAAGTTAGGGGGGTTACCCATAGTACTTCCACCACCCATAGCACTTGCTCCACCAGCACCACCCATAGTACTAACCCCTCCCGTTGGTAACTCACCATCGGCACTACCTTTAATTTCTTTACCAACACCTATCAATTCTTCAGGTGTAAGTCTCGGTGAATTGATTATTTCTTGATAAGTAAATAAATCAGCTATAGGTATAGTGTTGAACTTTTTCGCCAATTCGTAAATATCATATTTTACACAACCAGCAAAAAAAGAATCTAAAATAGAATCAACTTTTTGTTTATTAATCCCCTTAAGTTGTTTGTCAACAATAACATTCATAATTGATGGGTGGTCAACAATTATTTTCCAACTTAATGTACCTGACCTACTTGTATCTTTATAGGTATAAATTGGTTCAGGTCTACCCAAAAATGATGTACTACCAAAGTTTGCATTACTAGAATCTGAAAATGATAAGTCATAAGGTGGAAACCACATTACCCTACCACCATTAGGTCCTCTTTCACAAGCGGGTAAATCATCATAAGTAAAACCTGGTTTACTTGATGTTCTCCATGCTAAATTTTCAATAGAGAACATATATTTTTTAGCAACCAATTGTCCTCTTGCATTCGGTTGTATGTTTGTTGAACCAGGATTTCTTGTTGGTGATATATTTAAATTGTATGTTCTATCCAAAACAGAATTAGTGAATCTCCTACCACTAGTAGTGATACCATCTGTTTTCTGAAGGTCTTTAAATGTGTAATAAGGTGTATCTTTAGCAAAAATTCTACAATATTCTCTTCCAACTTCTATACCAGTAGTATTATCTGTATAACTTAATACTTTTGACCCTTTTGTTAATTCCTTATATCCATCATTGAATACTTTACTAACTTGATTGATAGCATTACCAACATGTTTTAGCCTTGCAATACCTTGGAGGCTATCCGCTGAATTAATTAACCTCTGAGTTTCATCCAATATAGATGTGGGTTTAAAATCAATATTTGTTGACTGACTACTTTGATATTTCGAACTAATTAAGTTAAATTCGTCATCCAAAGTACCGGCTCCTCCACCAGGAGTTGCTCTGAAACCAGCGTCAGCCCTATACTTTGGTGAAATCCAAACAAAATCACCATCAATACCCCCACCATCAGAAAAGGATTTACCTGCTAAACCAAAATTGATTTGATTCTGATTTCCTTCAAATAGAATACCCATCTCGGAATTACCAAATACTGGTGCTTGTTGTTGTCTACCAAAAGCATCAACAGGAACTTGATTTGGTGGTGAAGTTATTAATGATGGTTCTGCGTTTTTACTACCTACATAGTAACCACCAACTGTACTAACTGGTTGTGTGCCATTCAGTGTTAAATTTAAAGTAGCACTTGATTGTCCTGTGTTTTGATTTGTATTATCTTTACTATATGGGGGTTGATATCTATTTAATTCTAAATTCTGAAATAAACTAGACCTTTGAGCATTACCAGTATTTTGAATAAATGTTATTGAGGGGTTGTTCGTGTTTGTGATAATCGGTCCTAAGGCGTTCCCAAACAATCGATTTACTGAGTTTAGTGCACTTAATGTTTGTCTATTTTCACCCCCATTTATTTCTGTAGGTGCAAAGTAATCACCAGGTATTGGTGAACTTGGGTAATAAGTACCTTGTAGTCTACTACCAAAGTCAGTAGATGAATTTGGTTGGTCTGAAACTGTAATCCTCCAATTTTGATAATAAATTTTTTCTCTTCCTGAAACAAGTAAACTAGCTTGATATGGGTCTTTAAAAGTATCCATATTAATGGTACCAACTGTCTTAGTACTTGTTTCAATATTAACTCGATACTGAAATTGTTTTTTTAACTCAGTTGCACTTATTTTTGCCAAACTTGAGTCTTGGGACAATAATCCATCAGTACCTATCGGATTTTCAGAATTGAATATATTATATGCGGCGTACGAAGATGGTACAAAATTTACAGGTGAAAGCTCCCAATATGGTAGATATAATTTATTATTGTTTTGGATATCATCAATAATAACCATCTGATTAAACCCACCTTCAGGTCCATATTTGTTTTCTATGAATGCAGTATCGATGAAAAATTCATTGACCAAATCCATCTTTGTATCGTTAGGGTTATATTCACCCTGATTTGGTTTTACTGGTAACTTATTATTAATAGTAACATCAAAATAACCACCCTCAGGACCATAGTTATTTAGCTTGTATAATTCATCGGCTTTTGGTGGATTTTCAATTAAATCATTTGGTGTGTCAACAACACTCAAATCTCTTGGTGTGTATTGTGTATTTCGGTTACCAGTATTAGGTATAAAGAAACCTGGTACTGTGTAAGGTTTCAAATTCCTCACCAATAAATCCTTTCTAAATATTGTTGTCGCTTGGAACGATAATGGACTATTTGACATCGGTTCTTTTCACTATAAATAGTTTTTTTTATGGTTTCTTAATAACACTTGTATCATTACCCAAAAGTGGTTGCTTACCAGTTTTTCCAAAACTTTTCATAGAATCCTCAACAGCTCTTCGTACAGCATCAGCAACATCGGCAGTCTTCAAACTTTGTTTTAACTCTGAAGTATTCAGTTGTGGACTCTTAGTTGTATCAATTTCAACTTTATGTGTTAGTTGGATTTCCATTTTTGTAGGCATGCTTGTTCCACCCTCCCTTAATGATTCGTGAGTTCCCCCAACTAATTTCACGGTGTCCATAGGTAATAACTTTAATTCGAAGTCTTTTGCTTCAGCAGAGTTGGGTTTTGGTATGTCAGCTTTAATTAATTGTTTAAGTGCTGCTGTCAAGGAAGGAAAACCAGCACTTTTCAACTCTGTAGTTAATCCAATTATATCCTCACCTAACTTTAAAAATCTATTTGAGCTCGTATCTAATTTTGAGATAACTTCAACAGTGTGTTCAGGGAATTTACCTAATTTATTACCATACGCCTCCATTTTCTCAGAAAAGTTTATTGCAAAATCCTTCATACTCGTTTTACCTTCACTAACATCTGTCAACATTTGTTCAAATGTACCAAATAAATCTTTTCGTATGTCCTCAGTTTTCAAACCTGGTGCTTCTCCCATTCTTGGTATTAATGCGGCTAATCTTCTTTGTGCATTTTCAAATTCGGTTACTGCTGGGGTTCCAGCCATTGCATAACCAGTTCTATTTGCCAAGGTTTCCATAGATTTTTCAATTGATTTTAGTGTTGTCAATTGGTCTTTTGCTAAGTCCTCGGCCGTTTTGGGTTTCATTATTTCTTTCAACTTATCGGGGTCTTGTCTGAACTTCTCTAAAGCTTGATCTATACCCAAGTTTTCACCATCTAGTCTAATCCTCATATCACCACCCTTTCCGATTTCAGAAATACTTGCGATAAATCTTTGTTCCTCTTCCGAAAATTCACCACCAAATCTAATTTTTTTCATTTTCTCGTCAACCTCTTTCGAACTCAATGCAAGTTTGGCCAAAGAACCCTGAGTCATTCCTAATTGGTCTTCAATCTCTCTTAATCTTCTTTTTTCACCTGGTAATATTTCGAATGTACCATCCGCTTTCATCTTCACAAAACTTTTACTCATTTGTTCGAGTTGTTTTTGAAGTTCTTCAGGGTCATTTTGTGACAAATCCATTAACCTCAGTGGGTCTAATAAGTCTGATTGTGCAACACCCAATCTTTGCATAGCTGCAGCAACTTGTATCGCACCCTCTGGATTGAAAACTTTTTCAGCTAAGTTTAGAGTTTCTTTCATATCAAATCTCAGAGAGGTTGCATGTGCTGCCATCCTAGCTAAACCTTCAGTCCCACCCTCGAAATTAAATTTGTTAAGTGTACTCATATTGTTTAACATAGTATCAATCACCTCACTAGCATTCACACCAAGCTTTGCACTTACAGCTAAAGCTTCATTCACTTTATCACCCATTTGGTAAACAGAAATACCAACATCTTTGAAATTAGTTACAACAGTACTTATTTCTTTGTTGGTTTGTGTTGATAAGGCATATATTTCTCTGAAAGAATCTGAAGTTAAAACAACATTTCTTTTTAATGCTTGTGAAACACCTAATTGTGCGTTTTCAATATTTGAAAATTCTCCACCCAATTCCACAACACTTGCTACAGCGTCACTCATTGTACTTCTGATGTCAACCATTCTTTCCCTACCAACACCAAATGTTTTCAAAACATTTGTGGAAGATACCTCAGTGTCGTATAAAACTTTTCTAATCTTACTTTCGTCAAAGTTTGTATTAACATAGTCCAAAAACTTATCAAACCAAGGTTTTAAACCTGAGTCAAATATTTTTTGGAAAAAATCACCTCCTGGGTTTGTATCTGGATTAGGTCCTGCCATAAAATTCTTTTATTTATAAATACAAAAAGGACTGATTTATTTTTCAGTCCTCATTAGTGTTAACTTCTATGATTTTATTGATTAAATATTTTCTCACATAGGTAGGTATAGTATTAAATTCTGTATAAGATATTCTAAGATGTTTAGCCAACAAAAAGAATTCATCCAACAAATACTTACTATAACTAGAAGAAAGGGCGAAAAAAGTCGACCCCAAATGTGACATTGAATGTCACCAGTTCTCCTGATGGGGCTTTTACTGTTTTTCTTAAGTCTAAACTTGGTGTATTGTCTTTAACAAAGACTCTAAGGAATTTGGAATCCATAATTGGCATAGTCTCAACATATGTGGATATCATTCCTCTATCATCGTTCCCATTTATTGAAACTATCATTTTATTAAGTCTCCAAGTAATAATTGGGGTAACTCTACCTTGTGGGTAATTCTCCGATAAACTTTCCAATTCATTTGATTCACCAATAGTAAGTGGTTTAACTTTTAAGGTGTCACCACTTCTAGGTAACTTAATTGTAAATGTTCCATCTTCGTCAGGTTTGTATTCACACTTAGTTAAATTTAATTCATCTAATAATATTGTAACCTCAAATGATTTTTCTGTTCTTGGGTCAACTAAACTCAAGGTGTATTCAGGACCGAATGAAGTGTTTCTCAGAAAAATTAAAATAGCTTGAATATCACTTTCTAATAACTCGTCAGGTTTAATGTCGTGTTCATAGATTTTATTCCTCAACAAAGAAATTATTACATTGTTGTTAGAATTTCTGGCATTCACCAATAAATTTTCATCACTTGCAGTAAGGTATCCAACTTTGATTGACTTTTTTTTACTTTTATAAAAAATACCATTCGTAGGTAGTTTTACTACATCATGCGGTAAATTAAAGTTCGAGGTTGCCGCTTCTAATAATTCTCTGTCCATATTTTTTTTCTTAAAAGATACACCTTCTTAATTCTATGTAAATAAAAACCCCACACATTATTGTATGGGGTTATAAATTCTTATATATTTCTTTTAGTAAACTAAAATACAACGGTCAGGTCTCAATGTAATTTGAATTGTTGCTAAAGCATCTTGTGCATACCCTAAGTTACCAAAGTTTGAAGAAGTTATAAAACAACCTTCCATAATCCATTTTTCAACTACTACACCTGTTGGGTCTAACATTTCCAAATCAACATTTCTTTTATAACCAGCGGCATAACCCATACGACCTGTTACAGACTCAGCACACAAACGAATCCATTCCATAATTGCTTGAGTTGCGGAAGGTCCGATTGGGTCTCTCAATGTCACATTTATAGTACCCCAAGTAAACCTACCAGCAACATATGTTTCAGTGTTTAGGAAAGGGATTGGTGTACTATTAACAGTTATTGTTGGTCTTGAAGCGGATTCAACAAACCATTCATTAATACCTAATGAGGAAGGAAATCTCATAATAAACCTATTCTGTCTTTTCGGCTCATAAGGTATGGGCATTTTCATCAATAAATCAGCCATCGTATATCTTTTTAAATTTTAATCTTTATTTTTATTATAAATATCTATTTGTAATTTTTTTTCTATTGACTTTTAAAAACAAAATAAATATTATTATACTAGAACTAGTTTTATATAATTATTATATTAATTTATTTAATATTTTTCTTATTATAGTCTCTAGTTGTAATTCTTCTTCATCTGGTTTATATTCTTTTTTCTTACCTCCGTGTGTTGAAAATATTTTAACACCCTTTATACCTTTACTCATTGCCTCAACATTTCTGGGGTCGTCATCAGAAAAACCAATAATCGGAACAAATTTATTTTTAATGTTGTTCACGATTTTTGATGAAAGTCTTAAATTTAATTTTTCTGCTTGACCTTGAACATATTTTATAAATCGATTCATTGCATCAATTTTAGCAATTTCTGGTTTTGTTGCAGAACCTTTACCATATGACACGGGATAATATCTGTTCATTTTCAAATATTTCATTATTTCAGTTTCCTTGTCACTAGGTTTTTCTTGAGCATTTTCTCTCATTTTTACTAATGAATCATATAACTTATCAGAATCAATTCCACCTCTATTTGTGTCTATAAGTTTTTTTATTCCAATCATTAACGTTGAAGGTCTATGCCCTCTTGCTGTGATGATTGCAAATAGTGAACCATTATTGATTGCTTCCACTAAATCAGACCATGCGGCATTTTTAGCTAATTTAGCTGACATAATGTCCTCTAAAAACTTTTCATCTCCTTTAGTTCCAAAATCTCTGAATGGATTTGGTGCAAAGTCAACAATTTTAAAACCATTATAGTCAAATGGTTTTACTCCAATTTCAGTTCTGTACTCAGCAAAATCCTCAGTTCCCATACCAACTTCTTCTCCATCATCATCTAATAAATAAATTTGTGTTGGCATATACATTAAGTTGTCATCCCAATCAAAAGCATAATATTTCATAGGAATTTCTCTTTCCTCAAACTCTCTCAATAATTTTATAATTGTATTTCTCATACTATTAAATATGTCTTAATTAAAAAAGGGGGAGATTTTGTCTCCCCCATAATTATTATCAAATTTTAGATATTCTCAAATGATGCACCTGTTGGTGTTATGAAGAAAGTAATATCTATGAACTCTAGTGCTCTTGTAGGTTTAATGTAGATTCTACCAGTTAATTGATTTCTATCTAAGTCAGCAGGATCAGATGATACAGTTACACGGAAATCATATAAACCTCTGTCTCTTCTGATTGCGTCTAAGATTGGATTAACCGCATCCAAGAAATCTTGTCTTACCTTTTCGTCATTTTGTTCGAATAACAATCTAACTGAAACAGCTGATATAAGTTTTCTTGCTTGTAATAACAATCTTCTAACATTAATTCTATCAAGTGCCGACTCTCTAATTTGCATAGTCTTGTTACCCCAAATTACCGTTCCGACATCTGAGAATGTTGCAATTGGATTCAGTCTTCCTTGATAAAGAGTATCTCTATCCTCTTGAGTAAGTTTCTTTCTCGCTTTGATTGCACTTACAATACCACGAGTGTAACCTGCTGCTGCAAACCAAGGGAATGCTATGTTATCAGTTAGAGCAAGATTCTTACAAACCTCAGCAGTTGCTGGAATATAGATTTGAGTATTGTTAACCGTATCTCTAGTTAAAACCCAAGGATAATAAGTAGCGGTGTAATTCGAATCAATACCCGCAGTTACTAAGTTATCAACAGCCTCTTGTGGATAAATAATTAATTGTGAATCATTTGCTGAAGCTGTATATAAATTATAGTCAGGTGTTGTTGTTATATAAATTGAGTCCGCTCTGTCAAATTCAACCATATTTATGGCCGCCTCAACTAAACCACTATTATTAACATAATCAATACCAGGTGTTGCAAAAACATTTATATTAACCGCTTCAGGATTAGAGAAGGTCTGAATACCTAACAAGTAAGCGTAGTAATCAGAGTTTGCATAATCTTGTGTATTATCACCAACACTTATTTGTTTAAATGTTCCTGAACCAGTTGCGTTCGGATACCTGAAATCAGGACAAGCCCCCCTTAAGTAACCACTTCTACCTAATACAAATGTATCTTTGTTTGTTCTATTTTCTCTGTAGATGTCCCAACCATCAAAACCACCCTTACATAGTAAACTGAACTTACGCGCAAATATTCTGAAGTATGGATTACTTTCATTATCAGGGTCATTAGTGAATGATGCTGCACCAACAAAGAAAGCTGTAGTACCACTTGAAGCAAAACCATTGGAGATTGTAATTCCACTCGCATTTATATCCATATGGAAACCCTTAGTTTTGTAAGCCCAATCATCACCAACAGTTGCAGTACAAGGTGAACTTGGAATTCTTTTTCCTTTGTAAGTATAAAAGTCAATATCATATCCATAGAAGTCACCAATACCTAAGTATGTTCTTCTAACATTATCACCTGAACTTAACAAAGCATCATCTGCACCACTACTCAATCCGAAAGGTGGATTGTAAATTTGTTCACCAGGAAAATCGTATTTAGTTTTGTATACTGGGAATGGTGGTTTCGAACCCGCATATTCACGGAATGTATAACCTTCGAAACCACAAGGTAAAGCATCTATTGGTGCATCTTCGTTCATTTCCAACATAACAAACTTCGAGTTAAGTTGATATTCTCCATCTGAAGTACCAATTTTTTTAGCAACGAAATTGTTCTCGTTTGGATTCATAGAACAATTAGTAAATTTCTCCAATACTTGAGGTGCAGCGTCTGAATCAAAAAAGTCTCTAACATATACATCAAATGTACCATTTGTGAAAGATATATTTGCAATAGAAATTTTTACCTCCACATTTGAAGTATCACCATCAGCAATAGTTATGAACTTGAACAAGTTGTAAACTTTATTACCTCTCAACTCAGAAACCAACCAAGGAGATGTTGCTGATTGATATTGTTCTAAATACCACGCTATAGAAGTTAAGTCAGTATAAGGTCTTGCACCCGATAACCCATTCAAAGTACAATTCAAACCTCTAATGTATCCTTTTCTATAAGCATAGTTTAAAAGATTTTGAAATTGTTCTTCAACAAACAATGGTACAACTGTTCTAGGTTTCCCAAAGTTAGATGAACCAAAAACTTTAGAGATATACTTAGGATCTGATAGAGTGAATGAGGTTTCGAAACTATAGTTAGTACCATCTTTGTCGGTTACATCTATTGCAAAAGTTGAATAAGGATTTTTAGAAATTCCTGAATAACTTCCTGTACAATCAATAGTCACATCACCTACATTAGAAACTTGGTAAACAGGACCTGTGTCAGTCGTATAGGTAGCTATACCTCTCGAACGAAGTGTTGCTACAACCAAATCATCATAATTTGAGAATGAATCACCTGTGTAGATAAATGTTTGTCCTGATACAGTACCACTAAAACAATTCGTAAATACTGGTGTTGGGAAAGTTCCAACATTACCTGTCGAACATACATTACAAGGGTCATTGATAGTAACATTTACAGTCCATGCTGAAGTAGCTGTCAAATCATCTGAAACTACAGTATATGATTTTGTTAAAGCCGTAAACGAAACTCCAGTCATAGTTGAAGATTGAACAACACCTCCACTTGTGATTCCACTATAGATTGGGTCAGTACAAGCACTATATACAACTGTCATTGCTGAATAATCAGAAGTTTGGGCTGTACTTGGTAAACAAACACTGATTGTATTCGTATTGTAATTAATTGAAGCTGTAATTGCACTTATTGTTGACGAGCTAACCGTGTAACTATAGAATGAAGCACAATTTGATTTAGATGATGTTTGTACTAAATTACTAACATAACTAAAGAAAGAATAACCTGTATAATTGTTGTTACCAATATTATCAAATGTCGCATAGTACCAAGGGTCGTTAGTAGGTGCTGAAAAGTTTGCTAAATCTGAACTAACATTATCAACCGCAAATACATTGGTCTCAGCGGTATAACCACTCAAAGTGTCATAAGTTCCACCAGATATTGTACCGAAATAATTTATAGATGATGCAGAAGTTGATGGTGTATTAACAATACCATAAAGTTGAGTTACCAAATCAGACTTTATGGTAGATAACGAACCATTGAATTGTTCATATGTACTATCCAAGTCAGCAGATAAGAAACCAGGTATCGTTGATGTAAAATCAATTGTACTTGAGCTATTAGTACAACCAGTGAAGTTAATTGTATAAGGTGTTACATTAAATGAAACACATTGTGTTGCACAATTTGCTGAAGTTGCACTTAAACACTCGAAACCTATAGTAGCAGGGTCAACATTAGCGATAGTAGTTATAGACCAAGAAGGACCTGCATCATAACCTGATAGACCCAAAATTCTAGTTACGAATAATTGGTTTGATTGTTGTAAATATGCTTTTGCTATATAAGCTGCTTCATATTTAGGTATTTGTGTATTTACAAATTTCTCAGGTGATGTACCACCAAAGTAAGTTGTAAATTCATCATAATTTGTAATGAAGATTGGTTCAAAAGCTGGACCTTTTAAAGTTTCCCCCACAATACCAAGTGTAGTAACCCCCACACTTTGTGAAACAAAACTCAAGTCAACTTCTGATGTATACACACCTGGTGATACGAAAACTTTATTGTTTGACATTATAAATTTAGTTTTTAGTAATTTATTTTATAGATAAATATAACATTCAGTATCAAAAAACTTGACTTAATTATATGTATTGATAAATTGAGTAGAATATTTTCTACCTTTTTTCTACTATGGAAAACAAAGAAAAGAAAATAAAAAATTTAAAAATATCAATCGAGGTTCACGACCTACTGAAAAAGTATTGTGATAAAAATGGGATTAAAATGTATCGTTTTTTAGAAAGATTGATTATTGAGAAGTGTAAGGAGAAAAAAGACATCTATGGGGATTAAAGTAGTAACCCAAACAACTCCAAACTTGCTGATAAGTTTACATCAGTTTTCACAATATCTATCCTTACTACATCGTTAGTATTTACCTGAATCAAATTTACATCTGTTCCATAAAAATCGGAATTTATGTAAACATCAAAAGATGAAACATTAACTGATTCCCCAATTGTTAAATCTGTAGTGTAATAAAAAACTTGTGACAAAGTAGTTACACCAACATCATAACTGATTTTTTGATTTGTACTTTTGTTATCACTAATAACTCTTTTTTGTCTTTTTGTTGTGTTTGGTTCAAATTCAACAACTTGTAAAACTCTGTTTATTGCTGGAGAAACTTGAAACTCATTTTCATCAATTAAAAAACCCATCATAAGAAAGTCATAACTTTGGATATAATATTTTCTTTTCTCAATATCCATTACCGACTCATCAGAAATACCCGTATTTTTGATTGGAATGTAATGTCCTTTTATAACTTGATATGCTTGTATCGATGCAAATTTATCCAAAATAACTTTATTAAATTGATTAAGCTCTCTCATCCTATTACACACTATCTTAACCTGAAAAGTTATATCAACAGGTATGGGTTGGGGTATTTTGTATATATCCATACCTTGCCTGTTACCATCCCAAGTTGGTACTTGAGCATAAAAGAATTGTCTTCTATTTGGAATGTTATATAATACAGCAGGATTTGTTCCAAATTTTACCTCAGGTATTCTAACTATTGAGATGAAAGGAGGTTCTAAGTTTTTGTCAATATTTTGGAAATCCCAAGTTTGTGTAAACTGAATCCAATTCTGAGTTGTCACCAAAATATCAACTACAGGTACAACTTTACCCTCGACAACTAACTTTAATTCGTTCTTTACAAAATCTAAGAAACCCCCATCCAAATCAGCATGAAGAATTGATTTGGGTAAAAAAGTACCATCTTTGTTGATTTTGTCTAATAACTCTTGTCTTCTATGTAAAAGAGTTTTTGATTGTGTCAGTGGTAAATATTTTTTTATTTTTTTTGGTAGTGGCATATTATAATCCTCTGAATTCATTATCAACTACAGCAGAAGCCATAATTGTACGATAATAAGGTTTGTAACCCGCATAGTTATGTTTATTATCCGAAATTACCCTTCCATCATTATTGACCGTATAATATCTTATTCTGTCCTCCGTTTCATAGTACCCCAAATAATCACCAAAATTGATGTCAACACCCAACTCATCAAGTTGTTTCTGATAAATAGAAAATCGCATATTACCAGGTTCAAATTGATTAATTTTATTACCTGCAATTTGTTTATTCTCAGGTGCCATAATTTGAACATAACCTTTCAACTCTACTGGTGTTAAAAATTTAATTCCATCCTTTAGGGCTTCACCATAAACATCATCAGTTTTGGTTTTCATTCTATCAATACGATATAGTACGACCGTAAAGTTCATATCACCATATAACCATTCTTCACCGATAGACAAATCTAAATTGTAGTCTTCAGCTCCAAAAAACTTACCTATTCTTGTTATGGGCATTCTATTACTCATATTGATAAATATAAACTTATTAACTATTTTTATGTTAAAATACGATTTTGAATATATCAGGTAATACCTCTAATCTTATTGAATTAAAAGCACTCGACATATTAGATAATTATTCGGGAACAAATAACTATATTCAAAAATTAAAATACCTAAAAGAAACTAATAAAAAGTTTTACCCCACTCGTTCCCAAGCTGAATATATTATCAACTATCATTCTGTTGAACCAAAGGTTGCAAAGAAGTGGGTTAATATGGAACCATATTTTGCAAACAAGATTGCTGATGAAAAAAATATGTTATCAGTACCAACTGATATTTGGGTTGAAAAGTTATTGGTAGACAAAGACAAATCATACCATATTTGGGGTAAATTTAATACTGGTGATACATTGACAGATATGTGGTTACCTAAAGCCGCATTATTAAAAACACATAACACAATAGAGGTCAAAATAGATTATACAAAATATAGTCATAGACCCCCACTTGAACACCAAAGAACCGCAATAGAAAAATTGGTGGGTAGTAAAAGATTTATTTTAGCAGACGACATGGGGCTGGGAAAAGCTGAGTTTGTTGAAAATAGGGTGTTTACCCCATATGGAAGAAAACCAATCGGTAAATTAAAAGTTGGTGACGAAGTTATTGGTAGTGATGGAAAAAAATGTAATGTAATTGGTGTTTATCCACAAGGAATTAAAGATTTATATAGGGTCACATTTAATGACAACACATCCATTTTAGTTTGTAAAGAACATTTATTTAACGTAAAATCAAGGTCATTTGGAGATAATAGTAAAAATAAAAGAGAAAAAAAAGCGATTGTTTTATCTGTAGAACAGATGTTGGATAAAAAGTTGAACTTGGAAATAAATGGTACAAAAAATAATGTGAATAAAATTTACAAATATAAAACATACTACAAAGAAAACGATGGTAACAACAAATGGCAAATTCCAATTGTAAAACCTATTGAATTTATGGATACTATTTTACCCATACATCCATACTTGTTGGGTTTAATTATAGGCGATGGGGGAATTAGTAAAGATTCTGTTCATTTTACAACAGCTGACTCAGAAATTGTTGATTATATTAAAGACACTTTACCACATAATACTCAAATAGTCGAGAGTAAAGGTACAAAATATGGTTATAGATTAACAAAAATTAGTGGTCATTTAAATCCGTTGATTCAAGTGTTGAAGCAATTAGAATTAATGGGAACTAAATCTAATAACAAATTTATTCCAAACATATTCAAATATACTTCTGTTGAAAATAGATTAGAAATACTGAAAGGGTTAATGGATACCGATGGTAGTTGTAATAAAGATACTGATGGTAATTTTAGTGGAACTGAATTCTCAACTGTGTCAGAACAACTTTGTGATGATGTTATCGAAATAGTACATAGTTTAGGGGGTATAGCAAGAAAAAAAACAAGAGTAACAAACTATACACATAAAGGAATCAAGAAAGATGGACAAAAATCGTACAGAGTAAATATTAAATTACCTGAAGGTATGAATCCATTCAAACTTAATAGAAAAGAAAAACAATATAACACACCTAAAAAATACAAGGTTGGACGATATATCAAAAACATAGAGTTTGAAAAAAAAGGAGAAGCTGTATGTATTTCAGTTGATGCACCAGACAAATTATACGTTACAGAAAATGCTATCGTAACTCACAATACAACATCAACTATTTTAGCGGCATTAGAAACTGGCGCTAAAAAAATATTAATAATATGTCCTGCGTCACTTAAAATAAATTGGGAGAGGGAAATTAGAAATTATACAGATAGAAGTGTGTATATTTGTGAGGGTAAAAACTTTTCAACTGAACACGACTTTGTTATTGTAAATTATGACATTATTAAAAACTTTTATGATTTAAAGGACAAAGAAAACTCACCAATTACAAAAGGTAATTTTGATTTGGTTATTATAGACGAAGCACATTACATATCCAATCCCCAAGCTCAAAGAACAAAATTAATTAATAGTTTTGTTAAGGATGTTGAATATCTTTGGTTATTGACAGGAACTCCAATGACATCAAGACCAATTAACTATTATAATTTATTGAATCTAATTGAAAGTCCTGTTGCTCAAAATTGGATGGCTTATGTTATCCGTTATTGTCAAGGATATCAATTTAAGGCGGGTAATAGAAAGGTTTGGAATGTGAATGGGGCGTCAAACTTGGAAGAGTTAAGAGATAGGACATCAAGACAAGTTTTAAGAAGATTAAAAGAGGATGTACTAGATTTACCTGAAAAGATTATTACACCTATCTATCTTAGATTAAAATCTAAAATGTATGAAGAGTTAATGGGTGAGTATTACGAATGGTATAATAAACATCCTGATGAATCGAGGTCTTTAACAGTTCAGTTTAATAAATTGATGAAAGTTAGACAAGTAATTGCTGAAGAAAAAATATTGAATACAATTGAGGTTGTTGAGAATATTTTGGAACTTAATAAAAAAGTTATCATATTCACAAACTTTACAGATACTCTACATAAGATTCATTCTCATTTTGGAAAGAAAGCTGTTTATTTGGATGGAACTTGCTCAAAAGTCCAAAGACAATACGCGGTTGACCAATTCCAAGATAACGATAAAATAAAAGTTTTTGTTGGTAATTTACAAGCTGCAGGAGTTGGTATTACTTTAACTGCAGGCGAGGCTGTTATATTTAATGACCTATCTTTTGTTCCCGCACATCACCAACAAGCTGAGGATAGAGCATACAGATATGGTCAAAAGAATTGTGTTTCAGTCTATTACCCACTATTTGATAATACGATTGAAGGTGTTATCTATGATATGTTAATTAATAAAAAGAATGTTATTGATACTGTTATGGGTGACAATATTGATAGAGCGGAGTTCATTGAGCAAATTATGAACAAGATTAATTCTGTTCGTTAATATTTATGAGATATTTATATCTTATGGAAAGAGCAGCAAATTTACTTAAAGAAATAATATTAACTAAAGAAGATATATTATCTGAAGCAAAAAAAATTGGTATTGATAAATTACCATTTGGATATCGTTCAATTAGTAGTTTCATCGATGGAAAAACGATGGATATACATTACAACAAACATTATAAAGGTTATGTTGATAAATTGAACAAAGCCTTATCTAAAAAGAACTATGGCGATGTTGAATTGGAGAACATTATTAAGTCCATCTCGAAGTACAATAAAACAATACGAAACAATGCGGGTGGGGCTTTTAATCATGCTTTATTTTGGAAAATGTTGTCCCCAAAAAAACAAGAAATACCAACTGAAATAAAAAACAAAATTATTAAAGATTTCGGTTCAATTAATTCATTCAAAAAAGAATTCACCGAAATAGCTAAGGATAGATTTGGTTCAGGTTGGTGTTGGTTAATATTGACAAAAAACAACAGACTTAAAATAATGTCAACACCCAACCAAGATAATCCACTAATGAACATAGTTGATGGGGGTGGATTTCCTATTCTTGGTCTTGATGTATGGGAACACGCATATTATCTCAAATATCAAAACAAAAGAGATGAATACATTGGTAACTTTTGGGATGTTATAAATTGGGAGTTTGTTAATAAATTATATACAGATAAAAAGAAAACTAAGTTAACTGAATCAGTTAAAACTAAAAAATTAATCAAAGAAGAAGTTGAGGTATTAAACCCAAACGGAAGACTAAATCCTGTTTTTGTTCAAACAATATTGAAGAAAGTTTATCCAAAATGTTCTCCTGAAATTATTAGGGATTACAATCCTGATACTCGTATTGAATCTCCTTGTTATGGTAAAATCCAAACTGACTTATGTAAAACAAACTATGGTGTTATTGGTGGAAAATATGCTGTAAGTCAAAGGGGTGGAACTGGTGAATGGTCGGTTGTTAATTGGTTTGATGCTAACACTCGAATTAGTGATAAAATATTAGAGTTTTATGAAAAATATAATAGTAAAAACTATGATTTGGAAACTTGGTTTAATGTTATGGGAAAAACTCTGTTTGGTGATGAGGGAAAGTTTACCAATAGTTTAGCAAATATAGTTTTAAATCCAAAAACAAAAAAAGGAACTTTGGATAGAGGTATAGAAAGGGAAAGAATTGCGATTGAAATATTCAACACTAAAAACAAAAATTCACAAATAACACAATTTTGTGATGGTGATACAAGGGACAAGTATAAAGGACAAGATATGTTTGTAACCGAAGATGGTGATAGTAAATATGTTCAAGTAAAACCCACTATTGACTTATACGAATCTAAAGATGAAAATGGGAACATAGTTTATGTATTTAAAAGTAAAAATAAATACGACTCAAACAATATCCAAATTTTTGCATTCATTGATAATCAAAATAATTACATTTTCTTCGATTTTGAAGATGTTGAGGTAAAAGACGAAGGTGGGACTTCAAAAGAAAGATTTTCATACATTTTTAAATCAGAGAGTAAAAAGTTTGAATCCCCATCTTTGAATATAAAAAAATTAAATTTAACTGAATCAAAAAAAATAGTTATTACAAAAAAACAACTACAACGAATAACTGAAGCAATTTCAATAGGTTTTGATAGAGAAAATCTACTTGATGATTTATGTTCTTTCGGTGACACAAATTCAATTTATTGTAAGTTCAAAAACGAAGTTGTCGATAAAATTAATGACCAAGAAAAACAAGAAGTTATTGACGCATTGAATACCATAATAAATTTTTATTATCCTGCATATAGTTACATCAAAACTAAAAAAGAAAGAAGAGATATAGTATTTGGTAGGGGATTATTCACCAAAATGTTGGAGTTGGCTATGTTATCCGACCTACCAGGTAATTTTATGAAAGTTATTGCAAACTTTATTTTGGATGATGAATTTGATGGAACTGAAACAAAAAATAGACTAGAAAATCTTAAAACATCACCAATACGAAATACATCAAAATTGGACGAATTTTTAAGAACAGTTAGAAAACAGAAATATGCAGAATATGAGGAAAGTTTGGTCGGACCTTATATGAAGTCATATCCTACTTCACTCAGTTTAAATTACAAATGTGGTGAGGATAGTGAATCTAGTTTTGTTAAACTTGTTAACACTATATTACAATATCCTGAAACTGAGGATGTGTATATTGATGAAGTCGTTGATTGTGTATTGAGTAATATGGAATCAATAACACCCATAAAAGCTGATTTGATGGCCACCTCAGATTTCTATTATAATGGTAAAAAAGTTTTTTCAAAAGATGATAAGTTTGAGGTGAAAATGATGGATACTAGTGTTGATAGCTATTTGTCTGAGTTTTTCTCCATTTTTAAATCAAGTGAAGTAAGTAAATTGAAACCAACTCATTTGAGAGTGTACAACAAAATAATAAGTGACATCTTCAACAAGATTAAGGAAGGAGGTGTTGGTGAACAATTCTTAGGACTAATTAGAAAAAACTTAAAAGGAATTATTTTTGAGGAAAATGTTTTAGTCCCTATGGAAAATATTGAAATATATTGGTCAAACAAAGGTCAATCAGGTTGTAAAGAAAAAAGATTGAGTATTCGTTTTAAGGTTGTTAAAAATGGAATAACCTACATATACAACCCACAAAGTAACGAGTTAGAATTGAATACTAAACCAGTATCCAATATAAGTTTCAAAAAAATAATATGTCCCTAAACTTGATATTTATAAATAAAAACTAACTATGTCAATAATTCCAGAACCAGATAGAACCAATCTTTATACAAAACTGAGACACACTTTAGGTGCCCCTCTTAGAAGTATTGAATTAGAAGATGAACAATTGGATTCACTTTTGGAGCTATCAATCGAGGATTATTCACAATATGTCCAAGACTGGTTAATCGAATCACAATGGACTTCATTATATAATCTTAACTTGGATACCCAATCATTGTCCAAAGCTTTTATCACAAAAAGTTTTGACTTCGAAGAAAGGTATTCATATGCCTATTCAAAAATAGTTGGTTTACAGGCTGGTGGTGATTCAGTACTCAAAAAAGATTACATTCAATTAGTTCCAGGACAACAAATATATGAAATACCTGCAGGTAGAGAATTAAATGAACTTTTGTGGTTCACACCTAGTGAATTAACAAACCTTTTATTTGACCCTTGGACTTTTGGTGCATTGGGAGGTGCGGGTCTTGGAGGACCTGCCGGGTACTCACAAATGGGTTATTCGGGTTCTTACTTTATGATGCCAGCATTTGATATGTTATTGAGGATGCAAGAAATTAATATCCAAAGAAGAATTATTGCAGGTGATTTAACATACAGAATGACAGCCTTACCCGAAGGAAAAAAAGCAATACACTTGATGCAAACACCTGGTGGTAAGTTTGATTTCGGTAATAATACCCTTATGAGAGGAAAAGTATGGTATTGGTATTATGAGGTTGATGGTCCTGATAGAGACGATTGTTTGAAGAAAAATCCTGATATTATTAAATTACCATCTGATGTTCCTTTCGATAAAATAAGTTGGATTGATTTAAATAACCCAGCTCAAATATGGGTTCGTAAATGGTTTTTTGCATCAGCCAAAGAAACATTGGCAAAAGTAAGAGGTAAGTTTAGTGGTAATATCAAAACTCCTGACAGTGAACTTACTATGGATTACGCATCATTAGCGACTGAAGGTAAAGATGAAAAGACTAAACTCATAGATGAACTTATTGGTGCTGAAGGTCGTTTAACCAGACTAAGACCTGAAAAGGTTATGGAGAGAGAGGCTTTGTTAGCTGAAAATCTTAACAAAGTAAAGAAAATGCAAGCGTTACCAAGACAGATTTACGTTATCTAATTATTTTATTATTATTAAAATAAAAAAATGGAAACTGAAAAGAAAAAAATTGGTGAGGTCACAAAGACCATCAGATATGGTCAAAATCCATCATCTAAAATTAAAAAGGTAATTAATACCCCAACATATACAACCAATGGTGAATACCTTTTAGTTGTAAAAGATGTTGATAATTGTACTATTACTTTAGATGGTTATACAACAGAATCTATCAAAATTAAAGTTCTTACTAAAACAAGTATTGTACCTAAATATTCTTTGATTGATGACCAATATGAAGAAATAGAAATTGATAATGGTGCTTGTGTTGAGTTGGAGTATGTCGAAGGTAACTGGTACATTATCTCTTCAGATGGTATGAAATTAGAATAAAAAAATAACCCCACCGTTTAAGTGGGGTTTTTTGTTACTTCAGTACATAGGTGTTTTGTTGTGTTGGTGTCTTTTCACCCAAGTTTCTATTCCCATACCAACTACCATTTCCTGTACATTTTTTTCTTTTCTTGTAAACTGGATTACCACAAGATGTTAACCCAATCGTTGAAATTACTAAAATTAAAATAATAAGTTTTTTCATAAGTTTTTTTTTATAAATAGTTTAGTCAATATATTGTTCCCATCCTTCTTCAGCCAAATCGTAAATATAGTTGGGGTCAATTCCTCTCTTGTTCCAGTACTCAATTTCTTTTGGTTCTAAATCTAACAAATCCTCTTTGATTCTATCTTGGTCTTTTTCCTCAAATGGAACTCCATTAATCAACTCACATTGTTGTTGTGTATAGAATTGTCTTTTCTCAGGGTTATCAATAATCAAAGTATCTCTAACTTCTTGTTTGAATACAACCAATAATGGTTCAATACGATTGTTGAAAGTTGTTATTGCTCTTGCAACATTATAATCACCCAACATATCTGGATTATTCTCAATATCATTTGGATTTAACATATAACAATTTAATACCACTTCATCTTTCTTCTTTTGAACATCTCCGTGACTTGCTTTAACACCATTATTAACATAATAAATCACCTCACCAAGATTCACTTTTAAATTGTGTTTCATTGCCAATTCCATATGAGCCATTCTTGACATTGCTCCACCTGATTTAGTTGTTTGTTTTGACCTCTCAATATAATCCTTAATACTTAATTTAACCTTTGCTCTTTGTGCAATTTTAAGAAGGGGGATTTCTTTGTTATAGATTTTAGTTAAGTATTCATAATACCATTCAACAAACTTCTGTCCCTCACCTTCCAATAATAATCTAATTGCTTTATCCAAATATTCCTCAATGTATAATGGAAGTTTTTTGGATTTGATTGAGTTACCTGTCAATTTGATTTTACCATTATGTTCCATCGTTGCATAATTCTTACGAGCAAGATTAATACAAGATTTCCAAGTTCCATCACAATCTAATGCCATTTCACCCTTCATAAAGGTATCGTTGAACTCAGCAACATCAGCATCATAACCTTTGTATTCTTTTCCCTTCTTAACTTTCCAATTAAGACCCTTACCAATATAAACTCTATCATCAACACCACCTTCAGGTAATGAGAAGTTCATACCATCCGTGTCACATACTAACGCGGTGTAACCCCTCTTCATAAAGAACTTTAACATCTGACGTAGATATTGTCTTCCTGTACAAGTAATCTGTTCACCCATATACATATCACCCCACGCAAACACTTGTGGTGCTGATAACGCACCGAACATCGAGTTAATGAATATCTTAATAGGTAATTGTTTTCTATCATAAGACAAGGATTTCTTTTTATCTTTGTCATACCATTCAGCAGCTAAGTTCTTGTATTTAATACGCGAGTTTCTAAAATAAGATAACATACCTTTCATTGCCCCCATAATATCACAATCAGGAAAAACATCGTGTACTAACTGAATGGATGGATATAGTGACGAGTAGTCAAGTTTTAATACATCCTTGGAATAACCCACCCTTAATAATCTTGATAAACCACCAACGAAATCTTTCTTTTGTTCTTTTTGGGGAATGGCCAATTTATACTTATAAGACCAAGCCATCATCAACATTTTCCAAAGGGTTGCAGTTCCCATAGTGGAAACTCTTTCATAAGTTGTTGGAATCATTGATGCCAACATAAATGTACCCTGATTGAACTCTTCATCCACTTTCAAGGTTTCCTCCAAGTCATCATCAAGATATCGTTCAACAAGGTTGTCACCAGTTGTTTTGATATAGATATCAGGAAACTTTTTGTCCAAGTTATCATATTCAGGTTTATCGGCCTTTTTGTATTTACCATTCTTAACATTTAACCAATACTCTTCTTTCTTGGCGTACATTGAACCAATATCAGTATGTCCAATATAAACTCGGTCTTCAGCTTCAGCATTGATGTATTGGGTAATATATTTAAGACCCGCTGATTTGATGTTCGAGTTGATTGCCTGAGCTCTTCTAACTGAGTGTAGAATGTCAATAACATTATATCCCCACATTCCAATCTGAGTATATTCCTCCACTTCGTTGGCAAGTTTTAACATACCCTTGGTTTGTTTCATATTATATTCAGGATGTAATGTCTTACAAATCTTTTTGATATCTAAGTGTAGAGCTTTACATCTTTCCATAATCCAATACCAGTCGAAGTTGAATGAGTTATATCCCCCGATGATTGATGGTTTAACCTCATCTATGATTCTAAAAAACTCAACAATACCTGCTCGTTCTTGGTCTTCATTTGCACATTCGATTACTTTTTGTAATCCTTTATTCGTTTTAATTCCAATCATAAAGATTCTACCATCTTTAGGTTCTAAAGATGTGGTCTCTAAGTCGAATCCTAATCTTGTAATGTCATTATATTCTTCATAACCTTTAAACAATCTTTTTTCCTTTTGGATAAGATATTGTTCTACTGGAGATGGGATTAGGAAGTATTCTTTGGTATTATCACCATATGGGTCAATTCCTCCTTCTTTGAAGAATTGCATTAAACTTCTATATCCTTTAAGGGATTTAACCAAGAACTTTAGACCCTTCTCTAATCGTTCATTTCCACCAGTATCCAATTTCTCAATTAGGATTCCGTGTTTGGTCATTGCTTCTTTTTGAAGTCCTTTGGATGATTTGTAAAAGTTAAGTCCGTGGAGGTCACCAACCCAAGCAAATGGGGTGAATGTATCCTTTCTAATTTCTTTTCCTTTACCGGGGATTTCTTTAATCTTAAAGATGTTTTCTGTTGCCCAATCATATTCTATGGCAACGATGTGTTCTTCGGGGTCGTTTCCGTTTAAGAAACTTTCGATTTCTTCAGGTGTAATCATTATTATATTTTTATAAGTTTAGTATATTAGCTGTCATACTGGATGACATTTACCTTGTCCTTATAAATATAAAATGAAGAACTAATTAAGTCAAATTACAAATCAGGAAAAATACTATTAGTGGTTATGTCGAAAGTGTAGGAAATAGGATAAGTTACAGCTAAATTAGTGAATACTGATGTACCATCTAAATCCGTATAATCATCACCAGTTATAACTTGAGCATATCCTATTGTTGTACCTGAATTAATTGTTATTGCTGATGTAATTGTAATACCTGTACCAGTTATTTGACCTAATGTATTTGTGAAAGTTAAATCTAATTGATTGTTTAATTGTTGTGATGAAGTT